GGCGGGCACATCGGCTTGGTGGCCGCCTTCCTCATGAAGTACTACTCGAACGGCGGGCAGTGGCAGGGCCTGGACGAGCCGATGGCCACGATCGTGAGCAAGGCCCGGTTCGGGCTGGTCACCGTGATGCTCGGCGACGAGGAGTACGCCGTGGTCGACATCGGGATGCGCATGCTGCAGCCGCGGGAGCTGGCGCGGGCCCAGGGCTTCTACGACGACTACATCCTGCTCGGGACCAAGACCGACCAGATCGAGCGCATCGGAAACAGCGTTTGCCCCGACGTGGCCCGTGCCATCGTCGAGGCGAACACCTGGTTCAACTGAGGAGAGGCCGCGCAGGTGCGCGGCCTCGTCCCTTAGATCGGAGCGCTGATCGCCGGATCGGCCGGGACGATCTCGGGCGTCGGCGCGATGACCGCCGGGGGCGCTTCCACGTAGACGGGGCAGACAGGGCAGACGACGGGGTCAGGCGCCGATGCCTGCAGGGCTCCGGCCGCGGCTGCGGCTCCGGCGATGAGGGCACCGAGGATGGCGAGGATGTTCTTGGTGGTCATGCCCGTGTCCTATCTCGCGTCGAGAGCCGAGCGCAAGGCTACCCGAGCTTGTTCGCCTTGAGGATGGCGGGCAGGGCGGCGTCGCCCCACGCCTTGAAGAAGGCAGCAACATCCTCGGCAACCTCACCGGCCGTGACCTTCTCACCGCCCGGGCTGTCGGGGTCGTGGTTGTCAGCGCCGGACGCGACTGCGGCACGTACACCGCCAGGAATCGCGGCCAGAAGCTGAAAGACGGGGATGCCGATGTCGAGCCGGCCGATCTTGACGTGTTCGGTCTTCATGGGGGGACCTCCTGAGCACAAGAGCCTACCACGACGGGGGAAATCCGAGGAATCTCACGGCGAGATTCTCGCTCAAGTGCTGGCTGGCTCTTAGCCCTAAATGAACCCGCAGAGCCCCCTTCTTGAGTTTGGACTATGAAGGAAGGGCCTTCATGTTGAACACCCCTTTTCATGGAACTTCCAGACACGAGAACTCTGTTCTCGAGGGGGGCATTGGCGCCTCCGCACCCCCCTGCCGAGCGGAGGAGTTCCGTTAGCCCCGAACCACGGGCATCCGAGGTCGAGGCGAGGTAGTATGGACCCGACCACCCTCGCTCGTGTAGGAGCACCATGGCCCGTCGAGTCAAGACCACAACCGCACAGGCCGGGAACACGGCAGATGCGCGTCGTGTCCTGGCTGGGGTGTCGGCCGCCACGACGGTGCCGACGTCTTCCAGCCACGGGCACATCCTCCAGCAGAACGAGTACGTCCACGTGCTCTTCTCCACCGGCGGCACCTCCCCGGTCTTCCGGGTCCGCCTCTACTGGTACTTCGAGGTGTCCGGGAAGTGGCACAAGGGGAACCAGATCGTCGTGAGCGGGTCCGACTGCGTGCTCGTCGAAGCCCAGGGCGCCGATCGTGTGGCCCTCGCTGTGGAAGGCACCCCCAGTGGCACGTCGCCCACCCTCGACGCGTGGCTCGCGCTGGCCCGGCCCGTCTGATGGGACAGCGCATCATCACCCACCGTGGCCCGAACGAGACGCTGGCGCAGCCGGTACAGGACATCGCCGAGCTCCGTCTGGCTCCGACCGCAGACGTCGACGACAAGCAGGGCATCTACGTCGAGGACGAGAACAGCCTCTACTTCTACGACTACACCTCGGTGCTCGCCGAGAGCCTCCCCGACATCGTGATCCCGACGGGAGGTCCGGGTCGGTGGATCCGGCACGGGTACGGAGCCGGTGGCGCACCCTCCGACCTGTACCGACTGCGCTGGTCGCAGGAGCAGGTGATCGAGGTCGGCGACGACGTCGTGATCGCCGACGAGACCGAGCTCATCATCAGCGACCTCGACGTGCAGGGAACCCTCGACGTGCAGGGAGACCTGATCATCCAGTCCGGGCGCGTTCCGGGCCCCGTCTACGGGTGGCCGAACACCGTCCCCGCCGAGGTCGACGACGTCATCGCCTCCGGCACGCAGCACATCGTCTTCCGCTCCTTCACCGTCGACGGCCACATCGACGTCCAGGGCGACCTGTACCTCATCCCCTGACCGGCGCGATACCATCGCGCAGCCAACTTCTCGGAGAGTCCCATGTCCGGCCTGATCACCACCGACCACATCGACTTCCGCCGCGGCGCTGCGCCTACCAACCCCGCCGCCAGCGTCGACCGGGTGTACTGGAAGAACGACGGATATCCCTACACCCGGGACTCCGCTGGCGTCGAGCGGGCCTTCATGCTCACGACGGTGCCCGAGGCCAACAAGGCGCTCATCGACAACACGGCGGAGGCGTGGGCGGTCATCCAGGGCACCGACCGGTACATGGTCTTCAAGACCACGGACGGTGCTGAAGAGGTTATCGTCGGGGCGGACCCCTCGACGGTCACGACCGCGAAGCTCACCATGCGCGCGGGTCTCGGCGGGTGGTCGGCGACCAGCACTGGCGGGATGACCCTCGACAGCGCGGCCGCGCTCGAGATCAACTCCAGCGCGGGGCCCATCAACATCGGCAACGACGCCGTCAACCAGCCGATGAGCTACGGCACCCTCGGGACGCGCACGCTGACCTACGGGTCGGTGAACGCGACTCACGTCTACGTCGGGGCCTCGTACAGCTACGCGATCAAGGACAACGTCGCGACCCCCTACACGATTCAGGAGGGGGCGAACAAGTACTACGAGATCATCACCACCAACGCGTCGGAGGAGGTCAAGTACGGCAACGCGACCACGAACCCGAAGCACACCTTCCTCGGGACCGGCCTGATGGCCCTTGGTGGCGCCCTCACGGTCACCGGGCTCATCACCGCCAACGGCGGCTACACGCAGACCGCGGGCGGCTTCACCTACAACGTCGTCGGGAGTGTCTACGCAGTCACGGCCCTGACTGCGTCCTTCGCGGTCGCGGACAACACCGCGGGTGCCTGGCAGGTGAAGGAGGCCGGCAACATCTACATCGACGTCAACACCACGAACGGCGCCGAGATCATCACGCTCGGCGTCGGCAAGGTGGCGGTGCTGAAGGACCTCGACGTCGACGGCAGCATCATCACGAAGATGGGCGTGACGGCCGGTCTGGGCGTGAAGGTGGGCGGCACCCTCTACGTCAACGACGATGTCTCGGCTCTGGTGCAGAACACCTCTGCGGAGACTGCGTTCAACAAGGCGAGCGGAGTGCTGCCGTCGAACACCTTCCTCCCTGGGCGGAGGCTGCGGGTGCGCGCGGGCGGTACGGTCGTGGACACCAACGCCGGCGGTCAGCCCCTGTCCATCCGCCTGCAGCTCTTCCTCAACGCAGCCACTCCGGTCACGCTTGTGACGCTGGCGCTCACGGTCGCCGACGGGGACAACTGGGTCCTGGACTATGACGGGCACGTGCTCTCCGTCAGCGTCGACACCACCCGCGTCTTCCGGCAGCTCTGGAAGACGGGCGCTGGGCAGGGCTCCCTCAACCTGACCGCCAAGCAGGACGCCTCCCCGAACGTCAACACCACGCAGACCGCGGTGGTCCGCGTCACCGCGCAGTGGACGAACCAGCACGTGGACAACAAGGTCCAGATGGACTTCCTCGAAGTCGAACTCGGGTAGTGCGGCGCACATCTCGCGCAGGTGTTAGCACACAGCAAGAATGCTTCTCCGCACGCGCCTACGTTCGATGGCGGTAGACCGGCGGCTCTCTCGGCTGGCGCAGATGCGCGTGGAGTCAGCCCTGGACGCGATCGAGCACGAGCTCGGGGTGATCGAGGCGGAGATGGTGCAGGGCGACGTGGTGCTCGCCCAGAAGATATCCGTCCCCGGAGACGACGCGACCTACATCGTCATCGGGGAGTGGTCGGACGGCACCGTCGACATCGTGCGCGAACAGGGGACCTTCACGAGCGACTGCCTGGTGGGCTGGCGCCCCGGGCAGTCCGTGGAGAGCTACAAGACCGAACTCCTTCAAGAACCCGTTGAGGCTCCGACCGCCGATGTCGACCGAACACCCCGTCCTCTCCTCGTCTCTGCGAAGCCTCCGCGAGGCCATCGAAACCGATCTTCTTGAGATGCCGTGGGTCTCGTTCGTGTCCGTCGGGTTCTCCTCGGCGAACGAGAACGTCGTCCTCGTGAGCATCGGCACCACGCGCCCCGATCTCCTGCAGGTGCTGGCCACGGGCATCGTCACCCTGATCCTGCAAGAGCTCCACAAGCACGACGCAGAACGTGCCTGGAACCCGGACATCCACATCCTGAAGGGGCGGACGAAGTCCTAAAGTGTACTCACACTCCTTGACGGTGTGAGTACACGCGGTGTAGGAGTCAGCAATGCCCGACCTCGACTTCAGCCACGACTCCCCCGCCGAGTTCAAGATGAAGCTCGGTGAGCTCGCCCAGCTGAGCCTGCAGCGGTCTGGCGCCTTCGTCCTGCTTGCACGTGGTGTGCGGGAGGTCACGACGCTGGATCCGGTCATCCTGGACCAGGTGTCGGACGACGACATGGCCACCGCCCTCCTGGACGCGTGGACCGAGGATGAGATCCTCACCTACCTGGAGCTCCGGCAGAAGCGCCGGAAGGAGAGAGCATGAGCGGAGTCATCGACGCGCGGGAGGCCTTTGCTGGCCGGGCAGGTACGCCCGTGAAGTTCCCCTCCTTCTCTCCGAACCTGCGGCACCTCCGAGACCTGTGCTCTGGTATCTGCAGGTCGTGCACGAGCATCCGGCCCGTGAAGGACTTCCGCGATGGTCCACCTGCCGACGTGGTGGGGGAGCTCGCAGCAGCCCTGCGCCGGAGCGTCCACCACGTCGGCGAAGACGTGGTGGTGCAGGTGGGCAGCGCCGGGTGGCTGGTCGTCTTCGACGCCGCGGACGGCGACAGCGTGTTCACCTACAGCTTCACGATCCACGAGAAGTGGATCATGCGCGAAAAGTCGGCGCCGCCGGTGGCATAGGGATTAGTCCCCGCCAACGTACCTTCAACTCCCAGGAACTTCATGTACCAGATCGAGCATCAGACGATCAACCTGCCGATCGAGCAGATCAAGGTCGGCCGCAACGTCAAGAACATCCGCACGCAGTACGACGAGGAGTCGCTCAAGGAGTTCGCGGAGGGCATCTACGCGGACGGGCTGCTCAACCCCCTCGTCGTCATGTCGGTGACCGACCCCGAGGACGGGGCGGACATCATCGAGCTCGTGTGCGGGTCCCGCCGCCTCCGTGCCATCCAGTGGATCCGCGCGAACCTGGACCCGGACTGGGGCGACGGTGAGGTGCGCTGCACCCAGTACGGCGGCACGCTGGAGGACGCCAAGATCCTCAACGGCGTGGAGAACATCGAGCGGGCCGACGTGGACCCGGTCGACGAGTGCGAGTGGATCTTCCGGATGGTGGAGGAAGAGGGCCACTCGCAGGAGTTCCTCGCCAAGAAGATGCACCGGAGCGGCCAGTGGATCTCGCTCCGCCTGACCATCCACCGCAAGGGCAGCGACGAGCTGAAGAAGGCGCTTCGCGAGAAGCTCATCTCCATCAGCGCGGCCTACGAGCTGGCCAAGAACCTGTCCAAGGAGGACCAGGACAAGCGGGTCAAGCAGGCCCGCGCCGGCGCGGAGAAGCTCATCAAGCTCGAGGACGCCAAGGTCGAGGGGAACCCCGACAAGGTCTCGAAGCCGAGCAAGAAGCGCCTGATGAACATGCTGGCGGACGCCGAGAAGGCCAGCACGAACCCCAAGAAGCGCAATGCGCACGGGGTCGCGATGGGCATCCGCTACATCCTCGGGCTCTGCTCGGAGGACGAAGCCAAGACGGCCATCCAGTACGAGCCGGAGGAAGGTGAGGTACAGTCCTCGCCCGGTGTCGAGCAGGCGGAAGCGGAAGACCCCGACGAGGAGTAGGCATGATCACGTGGGCAGACAGCAACATCGTGTTCGGAGTCGGCGAGCTGACGGGCGCCATCGTCCTGTTCCTCGTGACCTTCGACTTCAAGGGCAGGCCCCGGTACACCCCCGTGGCCCGAACCCTCCCCGTCTTTGCTCGGCCTGCCGACGCGTAGCGGTCCACTCCCCCATGTAGGCAGAACGGCCCAGGTACCCCCTGGGCCGTTTCTGTTGTACCCCCAACCATTTACCCGGAATCTACCTACGTCATGTACGAGAACACCGACATCCGCCGCATCTCCACCGACCAGCTCGTCGCCCGGGCGTTCCCCGGCTTCCAGAAGACGGGCATCCTCGCCGTCCTCGACAAGCTCGCGTGGAAGGCTCCCCTCATCCTGAAGGGCCCCAAGGGCGCGGGCAAGACGCTGAACATCGAGCAGTGGGCCTTCGAGCGCAAGGTGCCCTTCCTGCGCAAGAGCTGCACCGCCGACACCGGGGACCGCCACCTGCTCGGCGCGTTCACCCTCAAGAGCTTCGACGAGAGCTACTTCACTCTGGGCGTCCTCGCGACCGCCATCGACGTGGCCAACCAGACGGGCAGGTGCGTGCTGGTGCTCGAGGAGATCAACGCGCTGAACGAGGAGGCCCAGAAGGCCGTCAACTCCATCGCCGACTACCGGCGCGAAGTCGACCTGCCGCACGTCGGCGCCGTGTACCGCCTGGCGGAGGCCGTGGTGGCACCCGGGGACGGCAGGGTCATCGAGATGTACGGGATCGACGAGCACCAGACCACCCTGGTCGTCGACGCTCTCGGCGAGGCCCACGACTGGAAGGTCGCGAAGAGCCTCGTGCAGGTGAAGGAGGGCGACGAGGTGAAGGCCGGGCAGGTTCTCGTCGCACGGCCGACACTCTGGATCGTCGGCACGATGAACCCTGGGTACGGCGGCACCTACGACCTGAACGAGGACTTCCGGTCCCGCTTCAAGTTCATCGAGGTGCCCTTCATGGAGGACAAGACCGAGCAGGCCATCCTCTACTCGAAGTTCCCGAGCAAGCCCTCCGCCGAGGAGGTGAAGTTCATCGGGAGCCTCCAGTCCCTGGCGAAGGAGACCCGCGGCGGGAAGTACGGGTACGGCCTGTCGACCCGCGACCTCGAGCAGGTGGTCGAGGACTACCTCTCCTTCGCGTCGGTCCCCATGGCGCTCAAGATGCTCGAGGGCAAGTTCGACGCCCAGTACACGAGCGACCTGCGCGGCCGCGTGAAGAGCGTCTTCAACGTCGACATCACCGTGGTGAACCTGTGGGGATGATCATCCACGGAGAGGGGGCGTAGATGCCGTACACCGCACGGGTCCAAGAGAGCTCGTTCTGCCCTGGCTGCGAGAAGCCGGTCACCCTGCTCTCGCACTCTGAGGGCCCGACCGGCCTACCGGCGTTCTACATCTGCTCCTGCGGGTTCATCGGGCAGGTGGGCGTGAAGATGATCCGGAAGCCCGGCACGATCCGCGCAGCCAAGCCCAAGAAGGAGGAGTAGATGCACCTCGCGGACAATGAGGTACTGGCCACCGAGAAGCGAGACCTGATGCCGCACACCTCGTGGGAGGGGAAGCGCGTCCGCGCGTGGGCGAGCCTGCCGCCGGCGCTCGAGTACACCATCGTGCCCCTCTCCCCACTGGAAGCGCGCGAGCGCTTCTTCACCCTCTTCAACGAGCTCCAGGAGTCGGCATGATGACCACGCAGGGCCTCGGGGCCACTCCCCCACCGGCGCGCAAGCGGCCGGAACTCGACCTCGGTCCCATGACCGGGGATGCCGAGTACATCCGCCAGAGGGCAGAGAACCTGATCCGCGCCTACGCGGGCCTCCTCGACGTGAAGGAGATCAAGCTCGTCGACAGCTTCCCGGAGGGAGGGAAGACGGACTGCTCGAGCACGATCTGGGCGCCGCTCCAGGACCCCGAGGGGTACCTGGTCACAGAGCACGAGCTCTCGCACTGGTTGTTCGAGACCGACGTCGTCATGGCTCAGAAGTTCGTGGAGAAGCTCGCGAGCAAGCTCCTGAATGCCGCCGGCGCGGCTCTGGGCACCAACGAGGCGCTGCCGTACGAGAAGCACCTCTTCAAGGTAATCCACCACCTGTGGAACATCGTCGAGGACTGGCGGTGCTGTTGGGCGTGGAGCCAGATCTACCGCGGTGGCGGTGCCCTGCTGCAGCAGCGGTGGCACGACATCAGCGAGCACGACATGTCGCTGGAGACCAAGAAGGTCAACCTCCTCGCGTTCCTCGGGGCCTACGCCGCCGGTGTGGAGACGCCGGAGGCGCCCCAGAACTTCCAGGACTGTCGGCGCCCCATGCGGCGCGCGCTGAACCTGGTGGAGGGGGTAGACGGCGTCGCGTGCCTGGCCATCGTCTCCCGGCTCGTCGAAGAGATCTCCGACGCGCTCGTGGCGAACAACCCGCCGCCTCCGCAGGGAGGTGGTAGCGGGCCCGCGCAGCAACGGGAAGAGCGGAAGCAGCAGGCGCTGCACCTGCTCAAGCTCCTCCTCTCCATGGTTCCGCGGACGGGACCGCACGCGCCCTCGGACGGAGAGTCCAAGGGCGAGATCGGCGGCAACGTGCCGCGCCCGAAGCCGGGCAGCCAGGGTGAGAAGGCGGAGCGGAAGCAGCACCGCCAGATGATCGCCATCGACAAGCTCCTGAGCGCTGACGACAAGGAGACGGACGAGTCGGGCACCACGCCCTTCGGCCTCATCATGGCCCAGGGCGCGGACGACCTCCAGGACCGCCTGGAGGAGGCCAGGAGGGCGATGATGCGCCGGCAGGACACGCCGGACGAGTCGAACGCCGTGACGCACCTGGGGTGGTCCCAGGAGGTCGGAATCCCCATCCGGCACGTGACCCCCACGCGCGAGCTCCCGGGTCCCACCCAGGTCGGGTACGAGAACCGGAGGATCCTCGAGCAACTGCGCATGCAGAAGCGCCGGAAGCGCGACTTCGAGGGCGACTTCAACAGCGATCGGTTCCTGGGCGCCCTGGGTGCCGGCGAGCTGGACCGCCCCTTCTACGACAAGACGGTGCGGGTGGCGAAGTTCGAGCTGCTGTTCCTCTTCGACGTCAGCGGCTCGATGACGATGGGGCAGGCCCTCCCGTTGACCGAGCGGGCGCTGGCGGACTCCATCTTCGCGGTGCAGGCCATCCGGTCGAAGGCATTCATGTGGGGGTTCTCCGACGCCCTCTACATCTTCGACAAGGTCGGCGGGCCCACGACGTCCGGCATCCGGTACGGGTCGACCTGCACGGTGCAGGCGCTCGACGTCGCGCACAAGTGGGGCGCGAAGGCACCCACGAAGCGCGCGGTGATGCTCGTGACGGACGGCTGGCCGACCAGCGTCCGCGCACGCAACAGCACCGGAAACCCCCTCACGGACCTGCACGCAGTCCTCTCTGAGATGCGGGCAGACAAGATCCCCCTCTCCACCCTGGCCATCCGCCACACCAGCACCACGGTGGAGCAGGCCACCATCCAGTACAACACCGCGTTCGGCGTGGGTGGGTACGGCATGGTCAGCTCGTTCGACGAGGTCGCCGTCGAGCTGCCCAAGGCCATCCGCATCCTCGCTGCCGCTCACATCCAGAAAGGACTCGCACGCACATGATCTCCACCAAGAAGTTCCCCGCGTTCCAGACCGAACTCCTCGCGCTCTTCGAGAAGCACGGGGTCGACACGTTCTTCTTCGGGACAGTCACCAACGACCCCACCGGCGACGTCTCCGACCTCCCCATCATCGCCAACGTGACGGGGAACCCCGAGAAGGGGATCCCGGAGCACCGGATGGCCGCCGTCTTCGTCGACAACACGCAGCGGGCGCTCATCCAGCTGCTCATGCGGTACACCGGGCTTACGCTCCACCAGGCGGTGGGTGCCGTGACTGAGTCCGTGAAGGCTGGTGCCTTCGAGCTGCAACAGCAGCAGGCAGCGTTCCTCCGCGGGGGCAGTGGTGCCAAGGCCGAGGGGTAGCCCCGGCTGTCTGATCTGGGTCCTGCGCGGGGTGGTCTCCATCCCCGTGCAGGTCCTTTTTCGGTACCTGGACAACAAGAAGCGACGCGCGGAGGCCGCATGGAAGAGACCGTGAGCGACAAGCCGGCTTTCCCGTACACCAACGCCACGACCGGGCCCTACGTCCTGTCGATCAGCAACACCGACGCGACTCCCTTCCCGTGGGAGCAGAGAATCCCTGCCGACCTCGTGCCGGCGCCCCCGTTGAACAGAGAACAGCGCCGTAGGGCGCAGAGGAAGAAGCGATGAAACTCGAGAAACTCGACAGCATCCCCGACGAGGTGGACGAGAGCCTCTTCCGTACACGTGATCGGGTACGGGACGGGGCTGGAGCGGCTGAAGGGCTTGCCCTCACGTTCCGGGATGAGATGGAGAGCGCGCGGAACGGTGGCGCCAAGGTCGTGTGTCGAAGCGGCGAGGAGGGGATGCTCGAGGTCTCGGCCTTCGGCATCCTGAACGACCTCTTCATGTACTACTGCCCCGGCTACCGCCTCATGGTGGTCGAGGGTCCCAACGAACCGCGCCGCCTCTGTGTGGCCAAGGAGATCCCGTGAACGCCGAAGGACTGAGGAACGTGTACGGCCAGGATTACAAGATGAAGCTGCTCGACGGGATCGGGCATGTCTTCTTCGTCGACTGCATGGGCAGCGACGAGCGCATCGAGCAGGTGGCCCGCCTCTCGTACGAGGGCGGACGGAAGAGGTCCGACACCCGCGGGTTGCTCCGCTACCTGATGCGACACCGTCACACCAGCCCCTTCGAGCAGGCGGTCATCACCCTCGACATCAAGCTGCCCATCTTCGTGGCGCGCCAGCTCGTGCGCCACCGGACGCAGTCCCTGAACGAGGTGTCGGGTCGGTACTCGGTGCTCCCGGAGGAGTACTACACGCCCCCGGTGTCCCAGATCTGCTACCAGGCCACCGACAACAAGCAGGGCCGTGCGGGTCCGTTCCCGCTCGAGGAAGCGGTGCAGCTCCGCAACCAGATGGTCGACGAGGCGGACGACGCCTTCGCCACCTACCACCAGTTCGTCGAGGCGGGGATGGCACTGGAGACGGCGCGCATGGGGCTGCCGGTCTCGACCTACACCCACTGGGTGACCACGTGGGATCTGCACAACCTCCTGCACATGCTCAAGTTGCGCCTCGACCCGCACGCGCAGTGGGAGGTCCGGCAGTACGCAGAGGCGATCTGGAAGATCGTGCAGGACTGGTGCCCGCTCACGGCCGAGGCGTTCACCGACTTCCAGCTGGAGGCGGTGACCTTCAGCAAGCAGGACATGGCGATGCTCCTCGACATCGTCCAGGACTGGAAGTCCTTCCAGGACGACCTGTCCGCCAGCGACAACCGGGACCCGGACGCGCACCTGAAGGGCATCCTGGAGGAGATGCTGGACCGCCACGGCGTGGGCAGCGGCCGCGACCGCCATGCCTTCCTCAAGAAGCTGAGGCTCGCATGAACCCAACTTGTCGATGTGGGTGGGACGGACAGGGTGAGCATCCCTGTCATCGCCCTCGCCTGGGCACGCCGTACAGTTGCAAGCGGCCAGCGAAAAGCCGGCTCTATGAGCCGACGAAGCTCTACAGCCTGCCTGGGACGCAGGTGAAAATGTCGGTGGTAGAGAGCTTCGCCTGCGACGAGTGCTGGGCGAAGTTCTTGCCAGAACTCGAGGCACACCACGCGAGCGAGCTCCGCCAGGCGCTGAGCCGGCTTCCCGTCATCGAGGTGGTGGCGGGGTGCCTGCGGAACGCTGCAGGGGCGTTCTTCACCGCGCAGCGCGTCGGGGACTACGACGGGCTGTGGGAGATGCCGGGCGGGAAGGTCGAGGAGGATCAGACGCACGAGGAAGCCCTGCGTCGCGAGCTCCGCGAGGAGCTGGGCGTTGAGGCGGTCGTGGGGAACCTCCTCACGCGGACACCCGTCCTCACGAACCCCCACGGACGGCGGTTCGTCGTCTCCCTCTACGAGGTGATGGCCTCGGGGGCGCTCCGGGTAGACCCTCGATCCCACCGAGGCCACAGGTGGCAGCTCCTCACCGAGCTCCAGCAGCTCACGCCAGAGGAGATGACCCCCTCCCTCCCCTACTTCCTGATCGCGCTCGAAGCGCGCTACATGGACGGTACCGGAGCGTCGTAGAAAACAGGCGTCTTTCCTCGCATAAGAGTGGTGCTGTCAACAGGCAGCATCACTCTCGTCATCGAGGTCAACATGGATTTCCGCACGTTCGCTGGGCTGGTACATGCCCGGTTCCATCAGATCACCCAGAGCGGTGAAGTGTTCCACGTCGACGCCACGCGCGACGACCTGTGGGCCACCTACCTCGCGTCCTTCCCGGAAGGGACCAACCCCATCTTCCGTCAGCGGACGGAGCACGACTGCGCGGCGTGCCGGCAGTTCATCAAGGGGCTCGGCGGCGTCGTTGTGCTCAACGGGAACAACTACCAGACGGTCTGGGACATCGAGGTCTCGGGCACCTACGGAGTCGTCGCAGACCGGATGGCCGAGTTCGTGCGCTGCGGTTCCATCGACCGCGTCTACCGTGCCCGGGAGACCTCCTACGGCGTCCGCTCGAACGAGGAGAAGGTCGAGGGCGGTCCCGCGATCACCTGGCACCACCTCCACGGGCAGGTGCCCTCTCGCCTGGTGGTGCAGGACGTGGGTGAGGAGCAGGGGAAGTTCGCCGCCATCAGGCAGGTCCTGGGGCGTGGCCTGGAGGAGCTGACTCCCCGCGCCCTCGAGACGGTCGAGGACCTCATCGTGGGCAACTCCCTCTATCGGGGAGAGGAGCACCTGCCGGCCGTCCGGGACTTCGCGGACCTCAAGCGCCGCTACGACGCGCTCCCGGCAACCGCGCGGGCGAACTTCGTGTGGAGCAACCTCCACGCGCGCGGCGCTCGCTTCCGGAACACCGTGGTGGGTACCCTGGTGCAGGACCTGTCGGAGGGGATGGAGATCGGACAGGCGGTGGGTCGCTTCGAGTCGAAGGTGGCGCCTCACAACTACCGGCGTAGCTCCGCACCCATCACGACGGGGATGGTGTCCAAGGCGGTGGACACCCTGAAGGAACTCGGTCTCGAGGATGCCGTGCACCGCCGGTTCGCGGTCATCAGCGACGTCAGCCCGAGCGACGTCCTCTTCGTCGATCGCGGCGTGCGGCCGCTGATGAAGAACGGGTTGGCTGACCTGCTGCAGTCGGAGGTCAGGGGGAGCCGTGCGCCCTCCGACAAGGGGGTGGTCGACATCACCGCGGCGCAGTTCTTCGAGGAGGTCCTGCCCGGGGCCGGCACGGTGAGCGTCCGCGTCGAGCGGGAGCACCTGGGGAACTTCGTGTCCCTCACGGCGCCCAAGAGTGAGAGCACCGGCCGGCTCTTCCAGTGGGACAACGACTTCGCGTGGGTCTACGACGGCAACGTCACCGACTCCATCCGGGAGCGGGTCAAGGCCGCCGGCGGAAACGTCGACGCCAAGCTCCGCATGTCCCTGTCCTGGTCCAACTTCGACGACCTGGACATCCACTGCGAGTGCCCCGACGGGCACGTCTACTACGGCAACAAGATGGGCATCCTCGACGTCGACATGAACGCGGGTAGCGGGACGACGCGGACCCCCGTGGAGAACCTGTCCTGGAGGACCCCGCGCGACGGCAAGTACCGGGTCTGGGTCCACCAGTTCAACCTGCGGGAGAGCACGAACGTGGGGTTCGAGGTCGAGTACGCCTCTGGCCTCGACGTGCGCCACCTCTCCTACCCCAAGGCCCTCCGGCACAGCGAGAACGTGGAGATCTGCACCTTCGAGATGCGTCGCGGAGAGATCTCCGACCTCACGTTCGCCAAGCACATGGTCGGAGGGGGGAGCTCCACGGAGAAGTGGGGCGTGGCCGCGGGGCAGATGGTGCCGGTCGACACCGTCATGCTGTCCCCCAACCACTGGGGCCCGGAGGAGAGGCGGCGGGGCAACCGCCACCACATCTTCGTGCTTCGGGGCTGCGTCAACCCGGGCCAGGTTCGCGGCTTCTTCAACGAGTACCTGCGCGCGGACCTCAACGAGCACCGCAAGGTCTTCGAGGTCCTCGCCGGCAAGCTCCAGATCGAGTCGTCGCCCGATCAGCTCTCCGGGATCGGGTTCTCTTCCACCCGGCGCGAACGCGCCACCTTCGCCGTCCAGAAGGACGGCACCACCCGTACCTACAACGTACAGTTCTGAGGAGCGAGATCACCATGGACATCAACAACATCTTCCTGCAGGCCAGCCGCGCGCGGCTGCGCTTCCCGAGCGTCGTCGGGCAGCTCACCATCGAGGACCTGTGGGATCTCCCGCTGACGGCGGAGAGCCCCAAGAAGCCCTCCCTCGAGAACATCGGGGCACCGCTGCTGGCCCGGCAGAACGACCTCACCAAGTTGCGCGGGGAGAGCATCCTCTCCGACGCGACCGCGCCCTCGGCGGAGTTGGTGCAGGTGACCCTGCAGGTCAGCATCCTGCGTGAGGTCGCGAGGATCCGCCAGGAGGAGAACAAGGCCAGGACCGTGGCCGCGGCCGCGAAGTCGGAGCGCGACCGCCTCGACGCCCTCATCCAGGGCCGCGAGGAGAAGGAGCTGCCGCTCGAGGAGCTGAAGAAGCGCCGCGAGTCTCTGGGCTGAGATCAACCGGGCCCCCTCTCGTGAGAGAGGGGGCCTCCCGCTTGTTCCTTTAGGGGCTACATGACCGACTTCATGGATCAACTCAACATCGACGGCTGGAAGGCCGTGCTCTTCGTCAAGTCCGACGGCGCCGACACCTGCGAGGAAGCTCCGGACGACGTGCAGGTCGGCGACCCGGCGGTGGTCCGTCGCGAGCAGTGGATCGTCGCAGGAGACCAGTACGTCTTCGTCTGGAAGGACGAGAAGGGGAACTGGCGCGGGCCGGAGCTCGGTGAGTACGAGGCCAGGGGACACTGGCTGAGCTGGAAGATTATCGACGGGCTGGAGGAACTGATCTCGCTCGTCCGCCGGCGCCTGGAGGCCGGTGAGCCTCGTGAGAACATGCACCACGTGCTGCTGGCACTCCTGTGAGCGTCGTCACGCGGCGCCCGTGCGAGTTCTGCGGCACGGAGTTCCTGCACCGGCTCTCTGGACCAGAGGGCGTGTACGGGTCGAGGTCGACCTGCCCGTCGTGCGGGAAGGCACCGACTCCGCCGGTGCCGCGTCCGGAGAGCCTCCGGTCGGCGACGGAGATGTTCCCGGGCCTGAAGGTCGAGCGCGCGACCGAGGCACCCTTCATCATCGAGTCGGTGACTCCAGCGCCCATGCGGGAGCCCCGCTTCAGGATCTTCGAGATGGATTCGATGCCGGAGCGGGAGGTGCATCGTTACGGGCAGTTCCCACCCCGGCCGGTCGCCGTGGTCGTGGAGGCCGACAGGATCTTCAGGGAGACGCCGTGGAGCGGAGGGGGCGGTGTCGACCCCGTGAACACCGCCTACGAGGAGGCACAGGAGTGGTCCGGCGAAAGTCTTGCTGGGCTGCGTGAGATCGACGACACCGCCTTCACGAGGAACGTCGCTGTCGCGCACAGTATCGACATGAGGGGTACGGACATCAAGATCACCACCGAGTTCACTCTGCCTGGTGGAGGAACCGCTCAAGACATCGGGCAGGGAGAGGACGACCTGCAGGTGTTCTGGCCGGAGGCAAGGAAGCGGGAACTGCTCGGTCTCCTGGGCGTCCCAAAGGAGTTCCTGGAGGGGCCGACCAACTTCTCCTCCAGCGGGATGGCGCTGCGCTGCGGGAGTGTGATGGGCGCCTTCGGCGCGGAGTACCAGCAGGAAGTGCAGGGCACGCCCCACTGCGCCACCTGCGGGCACGCCATCGACTTCCACTACCGCAAGAACGACCCCGACAAGCGCCTCGGCCCCTGCCGCGGCCACCACACTGAATGCGAGTGCACACGGTTCGAGGAGCGTGAGTCATGAGCTGGGACGTAGACGAGAAGGAGTTCCACGAGACCTTCGACGAGATGGTCGCGGACCCGAACTTCGGGCTGGAGGGCGCGAAGGCGTGGGCCTGGTCGGCGCTGGAGTACGCGCAGGACGACAAGAACCACGCGGTCAAGGACCTCCAGCGAATGCAGGAGACAGTCTTCCGAGCGACGCGCTTCCAGGCCCTGGCGTGGTCGGTGTACGCGTGGCTGCGCGCGACCCCACGCCGCCTGAAGTACCGGTTCTTCCCGAAGCACAGCATCAAGCGGAAGACCTTCCCCAACGGCACCACCATCAGCACGGTGCCGTTGGCGCCCGGGATGGTGCCGGAGGAGAAGATCTACGACGCGGACACGGCGCCTACCCAGACCCTGCTCGAGTCCGGGAAGCGGCGCTTCAGCGTCATCGTCGGTGCGCTGACGCTGACCCCGAGGAACCACAAGCGCAAGGCACCGCCGGCAGAGAAGAAGTAGGAGAGTGGCATGATCACGTACGTCAAGGGGGATCTCCTCGCATCCGATTGCAAGGTCCTGGTGCACGGCTGCAACTGCTTCTGCACCTTCGGCGCTGGCATCGCGCTACAGATCAAGCAGCAGTTTCCCTCGGTGTACGAGGCTGACTGCTACACCCGGCGCGGAGACGTGCAGAAGCTCGGAACGATGCAGCCGGTGCCTGTCGTCGGGGGCCGACTGTGGATCGTCAACCTCTACAGCCAGTACGACTGCGGAGGTGGTGGACCGGGCGCGGTGTACGCGGACTACCTTGCGATCGAGCGCGGCATGACGAGCTTCTGCAGCTGGCTGCTCGCGGCCAGACGGGTCTGGCCGAAGGTCGGGATGCCGCGCATCGGGTGCGGGCTCGCTGGTGGAGACTGGCATGTCGTAGAGGCCATCCTCGACAGCGTGTTCGGGGACCTGCCGATCTTCGTCTACGACTTCACGCCGGGGCGTCGGTGAAGCCACACCACGGCCGTTTCTTGGAACGTACGGCCCGTGCCCTCTCGAGGGACGCGGGCCGTCGCGTGCGACCGGAGGAGGTGCTCGAGCTCCTGGTGGAGCTGGCGATCGCAGACGAGGGTGTCTACGACCCGGAGACCGGGGTCGTCCTGTCTAATACTGCACGGGCCCCGAACCAGCCCGAGAGAGTCCGAGCGTCAGAACCTTCTGGCCGGCTCGCGCTCCAGCGCCTAAGCCGACACCTTCAGGGCGGGGGTTGATCGCCTGGGAGGCGGTCGCCTTTAGCCCCAGAGCGCCGGCGCCCACGAGGGCTGCCCCAAGGAGGCCGTGCTTCACGTCCTCTGGAATGGCCGCCACCAGGTTGCGAGCGGCCTCTCCGGCCTCGTGAGCGACAGTTTCGGCTCCGCCCAGCTTCCGCCAGTTGCCGCGGAACGGGTTGACCGGGATGTGCTTCCCCTGGTCGGGGTTCAGGCGCGGCGTGGCCAGGCGTGGCGTCTTCAGCCCAGGCACGTGCGGGCGCTCTCCCTCATCACCGACGCCCGGCAGCTCGGTGGCCCGCTTTTCCTGCGAGAAGGCGCAGGCGACCTTGCTTGCGGCAGGTAGCGATGCCGAGTACGCAGGCGGGCGGGCGAATCCGGAGCCAGCACGGAGAGCGTCGATCTCCGGAGTATGTCCCTCGTGCCAAGGCTGCTTTGTGAGAGTTGAGACCACCCCTCCTTCCGCTTCGCGGTGCGTCCACGGATGTATTGTCGGCTTCCAGCCGTGCTCGGCGCGTAACGAGTCCCAGAGGCGGGTCGCCTTGTCCGAAACCTGCATGTCACTGTGCAGCGTCTGTCCGGGCATACGACGCGCCACTTCTCCGTAGAACTTCCGGCCCAGTCCCAACCCCTGCAGCTTGGGGTCGAGGATGCGCACTCCCCGGATCTGGTTCCCTGATGTCGACATGCGTCCGATGACGCGGCCCCCCAGGGACATGGCCCATCGACCAGGTGCCTCCTCCGCGATCTGCGTGGCCATGCGGAGCTTGGAGCCAGCGAGCTTGGCCAGCACCCCGGCACCCTTCGACCAGGGAGAGGGCGCCACCTGCACGTGCGGACGCGGGGGCGCGTAGTGGGGCGGCGACGTCTTCTGCATCTTGTTCCGAGCCGCGATGGTGAGATCCTTCGCGCCGGTTCGCGCGGCGTCCCCGAGATCCGCGAGCACGTTCGCGCCGGCGCCGGCAGACGCCTCCTTGGGTGGAGCGTAGCGCCCAACCTGGAGACGGCGCTGCGTGGCCCGGAGGTCAGAGCGGTTCTCGTCCTTGTTGAAGTGAGCGTTGAGGCCGGCGGCCCCTGCGCCCAGCAGGCCGAGACCGGCAGCGCCCACCAGTGCGGCCTTTCCGGTGTGGATCTTCCCCTGGAGGACGTGTGCCTGGTAGCCGATGTGGGCGTTCTGGAAGTGCTGGGCGAACCCGCGTCCCCTGAGGATCGCCTTGATCTCCGGCATCGACTTGCCGTCAGCGCGGAGCTTCTGCGCCATCTGCGCCACGTACTTGGCGCTGGGCGCGGCCTGCCGCTTGACGTTCTCGAGCGCGTCCTTGGAGCCGACCGCTGCCGCTGCTCCGAGTCCTGCTCCTCCGAGGACGCCGGCGGCTCCGCCCTCCAGCACGTGCTTGCCCGTGCTGGGCTCCCCCGTCTCCAGCTCCTTCGCCCGCGCGTTCCGGTGGGCACGGTACCCTGCGGCCAGCCCTCCGAGTGCGGCAGCTCCCGCGAGGCCCTTCTGGAGGTGCGGGTGCAGGGCGAACTCCCGGATCTCCGGGCGGATCGCCGGGCGAACGATGTCAGGGAGATCCGCGGCCGTCTTCACCGTGAGTCCGTCCAGGACTCCGGCCACCTTCTTCCCGTGGTTGTCGCGATCGTGGACCCAGCGCCAGAACTCTCCGATGGGCAGGGCTTTGTAGTCTCCGTCCTTGTAGAACCCGGGTTTGTCGTACTGCTTCTTGTAGGCGCCGACGGCCTCCTCCACAGAGTCGAAGCCGACCATCACCTTGTCCTCGTCGAAGGCGCCGGTATCCGGCTTGTGCTGCCGTACGACCACCACGAGGCTGGAGTCGTGGTTCGGGCCGACGTAGACGTCGAGCTTGTCCCCGTCGGTGCCCTCGGTGTTCCGGATCTCGCCGTAGTGGGCGTGCATGAGGCACTTCCACTCGTGGCCGTCCCTGTCCTTGCCGCGACGGTATTCGCCCTTCTTGTTCTCGACGTCGATCTTCAGGCCCTGGAAGTCGATGAAGCCGGTGAACGGGAACTTCGCGCGCTTCGCCTGCGGGGGCTGCACTGTGACGGGGTGGAAGTTGTGGGCGACCTCGACGGTGCCGGCGTGCTTCCGGATCTCGTCACCGAACGCAGACCAGTGCACGGTCTTGCTGACGAGGTCTGCGAGGTCATCCATGCGCGCTCCTGGGGAGGTACTTACCTCGGTTCCTGGTCATAAGGTACTGGAGGTGATTCATCATGGAACCCGTTCCGCTCGGCCAGTATCCCACGAAGGAGGACATGGAGCAGGTGCCCGACGCCGTCGTCGAGTTCCTGCTCACGAACCCGAAGTTCACCCGGATGTCCTGGGAGGACCTCATCCGAGAGCTACACCGGCGCTGGGCCGCCGGCTCCACGCTCCTCCGGGACGTTCCGCTTCAGGAAGTGATGCGCGAGTAGCCCTGCTCCCGCGACACCAGCAGCCCCGGCAGCCCACGGGGCTGCCTTTCTTAGCCCCGGGCCCCAGCGACCCATGAACGACTTGATCTGCGGGGTGCCCGGGCGCGGAGGAGCGGGACCGCGGATGGGCACTCCCGTCGCCGGGAGGGGCGTTCCGGGCGGCAGCTTAGACGCACTCATCGGGATGCCTTTGGGTGCCTGCCTGGAGCCGGGACCCAGCTTCTTGGTCAGGTCGAGGAGCGGGGTCTCCCCGTGTTGGGCCGGAATCCCACCAGGGAAGTGCGCCTTGTGCGCGTCCATCGGCTCCAGGCGTCCGGGAGCAGTGTGGTAGTTCGCAGGGACTTGGCGCGTGGGCAGCACGTCGATGACCTTCGCCGTCCCGTCCGGCTGGATCTTGATGTTGCCGGGGTTGTACTTGAACTGCCCTCCCTCGTGCCAGGCAGCGTCGCGGTGTCCGGACAGGCCCGCCTTGTGTGCCGCAGCGTCGAGGTGCGGTACGACACCGCGCACCTGCTCCCCGAGCCGATTTCCCTCCGCAGAAGGGAAACGCCCTCCGTCGGGCAGCTCCTTGATCGCCTGCTTGAGGTCCTTCCCCTTCACGAGCTCCATGCGGTGGATGTCGAAGTCCGGAGAGGAGTGGTGGCCGTAAAGCTGCGCGACGTGCTTGGGGTTCGAGTTCCGAAGGAGCTCCGCCTTGTCCTTCTGCATCGACGGACTCCAGAGCTGGGACTTGGGGTCGTACTGCTTGCGTACCTCCACCCCGTGCGGTCCGAGCACCGGCACCGCCACGCCCTCGTTCCCCCGGCCCAGCATCTGCAACTTGCGGTCGGCCTGGATCCCACCAGGACTGTCCTTCTGCACGCCGGCGCCGTAGAGCCGCTGCGCGAGCCCCTTCAACTTCGCCTCGCTTGCGGCCGCTACACGCGGGTCGGAGGACTTGGTCCCCTCGTAGAGCTTCCGCATCTCCTTCACCTGGCGCGTCGCCGCGGTCTTCAGGATCTCGTCGCTAAAGGAGGCCCACTGTTGCTGGATCATCGGAGCTCACGAGGGGATCGAGGCGGTGGTTGCGCGAGGGGCGGCGCCGACGGCGAAGCGGTGGGTCTTCTCCTCCTTCTGCTGCACCTCGAGGCCGCGGAGGAGCTGGACCATCTGGGCGTCCGTCAGCTTGTTGGTCTTCCGCGCACGTGCGGCGGGGGTGTTGAACGCGGGGTTGCGCATGCCGTCCCAGAGGGTGGTGCCAGCCAGGGTTCCACCCACGAACAGCGCACCGCCCAGTCCTAACAGGGGCACGTGCTTGAGGGGGATCCCACCTGCTGCTGCCTGGACCGTGCCGTGCAGTCCCCCGTAGATCCCGCCGACCGTGCCGACGAGCGCCGTGTCCTTCCAGACCTCCTTCTTCCGCTCCGCGTCCGTCAGCGCCTTCGAGCTGGACCCGCCGGTGTTCTTGGCGGCCTCCCTGTAGTAGGCCCGAAGCGCGTCGATGTACTCCTGCTCGCGGAGCTGCTTGTCGGCCGGCAGATCGACCTGCGTCGGGTCTACGGCCTCCTCGAGGTAGGGGGCGAACTCTTTCATGTACGCGTTCATCACGATGCGGTCGGACTTGACGAGGCGGTGGGGCTGCATCGGGATGCGAGCCGCGGCGAGGCGCGCCTGCTTCACGTCCTTCTTCGCTGCGGCCTCCTTCACCAGCGGGAGTGCCGGATCCTCAGCGCGGTCGACGACACCCTCCTCGAGGAGGTCCAGCATGTCCTCGATGTTGTCGGGCAGCGGGGCCTCCCCGCTCTTGTCGAGGTTGCCGCGGAGTGCCTTGTTCCGCTCGTCCTTCAGCCCGGCCACCTCGTACGCCCACTCATCCGGCGAGCGCTCGCGTCGAAGGGGGTTGTAGAGGACAGGCTGCCCCTCCATGACGCGGTTGATCATGTGGTTGGGGGAGATGAGGTTCATCGTGTCCTTGAGGACCTGCGTCTTCGAGAGCGGGACCCTCGTGACGTACCTCCGGACGATGACCTTTCGTTCGGCCTCGGGGCGGTGCGCCTGGCCACCTGCACGAACACCGCGGGCCTCAGCCTGGTGGATCTTCTCCGGGTTGAAGTGCCCGTCCACGTTGGCCACGAAGGTGGTGTTGCCGAGGTTCAGCCCCTCGCCGCCTGCGGAGGAGAGGAGGATGACCTTCTTCCGCCCTGCCTGGTAGTCCGAGACGGCCTGGGTGCGGCTCTTCTCTGTGGAGCCGGGCTGACCCTTGCCCATGAAGATGCCGTGGTCGATGCCGCGGTCCCGAAGGCCCTGTCCGATGACGTCGAGGCCGCCCTGGATCATGTTCGAGTAGATGATGACCTGCCCGTCAGGCGTGGTCTTGAGGTGGTCCTCGACGTCATCCAGGATCCGCCTGATCTTAGGCGAACGCTCGGCGGACTCCGAGAGCGTCACGGACTTGTTGACCGTGTGGATGGCGTTCGAGACCTGACGCGCCTGGGTCATCTTGCTGAAGATGTTGTTGACGTCGTTGGTCTTGAGCTTCGACGTGCCGAACCGGAACTTCAGGGCGGTGATGGGGTCCATCTTGCCCACGACGTACTGGTAGAGCTCCTGCTGCTCGGGAGACATGTCGACCTTGACGGTCTCCATCTCCTTCACGGGCATGTTGCCGGCGCTCGTCGCGGCGTCGACGTGGTGGATGTAGGGGTTCAGCAGCATGCGCACGATGGGCGTGTTCTGCAGCTTCCCGTCGTCCGTCATGAACCGGCGCTCGAAGTTCTCCTTCGTGCCGAGGTGGTGCTTCCCGTCCGTCATGGCGTCGATGAGCGGCACCAGGTCTGCGGGGGTGTTGCTGACGATGGAGCCAGTGAGCCCGATGAAGTTGCGGTGGAACTTCCGGGCGTCCTTCAGCGCCTTGCCCGTGATGCCGATGTTCTTGATCTTGTGGAGCTCGTCGTAGATGACGGTGTCGGCGCCAGCAGCCCGGATGTAGGCCTCCGGGCGCTCTCGGAAGAGGTCGTAGCTGACCACGTGGTAGCGCGACTTCGGGTCCGGCTGGTCGATGCTCACGCCCTGCCCGTCGGCCACTTCCTGTGTGTTTCCGAACACCGTGCAGTGGTCGTGGGTGAACTTGTGGACGCCCTCGTCGGTGAAGTTCTTGCGCAGGGACGCGGGGGTGACGATGAGCGCGCGGTTGGCCTTCCCGGCCTGGCGCAGGCGGTCGAACGCACCGATGGCCGTCACGGTCTTGCCGGAGCCGACAGGGTGGCTGAGCAGCAGGTTGCCGTTCTGCCGCATCGCCTTCTGGATGGCGTCCTCCTGGTGAGGGCGGAACTCCACCCCTGGCCGCAGCGAGGACTGCGGGGGTGCTGGCATCATGTCCGCGAGCTTCAGCCCGAGCTCGGAGAAGAGCCGTGCGCCCTCCTTGACGTGCGGAGGGAGGTCGCGGTTCTTCGCGCCGGGCTCGTGGGCCCAGCGCCTGGCGATATCCGGGTGTTTGGCCCAGAGCAGGCGGCGCTGGGCCTCACTGGCGAACGGCATGAGCGGCTCCTACAGGCCGCTGATCAGGCCGACGACCGTGGTGGCGATGGGGATCATCCGCTCGAACTGGATGCCGACCTGCTCCTGCATGACCGTGCCCATCGCGTCGGTGGAGAGGCTGTGCTGCGGGACGTAGCAGGACTCGAAGTAGTAAGAGGCCATCGTGTCCTCGTTGCTGTCCTTGAACATCGTGAGCAGTCCGATGGGCTGCTTGAAGAGGTCCGAGGCCAGGTTGAGGTAGATGTTCTCGTACCCGGGCGGGATGACGACGTCGTGGGGGTTGGCCACGGTGGCGGCACCGACGTTCGGGAAGAGGGCCGGAACGACCGTCTTCGGGACGAGGTCCTGGTAGTAGGCGTAGAGCACGCGTAGCAGCGACGGACCGTGGTACATGATGCGGGACAGCGAGAGCTGCCCCATCACGCGCCCGGGCACGAAGTAGCTGCGCTCGGACCCGATCTCGAAGAAGCGGTTGAGCTGCATCGAGTGGCCGAGGCTGAAGCTCTGCACCACGCCGACCGGGTAGGCGATCTGATCACCTGCCGAGCTGCCAGCCGCGAACGCCGCCGCGAGGAAGGCGGGTCCGCCTACGTTCGCCAGTCGGGGAGGGCCGGCTGCGATGAGCGTGTAGGCCGCGTTCATGTAGCGGCCGTCGACCATTCCTCCCTGCACGTACTGATCGTACGGGCTCCATTCCGAAAGTGTCGCCATGGGTTCTGCCTTGTCGAAGAGTGGGAAGGTGGTCGAGAGAGGCGGAGGGGGCGGCTGCCCGCCCCCTCCTACATCTCAGAAGCCGGTGGTGTGGACGCGGTAGGCGATCTGGACGCGGAGAACGCCACCAGTGGCCGACGTGTACTCCCCGCCACCCTCGTTGTGCAGCACGAGGGCCTGCCCCTCGATGGCGGCCTTGGCGAGCACCTGTGCGGTCGGGGCGGGCCCGACGTAGACCTGGTCGCTCGCCTGGTCGATGAACCCGGTGGAGGGCACGACAGCCGCGACGGCGGCGCCGGCACCGTTGGTGTACTTGACCTGGAGGTCATCGCCGGGGGCGGCGATGACGTACGCGTTGGTGAGGTAGTCGTAGAAGTAGACCGCCCCCACGTACTGGATGACCTTCCCGGCCTGACCCGCCACGAGGGTCTTGGGGGTCGCCCGCAGCGCCTTGAGCTCGGCGGTCGAGACGGTCACCTCGGCGTACTGGATCAGGTTCGCGTCCAGCTTCGCCGAGGTCCAGATGCCGTCGCCGAAGAGCAGACGAGTGGCGGCGTCGGCGGCGAAGGCACCGTCGGCGATCTTGAGCAGGATCGTGGCGGCGTTGAAGTAGTCGGTCGCCATGACCGCGCGGCCCGTGGCGTCGGCGGAGAGGGCGCCGACCGCGAGCTTGGCGCTCGTGACGGCGAGGTCCGCCACCGTGACGGTCGGGAAGTCCACGATGAGCGGGATCGGGGTGACCAGGACGCCGTCGCAGCGGAGCTGCAGGAGAACCATGGTCTCCGTCGTCTCGTTCGAGGCGTCGAAGTCGAAGGTGATGGCGGCGTCGGTGACCGCGGTGATGCCGCAGTCGGTGAGCACGCCATCGACCGCCGTGCTGCCGATGGTGAGGGTGAGCAGGTCGCCCACGCCACCGGTGAGGGTGATGGAGCCCGCGGTGGGGACACCAGTGGCCGAGAGGCCGGTCTTCGTCACGTCGACGATGTACTTGCCCACCGCGTCGGTGTTGACCGCGGTGAACACGTCGTTGGCGGTGGCCGTGGTGCCGCGGGTAACCGTGAGGGCCAGGGTGGTGGGGTTCCACGCGCAGGTCACGGCGTTGTTGGCGACGCCCGAGGAGACGATGGTGACGGTGATGTCCTCGTCGCCCGGGACCACGCGGGTCCAGGTCAGCTCCTTGGTGGTGACGGTGTCGTCCTCGTCGCTGATGCCCGACGCCCGGACCGCATCGCCGACGAAGTTCGCGCCGGTGATCACCAGGCCGGTGAGAGGGGAAGCCGAGTCGAGCAGGACGATGGTCGCGTCGAGGTCGGTGATCATCGGGTAGTAGCTGTCGGACCTCTCCTCGAGGACGTGCAGCGCGTCCGCCAGCGACTGATCGCGGTCATCGAGCACACGGTGCTTCCGCGTGGCGAAGGACTCCGCGAACCGACGGGTGTAGGAAGCGACGTTGCTGAGGGCCTTGGCAGTGGCGGACATGTGGACTCCGAGAATCTGGCGGCAGGTGGGGGAAGTGTATCAGGAGACGATGGTGATCTTGATCTTGTTGCAGGGCGTGAGGACCTCGACCTCCACCTCGACCATCACGGTGTCGGGCTGGTCGGTGTCCTGGAGGAGGCTCTTGAGCTCTGCCTTCTTCACCACCCCGAGGTTCTCGACGTAGTCGAGGTAGCCCTCGTTGGCGAGCGTGAGCTGGTCGAGGAACCCGGAGGTGATGTTCGAGCGTCCGATGAACGCCCGGTTCGTCGCCCGCAGGCCCTTGGCCAGGTAGTCGACCGCCTTCGTGATCGACAGCTCCTTGCTCTGGATGCTGGTGGTCGAGGTGGAGAGCTGCTTGCGCGAGACGACCGCGCCGCCCATGTTGACCAGCACGTACCGGCCGCCGTCTGCGACGGTGTCGAGGTGCTTCTCGCTGTACGTGTCGTCCGTCCCGTACACCGCACCCAGCCCGGCGATCGGGAAGTGGGTGAAGGGCTGCGCGGGAGCCTGCTGCGCGACCATGCCCGCGATGGCCGCCGCGGCGTAGAAGCCCTCCACGTTCTGGGTCACGCCGTTGATGCTGGTGTCCACCGAGCTGCACGCCAGCATGTAGATGCGGCGATGCGCGTAGGGGGTCGCCTCGGCCGCCGCCGCCGTCGCGCGGGACGCCAGGTCGGGGATGGCCGTCCCGGTGATCAGCAGCTCGGCGCCGCGGATCTTCAGGGAGTAGTCCGCCCCCGAGAACTCCTCGTCGAGCGTCTCCGTGGTGAAGAAGCCATCCGTGTTCTCGTCGGCGGCGAAGGTCGTGCGCAGCGTGAGGACCACGCCGTTGACCTCCTCCACCGAGTAGCGCCGGAGTTCCGAGGCCCCCGCGTTGGTGACCACCACCTCGAGGTAGAGGTTCGCGTCCACCTCGATGGTGTCGGACGGGTCGATGTCGTTGGCGATGAGGTCGGCGTTCGGGTTCGAGTCGAGCGTGAAGGAGTTGTCCGTCCCGTTCGTCTCGCCGTCCTCTCCGCTGGACACCGTGACGGTGGCCGCACGGGTGGGGATGGGCTGCCAGATGAAGAGGATGCGCTCTCCGCGCTCCGTCGGGGCGCTCATCGCGACGACGTGCGTGGCCAGGAGTCCCTGCACGTACTCGTCGTCGGTGAGCGGGGCGAGCGCGTAGATCTCCTTGCTCTCGAGGAACTCGATCGCGCGGCTCCACCCGTCCAGCGTGCCGTAGGGAGCGGCCGCGCTGTCCTCGTCGATGCCCAGGGCGCTGACCTGGTAGGTCTGGCAGTTGGCCATCGCGAGGAAGACGCCCAGCGCGAGCGGGTTCTTGATGCTGATGGGGCCGATGCTGGCCTCCATCGTGGTGGTGTCGTCGAACGCGAGCAGGGAGGCCGACGAGGCCGAAGAGGTCACGTCCTTCCGGAGCGCGATGTACGGCAGGTACACGTCTGCGAGGGCCGACTCGAGCGAGAACGGGATGCCGGAGCTCTTGTTCCGCAGGATGTTGGGCCCGATGTGCACTGCACCATCGCCGTCCAGGTAGAAGTCGGGGTTCGGCCGACCGGCCCCTTCGTCGGTCCCGGTGATGCCGAAGACCTCGTCCGCATCCCCGTCCGTGGAGTTGATGGAGACCTTCGACGCTGCGCCGGCGAGCAGGCTGGTCAGGACGAGCTTGCGGGTGTCCTCGGAAGCCACGTCGTCGGAGCCGTCGACCGCCTCGTTGATGAGGACGATGGCGTCCGCAAGCGAGTTGGTGTCGAAGGTGATGCTGTACTCGTACGGGTTGTCGTCGAGGCTGAAGAGCAGCGTGGTCGACTTGAGGTCGTCCGCGCCGACACCATCCGCGTTGCCGCCCAGGGCCGCCCCGGAGTCGGTGGCGCCGGCACCGGAGAAGCCCATGGCCACGAGCCCGGGCTGCGCGGCGCCGTAGGACAGCGACGCGAGGGTGCCGCCCTTGATGGAGCGGACGGTGATGACGGTGCCGCTGGCGACGACCCACTCGACGAGGCGCTCCCCGGCGACGGTGTGACCGGAGAAGTCCGTGGACGCGTTGAGCAGCTCCGCCAGTACCTCTGCGCTGGCGGCGGCGGCCATCGCGTAGGTCGCGAGGCCGGTGATGACCTCGGGCGACCCGTTGTAGGTACTGGTCAGCGTGATCGTGAGACGCGGCTGGGTCGGCGCGGTGCCGGTGTACGCGGCGGCCACTTGGGCACCGAGGGTGCCCCAGATCGTAGCGGCGATGTCAACGCCCGCTCCGCGGGCGGCCATGGTGATGGTCGTACCCCCCGGCACCGTGAGTACGAAGTAGCCCGCGTCGTTCCAGGCGCAGGTGGTGGTGCCCGCGCCGATGGCGGTGTTGACCGCAGCCTGGATCGCAGCCGCGAGCGCGTCCGCGTCGTAGGTCGCGGCCGGGATGGTGATGTCGGTCGCGACGAGCGCGTTGGCGCCGCCGACGATGGTCAGGCGGAACCCGTCCGGACCCGCACCGACCACCCAGGAGCCCGCGAGGTCGACGAAGTCGCTGATCCCGCCGGCGGAGTCGAGCTGCGCCGAGGTACCACCGGTGTCGTCGTGGAACCCGAGGAAGCGCCACCCGTCGGTCTCGTCGACCGCGGTGAGCTCCAGGGTGACAGCGGCCCCGCCCTCGATCGTGGTGATCGTGAGCGTGCCGGTGGTGTCGGACCCTCCGGAGGAGGACAGGGTCGCGATGGCGATGCCGCCGTCGTAGATGGTCGGGTCGGTGGTGCCGTTGGCGGAGCCGAAGGCCTCGCAGATCCGGTCGATGAGCGTGGTGAAGTTGGTCACGGTCGCGAGCGTCACGGCGGTCGAGGTCACCGTGTGGGTGCCCTTCGAGTCCTCGATCGTGAGGCCGAACACGAGGTTGGTCTCCGCCGCCATCGGCAGGGCGATGACCTCGCCGGTGAGCGTCGCCTGCGTGGCGAACTCCACGTCCTTGCCGGTGTCGGTGGTCGCCACCGAGGCGGAGAACTTGAGCGCGGTGTTCGCCGTGCCCGTCGACTTGACCGTGATGCTCTGGTCCGCGCCGGTCTTGGTCGTCTGGAGGACGAGCTGGTCGCCGTTGTTGCTGACGGTGAGCTGGCTGAACTCATCGGCCGCGGAGAGCAGGGAGACGAGCGCTCCGATGTTGGCGTAGGGGCCGCCGGCGAACGTGTAGGTGACCTCGTCGCCGTCGATCCCGTCCTCGGTCACCTGGAAGATGAGCGTGAGGCTGGCCGGGCTCAGCGGGAAGGTGATGTCCGTCGAGCTCTGGACGTAGGCGGAACGCTCGACGAGCCCCTGGAGGGAGCCCGTAAGGGTCGCGGCCTCGCCCTCGGGCAGGATCTCTCCGTAGGTGAGCCCGAACGCCTTGAAGTACACGTACTTGGGGGCGAACGGCGTGCCGTGGTTCTCGGTGTTCACCTCGACCGTGTCGTAGACGCGGTTCGTGGGCTCGCCGTCGTCGTCGAAGGTGGAGAGCGAGTTGTTCAGCTTGCCGATCTTGATGCGCGACGCCTCGACCTTGATGACCTCGCCGCTGCCGACCTGCGCGCCTCCGGCCCACATCTGGTCGCCGGGCACCGAGGACGTCGCGGCGATCAGCGGGACGGTGGCGGAGGTGCCCGTGTAGGTGACCGCGGCCGCCTTCGCGGTGTTGAAGGTCCCGTCGAGGTCGACCTGGCCGACCCACATCGCGTTGGCCGTCGGGGACACGGGGAAGGAGGAGACCGTGGTGACGACACCGGCGTCGTCGGTCGTGTAGTACCCGCCCTGCGAGAACTCGATCCAGGGGGTGACCAGGTCGCCGTCCTCGTCGTCCTGTCCGTGGAAGCCGGCCCCGACTACGCGGTGCTCGAGCTCGTCGCTGAAGGAGGCGCCGAAGAGGATCGGGAGGGCGGAGGAGCCCGCACGCACGGTGATGCTGGAGGTCGCCCCGAAGGTGGGCGAGGTGATCTGCATCACGATGCCGGAGACCGTGGCCACCTCGGCACCGACAGCTTCGTTGACCTGCTCGACCACCTCGGCCACCGTCAGCGTACCGACGAAGGTGATCGTGATGTCCGAGGACACGTTCTCGGGGTTCACCACGTCGAAGGCGAGCGTGAGGGGGTTGCCGACCGTGGGGTCAAAGGTGAACGAGGTGCCCACGGACGTGCGGAACGCCGCCGCGCGGCACTTGTTCATCAGCTTGAGGAAGGCGGACCCGTAGCTGTCGTTGCTCCCGCGGTCGAGATCGCGCAGCGTCCCGCCGAAGTAGAGCGCCGCCCCGACGGTCCCCTCGTCCACGTTGAGCTCGTCGATGTTGTCGCGGGGGTCCGGGAAGTCGGCCTGCGGGATGAACATCGACGCCTGGTTGTACCGGGCGTCGGCGTACTTCGCATCGGCGTCCAGTGCGCCGTCGCTGTCGAGCGCCTCGACGATCTGCCGGCAGACGCCTACCACCGCGGGGATCAACGCGGGCGAGACGGGGGTGGCAGCGCTCTCGGAGAGAACCTGCTCGACTTCGACACCAACACGATTTTCGGATGCCATGTGATCAGGCCTCGTCGGAACTGGTAGAAGCAAGGACAACCTGCAGGTCGTCTATGCCGTTGAGGATGGTCTCGGTAGTGATCGTGGCGCCGGAGAGCCGGCGAACGGTGACGGGGACGGCCGACATCGCCAACTCTACCTTCTCCAGTCGAGAGGGGGAAGTGTACGGGTAGTCGCTGGCCCTCTTCTTGCTCGTAACCATGTCCAGCGATCGAGCTTGGCTGGGAGCAGTAGGTTCCGCAGACCACATCCACTGGAAGGCGAAGGGCAGGTTGACCTGGACCATGACGAGTCCGGCAGGATCCCCTCCGATGAGAGCTCCGGGAGGACTCGGCGCGTTCATCGACGGGGCAGGGCGCGCGATCTGGTGGAACCCCCCGGAGGACTCGAGGAGCCGCCGGTTCACCAACGTCCCGTGCACGACCATGTGCGCGATCCACTGCGCCACCACGTCGGTCTCTGCGAGGCAGTAGACCACGAGGTGCCCGGAGATGAGGTCCGTGTGCACGCGCCTCTCTCCGGCCAGGTCCATCGACTGCATCTGGTCGATGCCGAGTCCCTGGAACTGCGTCGGCCCCATGACCACGGTGATCACGGGGCGCTTCCCGACGCTCTTCATGTTGAGGGGCGCCTCGGCGCGGATCACGATCTCCGTGATCTCCTCGTCCGGCTCCCAGTGCAGGCACTCCACGGCGTTGAAGTTGAACAGGCCCTGAAGGAACTGCACGTACAGCCGCTGCGCGTAGACCAGCGGGTTCGTCCCCCGTTCCAGGGAGACCCGCTTGGATCTGGTCGCGACCGTGCTCACAGGAGATCCCGGAAGGCACGCTCGTACGTGAGGTAGACCGACGCGACCTTCTCGTTCGGCGCCGCGGTGCGCTCCCTCTCCAGTCGAGAGACCTCCTCCGCGATGCGCATCTGCCCTGCGATGTGGGCGAGCCCAGTCGCAACCACCCCCACGGACCCAGCGATGGATACGGCCTGCCCTACAGCGTTGCGCTGCGCCGTCGGGCTGAGCCGGGAGAACCGCTCGCCGACCCTGGACGATGCGAGCATGTTCGCGAGGGTGCCGGCGCTGATGTACCCGGCCGTGTGCGCGGCCGCGATGCCGCCCACGTTGGCGAGGAGGGTGCCCCACGGGTACCTCGACGGCGGCGCCTGCGCGGCCGTGTCCTGGTACTCCCGGTACCCGGGCTGGTCCCGAATGTGCTGGAGCGGGTCACGCATCTCGGTATCCATATCGCCCCAGTAGCCCATCCAGTTCGGGCAGGTCAGCCCCACCCGCAGCTTCGAGGTTCTGCGGGTTGGTGTAGTTGCGAGAAGCAGCCAGACTCAGCGTCCGGTGCTCGACCTTCAGCTCGATGGCGTCCTCGATGGACCCCGGCTGGAGCTGGATCGCTTGCACCTCCTGGTGCACTCCGACCCCGAGCCGCGATGTGTGGGAGACGGTGAGGACCCGGAACCGCTGGTTCTTGTGGTCGATGACCAGAGACATCGGCGTGATCTTCGGAGACGCCGTGCAGCGAAACGTCTGCGGGTTCAGCTGGTGGTGGTCGTACGTCGACGCGTTCTCCGACTGAGGGCTCTTGTCGAACTGGGCGAAGAACTCGATCGGGTAGTGGTACCCGCCGGAGAAGCCAGTCCGAAAGCACGTCGGGCAGGAGTCGTCAATGATCTTCGAGAGGACGTCGTCCCAGCACTGCGGGCACCGCTGTCCGAACGTGCGTCGGGTGAAGAGCCAGGAGCGGGTGCCCGTGAACTCCGTGAAGAGCAGGTGCTCCAGGCTCGCGATCTCAGTGGCGATGAGGTCCGGCTCACCTTCTCGATCCGCGTGCATCGAGACGACGTCGAGTCCTCGAGACGGGTTCACCGCCCGCACCCTGTAGAAGAGCGAGCGGTTGAGGGAGATCTGCGGGGTCGTGTTGTCCCGCAGGTAGTAGCGGTCGACGATGGGCCCGGCGACGACGATCCAGGGACCCGCCTCGGACTCCGACCGCTCGACGAAGAACTCCCACTCCTGCATGTCGTCGTGGGTAGGAGCGATCTCCCAGTCCACGTCGAAGTACCGGCGACTGAAGCCGGTCACCTGCAGGCGGGTGAACTTCACCACCGCAGCAGCCGAGGTACGACCGCGGCACCAGTCACGCCGGCGAGCGCCCCGTACGGGATCGCCCCGTAGGCCGCGGCCCGCCCGGGGTTCTCTCGTCCTTCCTTCCCTGCCTGCGCCTTCAGCAACAGGTACTTCTCCACGAGACGGTCGACGCCGCTCGGCGGCTTCCCCTTGTGCTCAACGCGCGCCTGGTGCCCAGCCAGGGCCAGGTCGTTGTCGATTTCGTACTCGCTCTTCCCGCCACCACCTGCGGTGTGGCGGGCCTTCTCGTGGAGGTAGCCCGCGCCCGCCGCCGGCGCTGCGAGGAGGGCAGCGCCGGCGGCTGCGGCAGCTCGCGGATGGGTGCGCAGGTACTCGATCATCTTGCCGGCCACGTCGCGAGGCCCGGCACCGTGCGCATGCAAATGAAGAAGCGGACCCGCAGCCCCGGTCTTCGCAGGGGCCTCGTCCGGCTGCTTCATCATCTTGCGGATGGCGTACCCGGCCCCGAGGGTCGCGCCGACGCCGGCCCCGACGGTCCCGCCACCGAGCGCGGCCAGGTGCCGCGGGATGCGTGCCGCGCCCGTCGCGAGGCTCTTGTTCGCGTGGTGTGCCGCGGCGCCCATGAGGCCCGCACCCGTCAGCCCCCCGGCCACGGCCCCGACAAGGGGAGCACGTGTGGCGGGAGCAGGCTGCGGCTGGTTCGCGACCGCGTCCCCGTTGGCGTGCTTCGACATCGACTCCTTGGCGACTTCGAGCACGGCGGCGCTCTTGCGGCCCGTGAGCTCCATCCACAGGTCTGCGGCCGCGGCGTGGCGCGCAAGGGGAGAACGAGGGGCCCAGTGCGACTCCATCAGATCACTCCGGGCAAGTAGGTGCCGTTGATGGCGGAGTACTCGGAGTGATGTCCGCTGCCGCTCATCGCCATCTCGACGTTCATGGAGGACTTCATGCGGACCTTCTTGTCCTCGTAGGAGGCCTTCATCATCGAGAGCCACTGCATGATCATCGGGGCCTTGTCGTTCACCGACACCGAGATCCCGCCGTCGCTGAACGAGAGCTGGTTCCGCATCTGCAGCAGCCCCACGCTCTCGAGCAGCGCGATGACCGCGCCGCGACAGAGCAGGCTCTTGGAGGGGAAGTTCGCGATGGAGGTCGCACCCAAGAAGGGCGGCGTCGTGTTCCAGTCGTCGAGCGCATCCACGATCGCCCACGCGACCATGCGCGGGGAGTTCTCGTAGCCCTGCGTGAGCCGGTTCAGCTCTGGGAAGTCGCGCATGTACAGCCGCACATAGGCGACCATCTCGTTCATGCGCGCGGTGTCGTTGGGAAGAGCCGTAGTCATGGTCGGCTACTCCAGGGGGGTGAACCCGCCGCGCGAACCGGTCCAGCGTCCGAGCCAGAAGAACGTCTCCGGGTCGAGCTCACGCCCTTCCTGGAAGAGTGCACGGCTCAGGCGAGAGAGAATGGCCTCCTTCGACGCGCCCGGGCGGAGGTCGATCGGGGGAGAGCACGCCTGCGCCATCGCGAGCATGTCCTCCACCGTGAACTCCGAGAGGTACTCCCGCGCTTCGGCGAGGGTGAGGGCGGCGGTGGGCCCGGCAGCGGTGGCCGCCTCGAGCAGCTTCAGCGCGGCCCGGCTCGTGCGGACGAAGCGGCTCGGGAGCTCTCCGAACCACAGGCGCGTGCCCTGCATCGCGCGGTGCTTCGTGTTCAACACGGAGTCGTCGACCGACACGCTCTGCCCGGGGCGCAGCTTCCTGCCGCCGAGGATGACGGAGACCGGTGCCCCGGGGGTGTTGGGGCGGTCGCTGATGTTGTGGATCGTGATCTGGGCCATGGGTCAGTCCTCCTGGCGCAGCAGCGCGATGGCACGGTTCGCGAGAACGGGGTCGGGGTCCCCGCTGAGCACGGCAGAAACCTCGCTCACGAGGACGAGCTTGTTCTTGCCCACGCCCGACTTCTCGAAGATGGCGAGGACCGCCACGAGCTTCTTGTTCTTGGCGCTGCGGATGAGGTCGTCGATGTCGCCCGGGAGCGTGAAGGTCTCGCCAGGACCCGGCGCGGGCTCCGGGGAAGGTGCGGGCGGTGCGTCCTCGATGCCGGCGAGCATCTCCTCGATGTCGGCAGTCCGCACATCATCGATCCGCGTCAGCGCCTGGTCGAGGGTCTCGGTCGGTGCCTGGGGCGGGTCCGGCACTTCACCTGGGGTCGTCGCGGGCGGCAGCTGCGCCTGCACGCACTCCGCCTCCGTGTGGTGCAGCCCGACGGGCGCCGGGAAGGACCCACCGCAGAAGCTGCAGACCTCGACGGAAGGAACCCCCGACTCCGCGGGGATCTCCAGCGGAACTGAGGGACCGGATGCCTCGGGAGTCGGGGGTTCGGTCACCGTCCGGGTGAGGTACCCCATGCGCCGGCGGAGCTCGTCGAAGTCGACGGCAGAGCGTGCGCCCAGCTCGAGCACCTTGATGTTCCCGATGGACACCAGGTACTCGAGTTGGTCGATGAGGTCCGGCTTGAGCATCTCCACCGGCAGCACGCGGCGGCCCGCCGGCGCCAAGGGCAGGGTGCCGATCACGGGGCGTTGGAAGACCTTTCCCGGGAAGCGCCGACGGGTGCGCTCTGTGGAGGGGTCTCCGACCGCATTGATGACGAGAAGGCGCATGCTCAGCTCCAGAAACGAGTCGGCCCCGACCGGGTAGGATCGGGGCCGACGGAGGGGGAGAGCCCCGGGACCTGTCGGCCCTGGCGGCTCAGTAGAGGTTGATGTGCGGGAAGGTGAGGCCCTCGGCGACCTTGTTGTTCACCGCGCCCATGTCCTCGATCTCGACCGGGATGCCCGCGGCGTAGCCGCTGTCGGTGTCACCGCTGGTGACGGACCCGGAGTAGAGCTCGAGCTTCACCACCGAGGCGATGTTCGCGATGCCCATGCCGATGTCCATCCACGCCTGCCAGAAGATCCGGTTGGCGATCTTGTCGATGTAGAACTTCACGTCGTTCAGCGTGTAGTTCCGCCCGAAGTACTGGGCGCTGGTGAAGACGTAGATGTTCCCCTCGCGGAGGATGTCGTTCTTGATCGTCTTCACGATGCGAAGGCCGACGGCCTTGTTGTAGGCCCAGCCGTCGACCGCGGTCTCGGACTGGAGCTTGGAGCCCAGGTCCTCGTGCGTCCAGCTGTCGAACTCGTCGATGTCCGACTCGCAGGCGAGCATGACCTCGGGGCGCAGGCGGCCCTGGCGGACCACGTTCCCGGAACCGTCGGTGATCACGCGCTTGAGGAGGCGCTTGATCTTGACGATGTCGGGGCGCTGGATCGCCTTGACCACGAAGGTGTCCGAGGCCTGCTGCAGCGCGAGGCTGCCCTTGACCTTCGAGACCTCGAGACAGGCGCCCGAGTTCACGTTGGTGGTGTTGAAGCCGACCACGGAACCGTTCGCCTCCTCCTGCATGGCCTCGACCGCGGTCTCGGTGTGCACGAGGAACGTGCGGTCCTTGACCTCGACCATGTCCTTGAGGGAGTTCTCCTCGATGATGCGCGTGACCGGCATCTCGTAGGCCATCAGCTCCTGCTCCACGATCTCGAACTTGAGGCTCGAGACGGTGAAGAAGCCGATCGCGAAGCGCTTGCCGGTGACGTACTGGGCGTCGGGCTGGCCGCGGAAGGTGAACGCCATCGCCCGCGAACCGGGCTCGATGTCCACGATCTTCACGAGGGTGTCGTGCTCGGTGGACCGCTGCAGATCGCCACGCACGACGCGCTCGTTGGCCACGATCATGTCCGTGAAGCTGCCCTCGCGGATGCGGTCCCGGATGAAGTTGAGCGACTCGGCCGCGGTCTTGGTGGTGCCGTCGGTGTCGAGCCGCTCGACGAACCCGGCGTTCATGTCGCGGGCGCTGGTGCCGTCGATGCTGCTGTTCATGGCGATCCTCAGAAGAAGTAGTGGTCTGGTGGGGGGTGGAGTAGGAGGCATGCCCCTCAGCGCGTAGCTGAGGAGACTACTGCAGCCCGTAGATGACGGAGATGTCGTCGGTGCCGTAGATCCGCGAGACGCGGCCCACGCACCAGCCGGCGGAGAAGAGACCGAGCACGCGGCGGACGACGCCGTAGGCGCCGGGGCTCGCGCCGCCACCATCCCAGTCCCACACCGAGACCTTGGAGTTGACCGAGAGGCCGGACGACCGGCACAGCTTGGTGCGGAACTCGAAGCCGAGGGGGCCGCGGATCACGTGGCACATCTGGGCGACCTGCGCGTCGTACCGGCCTTCCTCGAGGAAGTACAGGAACGAGGGAACCGTGCCCTCACCGTCCAGCGTGTCGGGCGTGGTGACCACGTTGTTCCCGCCGCGGGTGTAGCGGTTCGCCGTGCCGGACGCGACCAGCTCGAGGAACTCACCCTCCACCAGCGGACGGTCGTCCGAGGGGTTGAAGGGATTGATGGACGAGCTCTCCCCCGAGCCGGCCAGGTACGGCAGGTCCTTCGTGATGAGCTGCGAGTAGCCAGGGTTCAGGATGGTGACGTACTTGCCGGCCATGTTCATTTCCTCGGTGGGGAGATTCTGCCCCTACTGTAACGCAGGGTCAAGGGATTGCGGTGGAGGGGTCAGGAAGAAGGCTGCCCGGTGAGGCAGAACTGGGTGAAGGAATCCGAGGCCGCATCCCGCGAGGAGCTCGTGGACTCGTCGGCCACGCGGGCCATGTCCAGACGCCCGCCGCCGGCGAGCTTGATGGATTCGCGCACCAGGCCGAGGTCCGGGTACTTCGCGATGGACGCGATCTTCTCGTCCATGCTGAGCTCGGGAGAGAGCCCCCGGTCCTCCATCTCTTTCGCGAGCACGCGCACCTGCTCCCCGCGCTCGTAGCCGGCCACCTTCTCGCGGAGGGAGACGTTCTCGGTCTCCAGAGAGGCGCACTTGGTCGCCAACTCACGGAGGGCGCGGGCGGACTGGACCGCAACGGCAGCAACACCGTCGATATCGTGGGAGCTCATGGCGTCGTGTCCTTCGGAGGGGTGGGAGATGCTGAACCGTTCAGTAGCCCGCTCGGGGCCCGTCGGCGAAGGAACTCGCCTACGCGACGTGCTCGGGCTTCCTCTTCCGTCTCCGAAGAGCGGTCATCGATCGATGCCGTCTTGGGGAGCACAGAGAGTGTACGGAACGCGGCGGCCCGAGGGTCGTCCGCACCCGCACACTTCTCGATGTTGGCGAGGATCTGGCGCATCAGACTGAGAGGCTCTCGGCGAAGAGGATGATGGCACGGGCCTCGTCACCGAGCTCACCGGCCTCGGCGATCTCGGCGAGCTCGGCGTAGTCGTAGAGGGACGCCTTCTTCTCGTCCTCCTCGGCCTTGGTCTTGGTGAGGAAGCCGCCGAACGGGTTGAGGGCCTGACGCTTGTCGTCGTGCTTCCGTGCCTGGTACGCGCCGTGACGTGCGATGAGGCGATGGATCGTTCCCGTACCGCCGGCGAGAATCGGCATTTCCTTGTCGTAGGTGTCAGCCGCGTGCCGGTGACCCGTGTGCGCCTCCTCGATGGCACGTCCGTACTCGGCGTTGCGCCTGTGCCCGGCGTCCGTGAAGGCGATGGACGCCTCCTTCTTCTCGGCTTGTTCGGCCTTGGTCTTGGTGAGGAAGCCGCCGAACGGGTTCAACGACTGGCGCTTGTCGCCGTGCTTGCGCTCCCGGTATTCGGCATGCCGTGCCGCGAGACGGTGGCCGATCTCGCTCATCCCTACGCCCTGGAGGTGCCCGAGAAGGGGCTGCTCGCGGGAGTATTCCCGGTCCGCGTTGATCGCGCGGCTGCGGGCATTGGACTCCGCGCGCGCCGTTGCGCGCTCGTACTCGTGACCGGCGTCCGTGAAGGCGATCGCCGCCACCTTCATCCCGCCTTTGGCGTAGGCGTTGGGGAACGCAGCCTGGGCTGCGGCGCTGGAGGGGCCCGTGTCACCGGCGTGCGCGAAGAGCTTCTTCAGACGCTCGCGGGTCGGGAGCTTGGCCTCGCGCTTGGTCAGAGCGACCATGCCGGCGGCCGAGCGGAGGGCCTCGATGTTGGAGTTCTCGTTCTTCGCGGGCGGAGCCGCGGCGTTCTCGCCGGCGACGCTCTGCTTGGGCCCAGGAATGGACGCCGTGTCCGCGTTCTTGGTGAGCATGTCGAGGAGGGTCATGCCCGCCGCCTTGGTGCCGGTCTGGTCCAGGGTGGCCTGCGTGCCCGTGGGTGCTCCGGACTCCGCGGGGGAGTTGCCGCTGGCCTTGCCGAGCGGCAGGATCTTCTTGGCGCCGGACTGCGGGGGCACGGCCTGCGTGCCCGTGGGGGACTCGCTCTGCGCGGGACCCGGCACCTTCTCGCCGCCGGCGCCCTTGAAGAAGTTCTCGACGACGCTGCGCCGGACCTGCCCCTCGGGAGTGCCGTCGTCGGCGGCGCTCAGCGCGATGAACTCGTTGGCGTCTGCCAGCTGGTGCGCCAGCTTGATCAGGTCCGGGCTGCCGGCCGAGGCCGTTTTGTCGGATCCCCCGGCCGTGGTGCGGGCCTTCTTCAGAGCCGCTTCGATGATGGATTGGACCGACATGGATGCCTCAGGCGAAGATGTTGGGGGGAGGGGTGAGGGCCGCCGGAGAAGTGGCCTTGGAGATCTGCTTGAGCCCCGACACCGCCGGAGCAGTGGTGGCGCTGAGCAGCTTCTTCGTCGCGCCCCCCGCGATGGCAGGGTGGGATGCGAGGCCAGCGAGCTTGCTGACCTCGTCCACGAATGCCGTCAGTTGGGGCAGCGACATCACCACTACGATCCGTAGCCGTTCGCCACGAGCCACTCAGCCGCGAGGTCGGTGGCCCGTTCTTCGACGAGAACGTCGATGACGGCGTCGGCCGTGGCCTCCTTCCCCTCGGAGGCCTTCGACTTCATGTGGTGCGCGAGAGCGGCTCCAACGCCGCCCGCGGCGAGAGCGGCGCCGCCGCCGATCGTGGCTGCCTGCACGCCGCGTCCGTAGCCGCCGGTGACCGCCTTGCGGGCGACCTCTCCGCCCTGCCGGAGCTTGTTGCTGATGGTGTGGGCTGACCCCTTGCCCGGGACGTGCACCATCTCGCCACCCGCGGCCGCGTTCTTGATGAGGCTCGCGGCCTTCTGTAGCCCGGCCACGTCTCCGATGTCGGCGAGCTGGCTGAGGATCTCCACGTCTTCGACGCTGAGCTGCACACCGGCCGTGGTCTCTTTTTCGGCCTTCATGTGCTTCCGGAGTGCGAGCGCCCCTCCGCCTACCGCGAGCGCTCCCACTCCGAGAGCAGCGGTGGTCTTGGGGTTGCGCCGCATCTTGCCCAGCGCCGAGAGCCCGAGGTCCTTGACCTTGCCCATGCGGCCAGTGTGCGTTGCGTTGCCCGCGTCGTCGACGATCTTGGACTTCGCCGCCTGCGTGAAGTAGTTGCCCTGGTCGTCCGTCGCGGCGATCTTGGCCAGCTCGTCGGCGTAGCCGCGCGCCATCTGACGGCCGAGGATGTCGGCCTCGGCGAGCTTGGCCTGGGCCTCCTCGACCTCCGCGCTCTTCTCCGCGGTGACGGGCTCGAAGCCGTTCTCGGCCATGACCGGGAGGATGTTCTCGAGGAAGAAGCCGAACGCGTCGGAGAGCTGCTCCTCGGTCGCACCGGAGAGGTCGAGGCCCTCGGCGCTGGCCTGCTTGTCGAAGAGGGTGATGAGGTCGTCCTCGCTCAGCGAGGCGATCTTGGCCTCGGTGGTGGGCTCGCCACCACCGACGATCGCCGGGAGGACGTTCGCCTCGAAGTGCTCGTAGAGCTCCTCGAGCTGCTCCGGCGCGAGCTGCGAGAGGTCGATGTTCTCGGCGCTCGCGACCTTCTGGAAGATGCGCACGCTCGCGGCCTTCTCCAGGTCATCGGCGCTGATGTTGTGCTGGGCCAGGGTGTCGGCGAGGGTGGTCATTCGGTTCGAGCTCCAGGAGGGTTTCGGTGGGATGGCTTTTCGCCGGTCGCCGCCAAGGTCTCTATCCTATGATGGCGGACTACCAGTGTGCAAGATGAAGAAGAAGTGCGGAGACGGCATCGGCAGCGGCGGCGGTCTTACTGTCGAGAGAGAAGGCACCGGAACGAGCACCCAAAGGCACATAGCTCCAGTCGGCATCTCGCGCCAACAACCCCATCCGGTAGTCGTTGTACATCTGAGATACCTGATTCAAGACCGGTTCATCCACAACGCGCTCGGATCGAGGACCCACGAGCGGTGGTGGTGTCAGGATCCGTACGTGCACCGCACTCGGAGCAAACGAGCGTCCCTGCAGGACGGAGCCGAGCAGCTGTACGAGTCGCTGTAGATCACCGGTGGCGGGGATGTGTGGAATCCACCGGGGCTCATGGTACGGGTCGCGCGGGGTGGGCTGGAACCGGAGTCCCTCCAACGTGCAGTGGTCGGACAGGGCGTCCTCCCCCATGCCACGCAGCGCGCACTGCTGGAACTCTTCGGGGCGAAGGACGATCCCGAGGGCCGACAGTCCGGACAGCCCTCGCCACATGCCCGGTACCGAAGAACTGCACTCGTCGTACACGCGCTGCGGAAGAACCGGTGTCAGGCGTCCGACGTGGTCGCGGAGCAGGGCGTACTGCGTGCTGTCCGGTGCCGGTAGCCGCTTCGTCATGGTGGCCCACTTCGCGAGCGTTCCGAGCTTCTCCGTCGAGCCCATCTGGTCCATGCGCGAGCGCAGGATGGCGACTGCACGGTCCCGCTGGGCCGTGGTGACGCTGTGGCGATCGCTCAGGTCTCTCGACGCCTTGCCCTCCCAGAAGCGGAGCTCGTCCTCCGAAACTGTGTGGTCGGAGACCGCGGCGCGCCGGCGCAGCAGCTCCTCGGCGTGCTGCATCGCCTTCGCCTCGGCGTCATTCTTCGAGACGGGCACCGCCGACAGCGCTTGTGAGATGGCCTCGCTGACACGGCTCTCGTTCGGACCGCGAACGCGGGAGTTGAGGACTCCTGCCACGGCCAGTCCGAGCCGCTCGTTCCGTTCCTCGAGCGGACTGGCAGGAGCGTCTGCGGTCACCTCACGAGTCGAGAGACTCGCCCCCGGCTGGAACAGCTGGTTCGTGTACGCGCGGGTGCCCTTCAGCTGCGAGGTGATGTTGGCCATCACCTTGGCGGATCGCTCCGCGCCGATGAAGACGTACGAGTCGTCGAAGAAGCGGGGGTAGTCGTTGTAGACCCCGCACATGCGTCCGTCGCCGAGGATCGCCCGCATCCCGTAGGGAGGGGATGCGCCTTGGCGCACGTGCAGGCAATAGTCGGCCGGTGAGCGCGCGTAGTGGTTGCAGATCGAGCACCGATCGTACGGGACCTTCGCGCCCATCGAGGTGTCCGGGAACTCCCCGCCGGCGATCCGGTCGTAGAGGTCGACGGCCCCCAGGCGCGCGCACATCTCACGCACCAGCTCCGACACAAGGACCACGCGGTGCATGCGTGCGTCCCAGAACGCACCGAGGACGTAGCCGTACGCCTTCTCGGGGTCCTTGTTCACGTGGTGGCGGAACCGGTGGGCGTTCATGAACGTGGGGTAGCCCCACGCGAGCATCCCCCAGTCGCCAGCGCGCTCGGTCGAACTCGCCGCGCGCCGCCGCGCGTCCACGTCCCACACAGGGATCCGGTCCCAGCCGGGTGGCGTGTGGAGGAGGCCGCGCTCGCCGAACCAGTCGCCCCGGAGGTTGAACCCGACGTACTCCCCCGCACCCAGCGCGCTGTTCACGAGGTAGAGCCGGTCGGACTGCGGCTGGATAGACTCGATGAGCTCCAGCACTTCCGGCAGGTGCTCTCCGCCCGCGACCTTCTCTAACCCCGCAGACGCACCCAGGCCGTACCGGGTGCCCGGCTCGACCAGGTGGATCAGAGGACGGCCCTCGGCCGTCTTCCCGTGGAGTTGGAAGTACTTCTCCATCAGGGCATGAAGCGGCGCAGGCTGGGGTAGAGATGCTGAACGTCCCCGATGGAGGGCGGGATCGACTGGCCTGTCAGCGGGTCCATGTACTCGTTGAGTACGGCGCCGCGCAGGATTGCCTGCGGGAAGAGGCGCTCGTCCTGCCGGTTGTGGCCCTTCTCGTTCTCCTCCCGCTGGAAGGTCTGCATCCGCTCGGCGAGGGAGATTCGACGGCCGTGCTCGGTCTTCGAGTCCCGTTCAGAGGCGGCGCGCGCAGCGGCCATCTCCTTCACGCGGTTGGCCATCTCCTTTTTCTTGAGGTTCAGGTTGGCCTGGGCGATGCCGCCCTGAGCACGCAGCTGCTGGGTCTGCAGCGCACTCTGGGCGTCGCGGTTCTTCTGGTTCTCTCCGAACTGGAAGGCCTCCGCCTGCGCGCGGTCGCGCGCCTTGGCAGCCTCCTGGAAGCCCATCGCCATGCCGGCGCTCGTGGCGTCGCGCATGATCTCCTCGCCGATGTGCTGCTCTTCCGGACGGAGACGCAGCAGGTTCCCGGCGAGGTCGACCTCCATGCGCAGCGTCTTGGGGTCCAGCGAGTCCCGCTGCCGCAGCACCTGGCCGAGAAGGGAACCGCCCGCGAGCGGGTCGCTCGCGATGTGAGGGTTCATGTGCCGGATGGAGTTGTACGCGAGGTCGATCTCGGCCTGCGGGTACTCCCGCAGACGCGGGAAGGTCTGGAGGATCTTCTCGAGGTCCTTCTTCTTGGAGTACCTCTCGGTCAGCGCGCGAGCACCGGAAGAGAGCGCGTGCACTCCCATCCCAGCAGCACCGATCGCACCGCTGGCCGCGAGCCCGTGGACCATGGCGTCGCGCGTCGACTGGCTGGGGTTGAGCTTGCCGAGGGCCGCCATCACCGACGGCGGGAGATTCAGGGCCTCCTTCTTCATCCCGAGCATGCTGGCCAGCTTCACGCTCCGGGCGGCGCCCTCGGCGCTGATACGGCCCGACCCGTGCGCAGCCAGGATCTCGACGAGTGTGGTGTCCATTCAGAATCCTCGGTTGGTGGTAGGGGCGGTGCCGTTGGCGTAGTGGTAGTCCTGGGACATCCGCCCGGCAAGCTGCGGGACCTGGGATCCTACAGCGACCGTGCTCGCCCCGATGAGCCCCGCCCGCATCAGCGGGTTCGGGGCAAGGTGCCCGGCAGCGTTCCAGACACCCTTGCCCGTCGCGGCCAGACCACGCCCAGCCAGCGACACCCCCGAGGAGATGAGGCCTGCGGACTTGGCCCACTCGGTGAGCGGACCCGACGGCGCTCTACTGGTAGAGGACATCCTGCAGCTCCCGCTCGACACGTTGCATCTGGGTGCGCACGTCCTGCAGCGCGATCTCTCCGTGGATCCGGTAGCCGCGAAGCTCCGCCACCTTGATCACCTGAGAGCGAAGGGGGTGCCGCTCGTTGACGAACAGCCCGTTCAGGCTCGCGACCTTCTCACCGCTGAGGGCGACGCCGCGTCGGGCGAACCCGCGCAGCAGGTCCGTGGCGAGACCCTCGAGCACGAGGTCGTCCTCAGCTCCTGCAGACTTGGCGAACTCGAGGCACGCGGTGACCACTGCCATCGCCGGCACGCCCTGGTGGACGGCGTGTACTGCGCCGTTGAGGAGGTCCAGGAAGGCCACCTTCTCCGAGCCGACAGCGGTTGCCAGGTCGACACGAAGGGCGGTCTCCGCCTCCTTCAACTGGACACGCGTGTGATGAAGCGAGGCGCGGGCCTCCTTCTTCATCCCAGAGCGGTCGGGGGCGACAGCACGCATGGCCGCGCTGAACGCGTTCTGTACCGGCGGCGCGCGTCCGGCCAGAGCATCAGCGTTCTTGTCCATCGTGGTGCCTCCTGCGCGGGGGGCACTCGCCACCTTCGCGCTGAACGAGTCGAGGCGCCGCGCCCGGATAGCGGACGCGACCTTCTCTGCATCGGGGGGATCGAACGAGACCATGCGGTCGGGCCCGGCGCTCCCACGGAAGGACTGCTCGAAGATGTCGTGGTAGGTCATCTCGCAGATGCGGCGAACGTGCTCGCTCGTGAGAGGCGCATCCGTGAAGGCGGACGCGACCTTGATGACGGCCTCCGTCGGAGAGCAAGGCGTAGCAGAGCCCGGGCTGAGATAGAGCGTGGTCGCCCGCCGGGACAAGTCCCGCAGGGAGTGCTCGGTCACTTCGATGAAGTGGGTCATCTCGGGTTACCTTGTCACCTGTACGTCCGAATATACCCTTTCTCGGACACGCGCACGGGAGTTCGTGATGGCAGAGGAGGCGATGTCGATCGAAGAAGCTGCTCGGCACCTCGGTGTCACGCAGCGGTCCGTCCGAAAGTACATCGCCCAAGGGCTGTTGTCGACTACCACGACCTCGGGGAGCCGCCGCAAGTGGCTCGCTCCCCTCGAGGTCGAGGAACTCCGCAAGGACAAGATCCACTCGACGGTGAGAACCCCCGCTGCGCGGCAGGGCGAGATCCTGGAGATGCGCGCAGCGCTTCGACGACTCCGCTCCGAGATGGACGTGATCCTCCGGGTCTTGGACATGCACGAGACACCGCTGCGCCTCGACGCTCCGACCGCGCGCGCCATCTACGAGGCTGCCGTCGCCGACCTGCACAAGACAGGCTGGTCCATCGACAACCTCTCGCAGTGGGCGGAGATCTTCATCCAGCTCAACGAGGAGGACCTCGCCATCGTCGCCGCTGCGGTGGCAGAACCGCGGCCCTGGAGCACGTTCTTGCGCCTTTGCATCACCCTCATCGTCCACACGTACGAGCACCCCTCGTACAAGACCGACGTGGACCTGCAGATGATGCACCGCCGCCTCACGGAAGGACGCCGGCGCCTCCGCGTGACCGCGCTCTGCTACGACGACCTGTACAACACGGACCCGGATCGGGAACTGCGTCGCGCAGCGTTGCTCGACTCTCCCGCGTCCATCCGCGAGTCCCTGCTCTCTCGCGCACGGCAGAAGGGGCGCGAAAAGTCGGCATAAGAATCCTGGAAGTCAACATCACTCCAGGAGTTCTCATGAAGGATGCACGAACCGCAGCGGCGGATGAAGTCGATCGCGTGGCACGCGGGGGAGAACCTGCTCGCCCCGCCCGGGCACCGCGGTCCCGGAAGCCCGAAGCCCGCGAGACTGCCAGTACGCCGGCGCCTCCCCCAGCGAGCACGGGGCCCGATCTCCGGACAGAGCTCGACGCCATCGCCGGTGCCCTCAAGGACCTGCAGAGCAAGTTCGGTACGCAGTCCCAGGCGACGGTGGACCAGTGGGCCGAGCTGGAGGGCCGCGTGCGCGCCCTGGAGGAGCGCGCGGCTGTGGTACCGGATGTGACCCCGGACGAGCACATCGCGGTGCTCACCGCGCAGGTCACGGACCTGCACCAGCAGGTGCGCGAGCTGTCCGCGCTGGTGCGCGCCCAGCAGCAGAGCGACGTGCGTCCCTCCCGGCAGAAGGTGGGCCATCCGCGGCTGAACCTGGGGTAGTGACCGCTACTCGCTAAAAAGACACCAAGAACCTGGCATAAGGTAGGTGACAGCAATCACCGGCTGCCTTCCCCCGTCCATCTCATCTCACAGAGGTCAACATGAACGCCATCAGCAAGCTCGAAGTTCTCCGCCGCCGCCTGTTCGGGTACAGCGCCCCGGTCGCCACCGCAGCAGCCACCGTCACCATCCTCGGCTGGGCGGTGCCCGCCGCCACCCAGTACTTCCGCGGAGCCCCCGTGGTCCTCTCGATGAAGGTCATCATCGGGGCGACGGTCGCCGTGGTCGTGGTGACCGAGGCCGGGTTCTGGTTCCTGGGCCGCGACGTCGAGGTGCACGCGGCAGAGAACGCCCGCCAGCTGGGCAAGCTCGGCAAGAGCATGGTCGAGGACGAGAACGTCCGGAAGGCCTACATGGCCATGTCCGGCAAGACCGACGAGGAGCAGAAGGCCTTCGGACAGTCTCTCGTTGACGCGGCCGCCAAGCCGGTCAAGACGGCGGACTCGGAAGAGGAGGAGCCCGCGGCCGAGAAGAAGCCGGCGGGCAAGAAGGCCGCGGCGAGCTGAGCGGGAGAGGTCAGGTGACAATCGGGAGGGGGGCCACAAGCCCTCCTCCCGTGCGTCTTCTTAGTCCGCAAGGCGACGGTCGATCGCGGCGTTGGGGACGAAGATGTCGGGGCGGGGGGTGTCCAGCATGGATGCGCACGTCATGAACAGCAGCGCGTGGAAGGAGTCGTCGGTGTTGTTCGGCGACTTCTTGTACTGGGTCATGTGCATGAACTCATTGTACTCGGAGAAGATCGAGAGCATGTCGGCGGCGAACGGCTGCGAGAAGTCCTTCCACGCGGGGAAGCGGTAGACGTTCCCGCGCTTGATGGCGTTGAAGAGCGCCGACATCACCTCCGAGCGGTGGATGATGTAACGGCCCAGCTGGGCGTCCCACTTCATGTAGACGCTGGGGGTCGAGTACTGGAAACGCACGATGCGCTGGGATCCGTACTTCCGCAGGAGCTCGTCGTTGGGGTGAAGACCGCCGCCGTAGTCAACGCCGACCCTGGCGAGCTGGAAGGTGTCGATGATGCGGCAGATCTTGTCCATCTGCGCGCGGATGTCGGACTCCGCCCCCACGAAGCGGTGCGCGAAGATGACGCGGAACTTCCCGCGGTAGTACCCTCCGACCTTCATCACCGTGTACGACTTCGAGCTGTCCTGTCCCCAGTCGATGCCGCCGTAGAGGGGCACGCCGGCGAGCTTCTCCTTCCACAGCTTCACGTTCTCCGGGCTGAGCCGCTGCTCGTCGTCGCAGTTCAGCTGGATGTCGGCCGCCGAGAGGGGCCGCTGCCCGCTGTCGAACGAGAGCCCGAGGCACTCGTTGAAGAACATGGCCCGCGGGTAGTCCTGGTACTTGGTGTACAGATCCTTCCAGTCGATCCACGGCACCATGAGCTGCGGGATCCGGAACCCCTCGAAGACGCTCAGCGTGGGGTCGGGAGAGCCGGTGCGGACCCACTGCGCCTGCGGGTGCGCCGCGTTGATGCGCCCTCCGCACTTGTCGCAGATGAGCCCCAGCTTCCCGATGTTGTCCTCGCCGAGGATGTTCCAGTGCCAGGACCCGGGGTCCTTCGGCACACCGTGGCGCTCGCAGGGGACGGCCCACTCGTTCTGGGTGGAGAAGTTCGACCAGTAGTGCTCCATCGGGTTGTCGAGCGTGAGCGGGGTGCCCGAGTAGATGAAGTTCCGGTAGGGGGAGTGGGACGCCGCCTCCTCGATGACGGGGATGTTCTCGAGGTGGATGTGTTGGATCTCGTCCAGCGCCACCAAGTCGGCGCGAAGACCACGGCACCGGTCCGCGTTCAAGAACGCGTACCGCAGGGTCACCGTGCTGCGGTTGATCGCGCGCTTCTCGAAGACGTTGTCCGTGAGGTGCGCGGGGAACCAGCGCCGCAGGTCGGGAGACGTCTCGAGGAGTTCGCGGATGCGGGTCTTGCTGAACTCCTGCGTCTGCTGCGCGGAGGGCGAGACGTAGAGCGTGCGGAAGTGCGGGATGAGGCAGCTGACCGCGAGGATGCGGTTCCCGAGGGTGGTCGACTTCTCGACCTGCCGCGCGCACATCAAGAGGACGCGCTTGCTCGGGGTGTCGTAGATGCGGCGCAGGTACGGGCGGTGCGTGAAGTCGAACGGGACGAGCGTCTTCGTCTCCGCGTCCGGCATCAGGATCGAGGTCTCGACGAACTGGGAGGGGGACACCTCGAGGAGGTCGTTCGCCCCCCTCATCGCGTCCGTGTACTCCCACGGGGAGACGTCCGGCACGGGGGGCTCGTAGTCCCACTCGTTCGGGTAGTCCTCGAGGACGCCGTCGGAGGACTCCTGCCTGATCAGGCGGAAGACGTCCAGGGGATCTGCAGACCCTAAAGGCTTCATGATCTTGCCATAAGCCTGTACTGGCAACTCCCGCCAGCTACAACAAGGATCATCCATGAACCACGTCTTCACGCTCGGCCTCGAATGCCGCCTTCTTCCCGCCTCCAGCCACGCTCAGGATGGCGAAACCATCTCCATCCCGCCGCACTGGACCACCATCGCGGTGTTCGGCGGGGTCGACAGCCGTGGCGTGCCTCGGATGTGGTCCACCATGCCTGGGATCGTCGGGCGCGACAGCAGCATGGAATCCGCGCGCGCGGCCCTCAACAACACCCTCCGGCACTTCCCGATCGACGGGGGCTCCCTGCGTGTTCGTGACGGCCGGGTCTTCAGCGCCGCGATCAACGACAGCTCTCCGCTGAAGCAGTACCACCTCTGGGTCCCCCCGAAGGACGTGTTCTGGGCGGGGCCGAACGTGCCTGTCATCGTGGACGGCCAGGTCATGGGCGGCGGTATCGGCCTCGAGTGGGACGTCCGCACCCGCATGCTCCACCTGGTGCCGTACCTGGCGGCGACGGTGGTGGAAGAGCACGACGACGGGAGGAAGACCGCGGTGGTGGTGCCAGTGCGCTGGATGACTCCGGGGGACCCGAAGTCCGTCCTCGAGAAGGGAGACGCTCCCCTCAGTGAGATCGTCCCGAAACTCCACGCCCAGCTCCGGAGCCGCGCTGGGATCGGGTCCCGTGTGACGCTGGAGATCCTCGCCGAGCCCACCCCGCACTACTCGCTGCTGGAGGTGCACGCGGATACGACCATGGGTGCCGCGTTCAAGGAGGCGGGATTGAGCGCAGTGGATCCGGACATCCTCTCGGCGGTGCGCGACGGGCAGGAGATGGCCGAAGCGTGACCGGTCTCGTACCCTCGCTCGCCTGGGTACCCCTGTTCGCCGCCTCGGCGAACAGGGCCCTGGACGGCGATCTGCTTGACGCGCAGATCGTTCAACGGACAGACCCACTCCAGTGGGTCCTGTTCCTTACCGCCTCCACCACGTGGACCGCGACGACGTCCACCTTCATGCGCCAGCTCCTCGAGAGCTGGTGCTTCGTCAACAACGCCGAGCTCGACTCCTCCGGGATCGGGAACCCCCGCACTCGGTGGACGGCACTCATCCTCATCCGCGGTCTCGGGCCCGAGATGAAGGTCAACCCCTACGAGGAGGACAGCGATGTCGCTCGGAACGCGAGACGTAGACTCCATCTCCGACCCAAGGTTCGCCGCTGAGATGGCGCACGCCAGGCAGGTCTGGCTTCAGGCGATGAAATGGCGCGAGCACGAGGTGCGCAACGTGACCTACCCCCTGCGCTTCGTCGTCACCCCTGACGGAGGTGGCGGCCTTGTCCCCGACGTCCCGGAGACGCAGATCAGCAAGTACACGGAGGAGGTCCGGTCCTACTACACCCAGGGACTCACCTACCTCGCCAACCCCGACCCGATCTCTGTGAAGCTCGCGTACCAGTGCTTCATCCGGGTCAGCGAGATCCAGCGGCGCACTCCGCTGCTGCCCGGGGAGTGGAGCGTGGAGAAGGACAGGAAGCGCTCACAGATCCGCGCCCCCGACCCCTGCCCCGACTGCATGGAGATGCGCCTCTCGGAGCAGATCGTCGATCTCGAGTCGAACTGCATCTGCCCGCCTGACCCCGAGCCATACTGGACGGACAAGTACGGGACTCCCGAGAACCTCTGCGGGACGTGCGGGCACAAGCGCAACAGCCACCTCGGGGAGGCCCCGCTGAAGGGGATGCCGAAGGAGGACGACTCCGGCTGGTGCATGAAGCCGGCAGGCACCTGCATCTTCGGCGGGTGCAAGTGCGCCGCCTTCGTGGAGCCAGGATGAAGACAGCGCAGGAGGAGGTTGACGCCATCCTACGTGCGCAGGTCTCGGGTCTCACCCCGAACCAACGCGAGGCTGTCCGCGCAGACCTAAGTCGGTGGCACGGCCTCCTCTGGTCCCTGCTTCTCGATGTTCCCGAGCAGGACATCGAGGTGATCCGGCAGGGCCTGCTGAGGGTCCTGTGAGGTACGCAGGTGTGGACGAGGTCGGGTACGGGGCGTTGGCCGGGCCGTTGGTCTCCGTCGCCGTCGCGGTCGACGTGAACGTGCCCTTCGGCAACTTCCAAGAGTGGTGGCCGGTGCCGGGGGTCCGGGACTCGAAGAAGACCACGCCGGCGCAGCGCGTGGAGATCATGTCGCGTCTGATGCCCTACCTCCTGGAGCGCCGCGCGGCCGTGGGCATCGGAGAGATCTCTCCAGCGGACATCGACAAGCACGGCTACAGCAAGGCACTGTTGTGGTCGAAGCTCGACGCGCTGAAGGTGCTCAACGAGGAGGCCCCGGTGGACCTGCTCGTGGTGGACGGCAACATCATGCTCGAGGGGCTGCACGGGATCGACCAGCGCGTCATCCCGCAGGCGGACTCCTCCTTCTGGATCGTGGCAGCGGCCAGCATCATCGCGAAGACCTACCGCGACGCCATCATGTTGGAGTTGCACCGAGAGTTCCCGCTCTACCGGTTCGACTCCAACATGGGCTACGCCGGCGGAGGCAAGCAGACCAGCGAGCACATCGCTGCGCTGCGGAAGTACGGCCTGACGGTCCACCACCGGAAGAAGGCGTGCAGGACGGCCCTCTCTTGAGAGGGCCGTCCCTTTAGCTCCGATCCAGCCAGGTGACGGTGTACTTGGCGTTGTCGCCGACCGTCACGCGGTTCGCGTCCACTGCAGTCCCATCACCCTGGTACCGCCCGCCGTACTCGAACTCGAAGGTGTCCCCGCTGAGGATCGGGATAGCGCCCTGGTTGAGGATGTTCACCGTGGTGTCGCCGCCGCTGGCGATGACCCGGATGAGGCCCAGGCGGTGCCCGTCCCCTATGTCGAGGCTCCATCCCACCGCCGTGGCTGTCTCGTCACCGGTGCCGGCCTCTGTCACCAAGCCCACGGCCCCGGAGCACTCCAGGTACAGGGCGGACACCGCGGTCACGATGAACGTGCTGTTGTTCGCCCCGTTGGTGCAGCCCGCGAAGGTGACGTGGTCTCCGACCTTGAAGCCGTCCGTGATGTAGCTGCCGGCGGAGCGCGTGAAGCGCTTGGTCACCGAACTCACCGCGATGGTCTGCGCCCCCGTGGTGCCCGCCACCTCGCCCACGATCATCCCAGTCGGGTCCGCGTCGTCGTAGAGGACGTCGAAGTGGCCCGAGCTGTTCAGGTACATGAAGTGCACGTCCTCCGGCCCGTAGCCGTTGGCGGTCATCCAGGTAGCCAGAGCGTGCGCGGATGCGAAGGTGTTCGAGCGGAGGGCCATGTGGACTCCTACAGGTCGGCGAGCGCCTGGTTGATGTACGTGGCGAAGCCGTAGACGTGGTGGTCCTTGTCGTAGCTCAGCGTGTCCGCAAGGCGCGCGGCCTTGAGCGCCCAGCTCTCAAGCTCCGGGACCCAGGAGGCGGAGAAGCGCCCGGTGTCGGAGAAGTAGACCTCGACGAGTTCGCTGAGCAGCACTCGGCCGTCCTGATCGCCGCGCAGCAACTTCCGCTTCTTCGGGAAGAGCTGGAAGATCACGTCGCCCTGCGGCTTGAACACCACGGTGACGTCGCAGAACTGACCCTTCAACTCCTCGCGGGCGTCGAGGGAGAACTCGGCACGCTTGAAGAGGTCGACGCCTTCGCTGAACGCGGTGAGCATGGCCTTCTTGTTGAGGGGCGGCTGGTCAGTTCCGGTCATGCGGTCTCCTTGGAAGTGGCGATCATACGCCTCCCCCTATCACTCATGGTCCCAGTCGGAGCAAGCTCCTTCATGGAAGGCACCGTCTCGGCGTTCGGCACGACGCGGAACTTCTCGAACTTCCGGAGCACGTCGGCGAGGGCGCTGTCGCCGGCCTCGATGCGCTCGTCGATGCGCACCAGGCTGCGCGAGATGGTGGACAGCATCTCCACCTTCTTCTCAGACGTGGGCAGCGCGCGCACCTCCTGGAAGGTGAAGTAGAGCTCGTCGTGGACCTCCTCGAGGACCTTGCGGCGGTCGACCTCGACCTTGATGCCGGACCTGTAGAGGGCGAACTGGGGTCCCGAGATGCGCGCGGCGGCGTACTGGCCTTGCAGGTCGCGCGTACGGCCGCGGTCATCCTCGCGGAAGTAGTTCGCCCAGTCGGCCGCCCCCATGATCTCCGTGTTCCAGAAGAAGTGGCGGAAGTCCGCGACCGCAGACTCCCCAACGGCGTACCCGAGGTCCCGAAGGCGGAAGGCGATCTCGGCGTGACCCACGTTGCCGATGAGCATGCGCTCGACGGTCTCCCTCATGCGTCGATGCGCGACGATGCCGGACATGCCCTCCACCGCGGCATCCTGGTGCATCAGCGAGTGCACTTTCTTCTGGCGGAGCCAGCGCACGGAGGGGGCGTGGTGAGGGTCCCACGGCCGGAAGTCTACGGGCTGGCCCTGCATGTCCGAGATGGCACGGTCGACCTGCGCCTTGTCCATCCCCGCGAGCCCGCAGACCTCCAGCGCAGGAGTCAGTTCCTTGCGCGGGTCGTCGAGCAGCAACACCAGGTACCTGGCGTAGTAATGCGCGGGGTGTGCGAAGACGTTGCCTGCCACCAGTCCCTCAGAGCTTGTAGGTCTTGAGGCCCTTGAGTCCCGCGATCACGTCCTCGAGCGCGGTCATGGCGCGGACCACGGCCGACTCGGGCACCGACTGCAGGCCGAGCTGCGTGGCGAAGACAAGGCCCGCGAGCTTGCTCGAGGTCTCCTCGAGATCGGGGATGCTGTCGACGAAGTCCTGGATGTTCTCCGGGTTGATGAAGCCGATGGAGAGCAGGGTGTCGAGGGAGTCCACGCCGACCAGCGTGCGCGCCTCCTTGTGCATCTCGATGGCCATGGCCTCCTTGAGCAGGCAGGGGGCCTTCGGGATCATGTAGCCGCGGGTGCCGAGGTCCGCGAGCGCGTCGGCGAAGGCCTCCTTCACGACGGTCGAGTCCCTCGACAGGGTGCGGAGGCCGTACATGCGGATGGGCTCCCCCGTCGAGGCCGCCTTCTCCATGACGGCGAGTGCCAGGTTCTGGGGCATGCCCGCGGCCGCGAGGTAGAACAGGGCGTCGGGGATGTCGTGGTCGCCGGAGCCGACCTTCTCGAACACGGGTCCGGAGAGCTTCGCACCCTGGAGACCACCGTACCCGTCCGTCCACGCGCGCACCGTGACCGAGCTCGAGAAGGACGCCGTCTTGGCCTGCTGCATCGGGTCCGCGCCGGTGTTGGCGCCCATGAGCTGGATCTGGCCGTTCAGCGGGAGCCAGGTGTAGTCCGGCGGCATCGCGATCTCGGAGGGGTTCGCGGCGACAGGACGGACGAGGCCCTCGCTCGGGGTGATCTGAACGGGCTGCCCCTCCATCGTCGTCGCGGAGTAGTACCGGACACCCTCGACGCTGACAGAGTTCGCCACGTTGAACGGGATGGTGGCGATGATGCCCCTGCCGTCGGTCTTGTAGAAGACACCCATGCCGCGGGGCTCGGACGGACCCTCGGGCAGGCTGTAGCTGACGCCGACGAGCACGCCGGCCATGTCGGGCTGCAGGGCGAACGCGCTGCCGTTCACGAACAGCTTCATGGGCGTGGGCTGCCCGGTGCGCGGGTCGAAGAGGGAGGGGATCACGTAGCCGACCGCCTGGTTGCCCGCGGTGTCGGTCACCTTGTACATCCCGAAGCCCTCGATGGGTGCCGGCACCTCCTCGAGCGGGTCGGGCTCGGCCTCGACCCCGGTCATCGTGGCCACGCCCTGCTGGTCCGCAGCCTGGAGGGCCTCGGGAGGCAGCGCCTGCTGGGCCTGCGGGACCGACATCTCCTGCTGCTGGGGCTGCACACCGTCCGGGGCAGCCGCCCACTTCACGAGGTAGCCGAACTCGATGGGACGCACCTGCACCACGTCGAAGCGTCCGCGGTCTGCGAGCTTCGTGGCGCCGGCGACCGTGATCTTGGAGCCCGCGCCCTTCGACGCGATCTTGGAGAGCGCCGCGAGGACCGTCGGGCATCGGGGCAGCATCTCGGCGACCGAAGCCTCCTTGAAGATGCCCTCGAAGACGTCGAAGTCCCGCTGGCGAATGGAGCCGGCGAGCTTGGCAGAGAGGCTCATGTGGAAGTCCTCGAGAGGAAGGCCCGGAGGCTGGCGGTCTTGGGGGGCAGGGAGGGAGTCGGCTCCGGAGCTGCCACGGGAGGGGGCGCGGCGGGCTCTACCGCGGGCGCCGCAACCTGCTGTGGCGCGACCTCAGCCTCTTGCAGCTGGGCCTGCGGGGCGGCGCCCGGATCGTGCTGCTTGAGCAGGTACTGGTTGGTCTCGTGCTTGCTGGCGATGGCCATGAGCATGTCGTCGATGCCGAGAGAGAGGCCGCCGCTCTGGTCCATCGTGCCGTACGCGTTCATCAGCACTTCCTGCACGGCCTGCTCAGCAGCGAGGGCGGCCGCGAAGATGCTCGACCCCTCCCCGATCCACTGTGCGCTCTGGGCGGACGCCTCGGCGAAGACAGCTGCGGGGTCCATCGCTTGGTTCCCGCCGTGGCCCACGATGCGCTCGGCGACGCTGTCGAAGTCCTCCTGCACGCCTTCGTAGAGCCGGGTGAACAGCTGGTGCGCGCTGTACGCGGCCTCTCCCTGGCTGGTCCAGTGCGCGAAGTAGTAGAGCTGGTGGAGCGCGAGCAGTGCAGACAGGACCGGTTGGAGAGACGCCGCCACGACGCCGGGGTCGGGGACAGGCGTGTGCTCCGCCGCCTTCTCTGCGCTGCGCCCCTTCAGGAGGTGGCGCGCGAGCAGCCCTCCGCCGGCCACGGCCCCAACGGCTCCCGTGGCGAGCAGGGCATTGCGGCCCGTGAGGTGACGTGCGAGCCCGCCCGTCGTCTTCGCGGCTGCCTGCTCTGCGGCAGGGACAGCGCGCGTGGCCGCGGTCGCTGCCCGCTCGGCGGTGGTCACCGTCGTTTCTGCGCGGGGAGCCACGTGCGCCTTCTGCAGCACCGCGGTGGGTGCCGTACTCGCGGCTGGAGGGGCCGCTTTGTGCACGGGGACGGGGGAAGGGGCGGGCGGTGTGTTGGTCCGCACTGCGGGGCCCCGAGTCGGAGGGGCCGCCTGCACCTGCGCTGCGCGAGGCCCAGCCACGGACGAGCTGGCCTGGGTCGGAACGTGCGTGTCATGGGCCATCGGGGCGGGAGGCATCTTGATGCCCGGGCGGGAGACCGCGCTCTCCTGCCAGTGACCCGCGTACGCGTCCGCCAGCTCGGGGGTCCGCGCCAGCTTGAGGAACCCGCGGAGACCGACCGAGTTGAGCTTCGTGAGGCCCATCGACACCGGGTCGCTCACGCGGCCGAAACCCGTCCGCTGCTGCCCGGGTGGGTAGATCTGGTCGAGGAGTCCGGGCGACTGCGGGACGCGGGCGGCGTCCGTGTCGAAGACGAGAGGGTTCAGCATCGCCTGCTGGATGCGGCTCTCGCCCATGGGATAGGTCTGGCCACCAGCCTCGAAGATGTAGAACTTCTGGAGGCGGCGGTCCTTGATGATGATGGGGACGCGGATCACGTTTCCGGCGGCCATGGCCGCTTCCTGGGGGCGGCTCTGCGTCTTGTTCTGGACCTGCGCGTAGCCGAGCGCGGCTCCGGCCTCGGGGTCCATCCGGTCGATGACGATCTCGATGTCGTACTGCGTCATGTACGGGAACTCCTTGCAGAGCTCCGAGAACACGTGCGCCGGCCACTTCTTCTCGTCATCCGGCACGCGAGAAAGCGCAGCGGCGACCTTCTCGGTGAAGAGGTCCGAGGGGACACGCTCCCGCAGGAAGAGCGGCTCGTGGGTAGCGTGGTAGCTGGTCATGGAGAACACTCCAGGCGCAAGGATAACTCCTGCGGGGGGTCTACGGTAAGCTGTCGTCGATGAGGGCGGAAAGCCCGCCGCCTCCCGCAGGTCAGATGAGGGCAGGAACCAGGGCTGTGTCGGACTTGACCTTGGCGAGCTCGTCCTCGAGGTCCTTCACGCGGCCGCCCATCGTCCCCGGAACCTGGTTGTCGACCTTGGGCAGCGACCACGGGTTCGAGGATGCGCCGGCGTCGTAGAGGGCGACGGACACGGCGGTCGAGTACAGGATCGACGTGAAGGTCGACGGGGTGAACGGGAGCATCGAGTCCCCATTCCCGTCGACTGCCAGTAGGTTCCCGTCTGAGACCTTGGACAGGACGTAGTCGGGCCCCGGGTGGTCCGCGAACTTGATCGTCCAGTTCAGCAGGGTCAGGGTGATGCCGGTGTAGGTCCCGCCGCCGAGGTTGTCCTTCCCCGTCGCGTTCGCGATCTTGGGGATCTCCATGTTGACGATCTCGTCCTCGTAGTCGCGGATCGCGTTGATCAGCTCCTGCACGGTGCAGACAATCGGGTGGACAGCGGTGTCCACCTCGATGATCCGATTCGCCTTGTCGAAGGTGATGATCGCAGACATGCACCGATCCTACGTGACGATGCCGTCGGTGGTGCGGTTGGCCGCCACCGACAGGCCGGTGGAGGTGACGGTGCCGGGGCTCTCGAAGGGGAGGATGCCCTTCTTGCGGACGCGCACCAGCACATCCCGGTTGGAGGCGTAGAGCACGGTCTTGGACACCGAGGTGCCAGCGGCCTGCTCATCGACGAACGGGGCGTATGCCTTGGTCGTGCCGTCGTAGTTCGCCGTCAGCTTGTTGATGACGAAGGTGTCCCCGACAGTCCAGTTGCTGGGGAGAGCGGCGGTCAGGTGGGTGGCATCGGCGATGGCGGTGACGATCCCAGACTCGCCCGTCTGGGTGTTCGTGATCATGTCGCCGACCTGCACGTTGGTCACGAAGTCGCTGGCCGCGTCCTCCAACGTCGCCCCGGTCGAGCCCGCGTCCGCCGTCCCGCCAGGCACCGCGGTCAGGGTGAAGGTCGAGGTCGCCCAGCTCGAGTAGCGATACCGCTGCTTCGTCGTCCCGTGGACCACCCGGAGGGCGCCGGCGGGCGGCGTGTCGATGGGGATGGCCGCGTTGATGATGAAGTCCGCGTCCCCGATGTCGTTGTCGGCTGCGTGGCTCGTGAACACAGCCTCGTCCACGACGCCGGCGTTGGCGCGGAACACCGACACGCGGTCACCCGAGACGACCGAGCTGACCACGATGTTGACGCTCGCGTAGGGGGCCTGCCCGACGCCGTTGGAGTCGATGACCTGGTAGCTCTGCGAGAGCGCCATGCCCTCGACCCAGACGCCTTGGGCGCCGAACAGCTTGCCGCCCGCGAAGGTGCCGAACGGAGCGGTGACGACCGGCGAGTAGCCCGTGTACGCCTGGATGTAGTTCTCGCCCTTGACCTTGGTGATGACGCCAGCGACGACCGTGTAGAAGTCCCAGAGCTGGCCGTCGTGGGTCAGGTACTTGAGGTACTCGTAGACCTGGGCGAGCGTGCGGCCGGCGTTGTAGAGCGCGCCGCACTCCACGATGACGTCGTAGGGGTTCGCGCTCTGCTGCTCGAACGCCTTGGTCATGGTGTGGGCGGACTGGAGGTTCTGGTTGGGGGAGCAGGTGGCCCCGCTCTTGTCGCCGGTGACCGTGACGCCGTTGAGCGCGGTGTTCGTGCAGTTCCCGAGGGTGAGGGTGCCGCTCGCGTCCTTGAGGACGATGCCGCTCTGTGCGCCCGCGCTCCAGGTCACCCGCTCGCCAGAGGCGAAGGTTCCTGTGGTGCCGCCGTGGGTGACGGTGCCGTTGACGAAGGCCACCGTGATGTCGTCCCAGCCGGCGACGAGCGTGGTGCTCGCGGCGTCGAGCGTGCAGGAGCCTTCGGAGGCGCCGCTCACCACGTCGTTGTCCACGAACGCCTTGTAGTAGGGGGTCCGGTTCACGCCGAACACGGCGCCGTTCACGGAGCAGACGAGGATGCCGGCTGCGCCGTTGTCCTGCTGCCCGCGAAGGAGGCGCTTCGCCCCCGAGAGGGAGCCGGTGAGGACCTGGGCCATGGACGAGAAGTTGGCGCTCTGGGCGTCGTAGGTGAGTAGCGTGTCGCCGACGACCCCGTTGGCCACCGCACGCACGGTCACCCCAGAGCGGATGTTCTCGTCGTTCGCGAACACTCCGCGCACGTTCCGCAGCTTGAGGATGCCCGTGGTGCCGTTGTCGGTGTCGAGCACGAGCTCCGCGGTGGCGCCCGAGGTCTGCCCGTTGAGGCGCTCGCCGTTGACGAACGCCGAGGTCTGCCCGTCGTAGAGCAGGTAGTGCTCCCCGGTGTCCTCGTTGAGGTCGTCCGAGGTGCCCAGCGGGATGGCGTTTCGACCGCCGGCCGAGAGGTCGATGGAGAAGTGCGAGAACAGGTCGCCCGACTGCCGGGCCAGCACGGTGGCCAGGCCGCCGTCGATGAGGGTGCCGGCCTCCTTCACCTTGAGGAGCACGTCGATCTGGCCGGGGTCCCAGTTCGAGAGCGCGGACCACTCCGCGACGCGAATCTTGTTCTGGTAGACGTAGACCTGGGGCGCCGGGGAGCTCTCGATGGTGCCAAGGGTGTAGGCGTTCGCGTACAGGTCCTCGCCGGTGGTCGATCCCGAGGCGATGGTGACGCCTGCGCCGGTGCCGCCCGTGATCGCCATGGTGCTGCTCGCGGCCACGGTCGTGCCCCAGCGAATCCACCACTTCCGAAGGACGTTGTCGTAGGCGATGAGGTTGCCGGTGTTCCCGCCGTCGTCGGTGACGAGCTTCCCGATGTCCGAGCCGATGGCGCCGACGTAGCCGCCGGCCACCAGCGTCACGACCTGGATGGCGTTGAGGTAGCCGGAGGTCTTGATGGCACCACCGGACAGGTACTGCACCGACACGTCGTCGATGAACCAGCCGTTGATCATCGTGTACTCGGTAGGCGTCTGGGCCGACATCGGCACGGTGTCGTCCATCTGGACGATCTCATCGAAGGTGTCCATGAGCAGCGTGTACAGGGCGTTCACGGTGTAGACCGTCGAGCCCGCGTTGTGGTAGACGCGCTTGTTCGTGTAGTCGATGAGGAAGTCGGTTTCGATGCCCATGGGAGGCTCCGGTCAGGATGTGGGACTATACCGCGCAGTCATCAGGGCAGGCGAGCGCGTAGAGGTTCTCGGTGTTGACCACGAGCTCGACGCCGATGCGCGCCGCGAGGTCGTAGCGGAACACGCAGCCGCAGCAGCCGCATGTCGCGCTTCCGACGTTGGGCTCGTTCGCATCGTCTGGGGTGGAGACGATGACGAAGGGGATCGCGAGCTTGTCCATCGGTGCTCCTACGCTGCGAGGGTGTCGGGGGTCTGGGAGATGAACGCCGAGGCCCCGGAGCGGGTGATGGGCGCCTGCGTCTCGAACGGGAAGTACTTGGTCGCCGCCGACCCCTTGCGGACGCGGATGATGATGTTCTCCGGGGCGCCTGGGTAGGTCACCGTCGGCTTCTCCGTCGAGCTCGCGGCCGTACCCGTCGCCAGCAGCGTCACGCCGTCGGCCCGGAGGATGCTGTACCGGCTCCCAACCACGAGGTTCGACAGCGTGACCGTCACCACGTCCAGCGGGTACTGACGCTGGATGCCGTTCGCGTCGTTCGTCGTGATGCCCTGGACGTGGAGCGTGTGGATCGTGTTGTTCGTGGTGTCCGTCGTCTCGCAGGTGATCTTGAGATTCAGCTTGAACCCGTTGGCCTGGCTGACGCTCGCCTCGAAGGGGAGCTGGTTGAAGCGCAGGGTGCCCGAGACTGCCCCGCCGTTCGCGACGTTGACCGTCACCGTCGTCCCGTTGTCCACGCTGGTCACGCGGGCCGACGCACCCACGTTCGTCCCGAACACGTAGTCCCCGACCTCGACGCCCACGGTGTTCGTCATCGTGATCGTGAACTGGCCGACGGTCCCGCCGCCACCCGTCCGGTTGTAGTGCAGGTTGTGGTAGCTCCCGAAGCCGGCCCCGTCGTTCTTGTCGATCTGGTACTGGACGCGCATCCGGTCCTTGATGGTGCCGCTCGCGCTCGCCAGCGTCTCCTCGAGGATGGTGAAGCCGTTGTACCCGATGACGTAGTAGGGGAACGTGAACGTGGCCGTGTCGCCCGAGTTCGGCATGTAGATCAAGCCCGATGCCGTGAACTTCGCCGTGCCCGTGAGCGCGACGTAGGGGGCGTCAGGACCGACCGCCTCGTTGAAGTGGATGCCGATCTTGCCTGTCGTGGTCGCGTTGAACGTGTCCCAGAAGATGTTGTCGTAGGACGCCGTGAACGACGTGACGACTGTGCCGAAGCCGCGGCACCCCTTCTGGATGCAGCTCAACCATTGGGCTCCGAAGTTGTCCGCGGCGTCCGCCCACACGTTCTGGAGGAGGATGTTCTTGTCGCCGTTCGTCGTGGAGTAGAGCCCGTTGGCGTTGTCCGTGTAGACCCGCTTGAGGGTCACGCCGTCGCAGCCGCTGCCGGTGGTGAGCAGGAACCGAGTCTGGTTCGCCGAGCCCAGGGTCAGCGGGGCGGCGGCCGTCCCCACGTTTCGCAGCTCGGTGCGGTCGCTCGCCGCTACGGACAGGAGGCCGCCGTAGGCGTGGACGTTCGTGAACCCGCCCCAGTCCAGGCCGTCAAGGAAGGTGTCGCTGGAGCGCCCCGCGACCGTCCAGACGTGCATCGTCGGGGTCGCCCCAGACGTGCCGGAGTGCCGCTGGATGTACGTCGTGGTCGTGAACGTCGTGAACGAGCAGGTCGTGATCAGGGCGCCGCCCGTGATCCAGCACGTCGTGAACGTCGTCCGCACGCAGGAGTTCACGTTCAGCGAGTAGCCGGTCGCGTTCGTGTTCAGCGTCGCCTGGCCAAAGCGGCAGCGCACGAAGTTCAGGTCGGTGCAGGTGACAAGCGAAACGCTGTACTCGCCAGCTCCGATGGCGCCGCCACGCCAGAACTTGCAGTCCGTGAACGTGCCACCGTTGAACTGCGACGAGACGATCAACGCCGCCGTCTCTTGCGGGTTGATCGGGCTGACGCCTCCGCTGTTCCAGATGATCGGCGTGGCGCACTCGCCGAGGAACAGCACGTCCCCCCACGTCACGTTCGTCATCGTGATCGAGTAGCATTGGTTCAAGCTGGTGGCGGCCGTGTTCGCGCACCAGTTGCACTCGGTGTACTCCATGTCGATCACGGCGCCGCCGGACGTGAAGAACTCGAAGCGGGTGGCCGGGGTCGCGTTGGGGATGACCGCCACGGTGCGGGCCGCCGTCGTGTTCGTCATCAGGAACACGTTGGGGACCACCACCCGTCGGCCCGCTCCCGGCAGCTCTCCGATGCTCGTCGCCGCTGCGTCGGCGCCGATGCGGATCACCTTGTTCGCCGCGTCGCACATGACCGCTCGTGAGCGTCCGTCCGTGCCCTGGTTCGCGGTAGTCCAGCCGCCGTTCGCGTTCGTCGTCAGGCATGGCCAATACTCGAACAGCCCGCTTGCGACCGCCGTTTCGATCCACACCCCGCTGATCCAGAACGCGGTCTGCCCGGAGCAGGGCAGCGCCATCGTCTGGTTGCGGTTCCCGCTGGTCTTCCCCAGCTCGAACCAGGCCCCGCGCGTCTTGAACGTGCCGAGGCGGCGAACCGTGATCGTCCCGTTGTCGTCCGCCGAGAAGTCGATCCAGCCAACGATGTCCACGGTCTGGGAGATGACCTGTTCGTTGCCGTTGCCCGTCTCGTCCACGAGCCCGGTCGCCGCCGAGAAGGTCAGCACCGTGGTCGTGATCGTCGTCACGACGAAGGTGCCGTTGTTGCCCCCGTTCGTGAAGCCGCTGGTGACCACCGTGTCGCCGAGCTTGATGCCGTCCGCGATGAAGTCGCCCGCGCCGCGCGTGAAGGTCTTGGCGCCGGCCGCCACGGTGATCGTCAGGGCCGCGCCCGTGTCGCCCAGCGCGACGGCCCCGATGCCGCCCAGCGTGCCGCCCTTGTAGGTGCCTCCGGTGACCTGGCGCACCTTGATGAAGCCGGTTGGGGGCATCCCCGCGCCAACCGCCGTCGGGGCCACGTCGATGGTCGCCCAGACCCCCAGCAGCTTCCCGCTCACCCCGCCGATGGTGATGGCCGTGTCCAGCGCCGGGACGTTGCCCGAGCCGGTCTTGTACGGGATCAGGCGGACGCCGCTTCCGTCGATGCGGAACTCGCCGCCCGTGTTCGCCGCGATGTCGATGACGCCTGGGGGGCCGGTCGCCGTCGTGGTGTTCGGTCCGAAGCGGCAGTCCCCGTCCACGATGAGGATCGAGCCCAGCGACAGGTTGTACGTGTCCCCGCCGGCGCGGGTGGTGTACGCCGTGTCGTGCCAGTAGGTGGTGCCGCCCGAGGCGAGGTTGAAGGTTGCCACGGACCCTCCTTAGCCCGTCGAGGTCATGGGGTGTATACCGAGGTCGTACCGTCCCACTTCTCAGCAGCGTACGTGAGCGTCCGGACAAGCGTAGCGCCGTCCGAGATGCGTGTCAGCGTCGACGTGGTCAGCTTCCCGTCCGTGTACGCCAGCGCCTTGCTGAACAGCTTCACCAGCATCGCCGGAGTCTCCCAGATGTCCACCACCGTCAGCTGCCCCTGAAGGTTGTAGGTCGGCTTCTTGAAGTTGCTCGCGTTGGCCACCTTGAAGGCCAGCTCCATCTCGAGCGCGGGGTCAGTCCCTCCGGGGGTACCAGGATCTCCTTGCGGCCCGGGGTCCCCTTGAGGCCCAGGATCCCCCTGTGGTCCAGGGTCACCGGCTACTCCTGGAGCACCGGGGGTACCTGGGGCGCCCTGCGGTCCCGGGTTTTCGAGGAGCTCGTCGTAGAGCACCTGAGCGAGGAGTTCCGGCAAGCCGTCCTGCGCCAGTCGACCCGGGTTGAGGCGTCGATGTACGCGCTGCCGGATGGATGGAAGGTGCGGCCCGGGCATCTACTCAGTCTCCAGCGCCGTCGAGGTGTAGGCCGCTGCGCTCAGGGAGGCGAGATGCTTCGCGATGTTCGTGCTCGGCAGTCCGAGTGCGGTACAGAGTGCCATGACCTCGGTCCAGGCAGCCGCGGCGTCAGTGCTGAAGGCCAGGTCCTTCAACACCTTGGTCTTGACCCCGGCCTCGGCACCGACGGAGGCACCGGCACCGGCCACAGCCATCTGCATGCTACCTGCGATGAGGGTCACCGAAGTCCCCTGAACCGCGACGGCCGCGGTCCCCGTGATCGCGATCGTGCCGTCCTTCGAGACGTGCACGGACGCGACCGGCGCGCCGCCCACCACCACGTCGACCGTCACGTTCCCAGTCGTAGAGAGCTCGACCTCGCCGTCCTTGTTCGCCGCGAGGGATGCTGCTTGGACGAGCGACGCCTCTTCCGCATCTCCACTCGAGAAGACCTGCACGCGGAGGACGGGCTCCGAGATGGTGGTGTTGGCGTCGAACTTGCCGATCTGGATCCTGGAGACGTAGGCGCGGTCGTCCGCGTACTCCTTCGCCTTCAGGTCCACGCGCGTTCCCTGGTGGCCGTCCGGGTCGAGCTCGGGGCGGTCCACGTCCCAGCGGACTGAGCCGCCGAACACGTCGAGCTTCACCGTCTGGGCGAAGGAGTGGATCGTGCCGGTGCGTCCCTGGTAGAGCGTCCGTGCGAGCGGGCCTCCGAAGATCTCCGTCAGCTGCCCTCGACGCACGAAGAGCCCGTTCTGGTCTCGTCCGAGAAACGCCAAGTCGCCGGGACTGAGGCGCGGACGATTGCTGGTGGTCGTCGGCTTGTTGGCCTCGGTCGAGGTGACGTTGTCCCTGCGCGGGTAGGGCCGGTAGGCGACGATGAACGCGGACGCGTCCCCCTCGCTCGGCTTGCAGACCCACACCAGCGCACCAGGCTCGGGCATCACGAAGATGCCATCTCCGAGGGGGTGCAGGTACATGCCGCCGAGTGGAACGTCGCGGAAAGTCCTCGAGACGTCGCCTCCGCCGTCGGTCTTGATGACGCACGTCCACCTCAGTGGGTCGACGTCGAGGATCCGCCCCGCCTGGATGAGCGCAGGCGTCCCCGCGCCCCCGCCCGTGGACTTGCCCTTGTTCGGGAGGTCATGCGTCCCCTGCTTCTTGGTCGTCATGATCTTCCTCGTGGGCGGAACCTACTGCTGGCGAGGGGCGGACATCCGACCGGCCACTCCCGCGGCCCCCATACCGGCGAGGCCAACGCCGGCGACGCCGGCTGCGGTGCCCGGGTTCGCCGCGATCCCCTTGCCCAGGTTGCGCACGCCCTGTCCGGCGGCGTGGAGCATGGCCTGCCCCTGCGTGGGGACGCCCTTCGACGCCTGGAAGGCTGTCCGCTGCATCGCGCCACCCACGCGCCCGACCTGGTGCCCGACCCACTTCCCGCCGGCGGCGACGGCCTCTCCGATGCCGGAGGCGAGTCCCGCGTCCTTGTCGAAGCCGGCCTGCTTGTAGATCTCGTAGACGCTGGCGACCTTGTCGGTCGTCGGCGCAGAGAGGGCGGTGTCGTAGAAGGCTGCGGTTTTCTCGAAGGCGTTCATCGGTGTGCTCCAGAAGGCGGTGGTGCGCGGGTCTTTGGTGGATGTAGCCCGAACTCTGCCCCGTGGGCAAGGCCGGGGATCGGGTGCTCGTGGATGTTGGACTTCCATCCCTGGGCAGCACCCTCAGTATACGTCTCCTTGAGGCGCTGATAGTTGAGCCGTGCCATCCAGTCCTCGGTTCCGGACAGTGGCACGAGCGTCATCGCCCGAAGAGTGGGGGTATGCGAGATGGTCTCGTGGCCTTCGCCAGTCGCGATGGCGTTGTGCTCGTCGACGGCAGAGAGCGGTGCCATATCCCCGCGGTGCCAGGGACTTCCAGGAGGCGCGTTGTGGACCTCGGTCAGGTTCGTCATCCCACGGACCACCATCTCCACGTTCCGCTGCCGAACCGTGCCTTGGTACGCGGCAGTGGCCTCGTCCGTGATGTAGTTCCGCGTCCGCCCGATGCTCTTGGTGTGCTCCAGGAGCTCGTGCGGGTCGATGGGGCCCGTGGAGATCGGGTCACCGCGGTGCACGGTAGCCCCCGTCTTGACGTTCTCGAGGAGGTGCCCCGTGACGACGCGGTGCGGCTTGCCCTCGATGTCGACCGTGAACCCACCGCGTGCGTCTGCGGAGATCTTCCCGACCTTGCCCCCGATGACGGCGAGCACCGCCTTGTCCGGCAGCTTGTCGGGGACCATGAAGAGCTGCTTCACCCGCTTGAAGGAGTCCACGGCGCTGGACTGGCCGGCGCTGGAAACACCGCCTGTGTGGAAGGTCTTCATCGCGAGCTGCGTGATGGGCTCGCTGAGCGCCTGCCCCGCGATGACCCCGAGGTTCGTGCCGATCGCGTGCAGGCCTCCGCGCTCGTTGTGCCCGTAGCACTTCGCGCAGACCCCCTTCCCCATCCTGCAGAAGAGGGGAGAGCGCACGACGAACTCGACGACGCCCGCGTTCCTCGCCTGCGAGACGAGCGCGGGGGTAATGAGCTCGCCCGCGTGGACGTCGACCGTCCCGATCTTCACGGAGTGCGCGAGGAAGCGCCCGACGATGTCGTTGTGGCCCAGGGACATCTGCTTGCCCTCGGTCGAGCCGCAGTCCTCCGCCGTGACCTGGATCCCCATGGTCGTGTTGACGATGTCCTTCTGGACGGCGCCGGGCTCACGGGTCCCCTGCGCACGGTCAAGCGTGCCCTTACGAGCTCCGTGCATCGACGCCCAGTACTCCGAGACGGAGAGCCCCTCCCCGAAGGACTTGGTGATGGGCACAGGGACGGTACGTCGGGCGAAGTCCTCGACGAGGACGGGCGCCAGGGTCAGCTGCGCAAACTGGTTCCAGTTGCCGCGGGCCCCGGACTGCGCCCACTCCCAGACGCGGTTGCTGCCTGCGTCGTACCTGACCTTGCCGACGGACTTCAGCTCTGCCTGCGCCCCCTGGTAGAGCTTGACGATCTCCTGATCCCGCTTTCGCGGGGACATGGGGGTGGCGTGGAGCTTCTTCTCCTGCTCGGCGTAGGGCTTCAGGACGCGGTCGCGCATTGCGACCCCGTCGTGGAAGTCGTTGATGGAGAAGGAGCTGCCGTTCAGGTAGGACAGGTGGTTCCCGAGGTCCTTCCACCCGTCGACCGTCCCGGAGAACCCCTTGTCGTGCTCCCGCGCCACCGTGGAGAGCATCTTCTCGACGCCATCCTTGTTGAGGCGAAAGGCCGAGTCGTGCAGGAGCTTCTCGTTCCCCTGCATCTCAGTCGGAAGCAACCTGGCGAGAGACAGGCGCCCCGCGGTCGTCTTCTTCCCGTCGATGGTGATCACGTCGGTCGGCTTGAGCTTCCCGTCGTGCATCATCTGCATCGCGCGCTCGGCAGTGGTGCCCGCGGGAACGGGAACCTCGGTGCCCCATTTCGTGGCCTGGTAGATGCCCAGGAGCGAGTCCTGCCCGGGGACGGGAAGCAGGCCGAAGTGGGTGGGCGAGAACAGGTTCTTCGAGGGGAGCATCTTGTGCGCCTCCTCCACCGCCTCGGCAGACACCGGGACGTAGAGGGCCATCGTGTCCCCGTCGAAGTCGGCGTTGAAGCCTCCGGTGACCAGCGGGTGGATCTTGATGGCGCTGCCGTCCACGATCTTCGGGTGGAAGGCCATGATGCTGAACTTGTGCAGGGACGGGTCCCGCTTCAGGAACACAGGCCGCTCGGACACCGCGCGCTCGAGCGCGTCCATCACCTGCGGGTGGTCCTTCTTCTCGGTCGCCCACTTCAGCGCGTCGATGGGAGTCTTGCCCGCTCGCACGAGCTCACGCACGACGAAGGGCTTGTACATCTCCATGGCGATCTGGCGGGGCACCCCGACTTGGTCGAGACCGAGGGCCGGCTCCGGCACGATCGTCGAGCGCCCGGACAGGTCCTGGCGACGCGCGAGCACGCCCTCCTGGAAGAAGCTCTCCTTGGGGGCGCCGTGGTCCTCGGTCTTGCCGGATAGGAGCTCCATCAGGCCCTGCATGTGCCGCGGCTTGCCGGAGCCGGGGCTGGTCGTCATGCCGGTCATCTTCAGGGAGCGGATGCTGCTGTAGAGGGACGCGCGCGCCTTCTGCATGTCCTCGTGGGGGGTGGAGGGCTTCGCCGCCTTGAGGATCCCGTTCGCGTGGCCGACCGCCAGGTACAGCGGGTTCCGATCGTCGAGAACCTGTGTTCCATCGAGTCCGATCGACACGCGTCGCACCGACGGCGGCAGGACGGGCAGGTACTTGTTCGTGTACGCCTCAAGGGGGGTGAGCCCGCTCGCCTTGAGGGCCTCGAGGTAGCGGACCTTCTTCATCGAGCGGCTCAGCGTGGCGCGGCTCGACTTCCCGACCTCAGCTTGGGCCTTCTTCAGCTCGGTGTCGACGTCGAGGGCGGCCAGCCGCTCGACGATGGTGTGGAACCCGGACTTCCCGTCGACGTAGCCCTTCTCACCCACCATACTGTTGAACTGGTTCTTGGTCAGGCCCGTCAGGGTCTGGATGGCAGGCTCGAAGAGCGGGCTCGGCATCCGCTCCGCCAGGGTGACGTGGCTCCAGAACTTGCCCTGGATGCCGCCAGTGACCTTCGGGTCGAACAGGCCGCCGTGCTCTTCGACCGTGCGCGCTCCACGCGCCACGGAGAGCTTCTCGGGCAGCTTGATCTCTCCGTTCGAGATGCCGCGGAACCCACGCTTCTCGTCGCCGAGCAGGTGCAGGTCCGTCAGCGGGGAGAGGTGGTAGTCGTCCTTCCGCTTCTCCACGTTCACGCCGAGGGCGCGCAGGTAGTTCTGGAAGTGCGACATCCCACGCGTGGGCTGCGGCGGCGGCAACGGGTTGCCCGTGATCACGGCGGCCCAGGCGGCGTTCTGGTCCCCGTCGCTCTTGAAGGTGTACGCCTCGCGGAGGTTGTGGTTGGCCCCGTGCGCGAGCATCGCGTACGTCGTGAGCATGTCCATCTTCTGGCCACCGCCAGGGATGCCGGACCCCTTCGGGGCCTCACCAGTGTGGGTGTACCCGGTCTCCATCGAGCGCGCGGTCGCCTTCTTCTCCACCTGGTGGTGGAGCTTGAGCATGTACTGCGGGCCGACCATGATCTTGCCGATGGACCGCTTGGTCACGGGGTCGAACATCTCCTCCGTGTCCGTCAGCCCGTGTTTCTGCATCTCCTGCATGACCTTCGCGGAGTAGTCGACCCCCGAGACGAAGTTCTCCACGACGTAGGGCTTGCCCGTCTTCTGGGCGATCTTCGAGGCCGCGGTCTCCAGGACCTGACCGATGTTCATGCGGCTCGGTACCCCGGCGGGGTTGAGCAGCAGGTCTGCCGGAGCGCCGTCAGCCGTGTGGGGCATCTCGTGGTCCGGCACGATGCGGCTGATGATGCCCTTGTTGCCGTGTCGACCAGCCAGCTTGTCTCCGACCACCAGCGGCTGTTCCGTCGCGATGTGGACCGTGACGTGCTTCCGGTTCATCGCCTCCGAGACGAGCACGCGCACGACCTTGCCAGAGTAGTCGTGGTCCCAGACGAGGGAGGCGTCCCGGTACGACTTCGCCAGCGTCTTGTGGATGCGCCCCGCGGCCAAGTCAGACTCATTCGGCTGCTTCGGGCTGAGAACGGCGACGAGGACGTCGCCCGTGTGGACGACTGTCCCCTCGCGGATGATCCCGCGGTCGTCCAGCTTGCTGACGTGCTCGGACGTGCCGCGCGCCGGCGTCGCATAGTCGCGCCACCTCGCCATCGCGCCGGGCTCCGCTCCGACCATGCCCGCGTAGACCGTGATCTCGAGCGCGTGCATGTGGTCGGACGACATGCGCTTCGCGGCGCTCTCGGACACGACGATGCCGTCCTCGAAGGTCAGGCCCTTCCAAGGCACGTACGCCACGCGGAGGTTCGCCCCGAGAGCGAGGGCCCCGTCCTTCGTGTAGTTCGAGTCCGCGAGGAGGGCCCCCTTCTCCACCGACTGCCCCGCCTTCACCACCGGGATGGAGTGCAGCGAGTTCTTCCCTCCGTTCAAGGGGAAGTGGTTGTAGGTGGGGATCTTCACCAGCCCCGACTGTGTCTGGAGGTGGATGGCTCCCGGCTCAACGTGCTTCACCACCCCTGCCTCAGGGGCCGTGTGCGTGACGAAGGACCCGACGACGTGCTCGAAGGTGCTGGTGCCGTCCGTCTTGACCTGCACGAGCGGGGCCTCGCGGTGTACCAGCGCGAGTGCCTGCTCCTGCTGCTTGGCCGCCATCATCGCCCGGTTGCCGTTGTTGTTCTGCAGGAAGGGGATGAGGTTCGCGCTGAAGGAGAGGAGCGCCTTCGCGGAGGGGAGCACGTACCGCACCTTGGACCACGGGCGCTTCGAGGTCTTCCGCTGCTCGTCGTAGCAGATGACCTCGTTCGCGATTGGAGTAGGACGGCCGGCTGTCCAGCGCACCTGGTCCGGGTACGCGACGATCTCGTGCTCGAGCTCCGCCGGCGTCGCCAGCACGAGCTGCCCGGCCTTGGTGTCGTAGACCTTCGTGCGGATCTCCTGCCCCGGAGATGCGCGGCTCTTCGTGCCGGGGCGGGCAGTCCCGCGCGTCAGGGAGATCCCGAGCGGCAGGTTGAGCGCGATGCCCGTGTCCTCCCCCTCGGGGGTCTGGATGGGGTCGATGAACCCGAGGTGGGTGGGGTTCAGCTCCTTCTCGACGTCCAGGTTGATCTTCTCGCCGCCGACGCCGCCGAACTCCTTGCCACGGATGGTCGTGCGCATGTACCCGGAGAGGAACTGCAGCGGGTTGGTCTGCTCCGGGCGCTGGGCGTGCTGGAAGGGAGAGAGCACGACGCGCCCGTAGGAGTTCGGCGACATGATGTCGGTGATGCTGTACTCGGGCTTGTCGATGCGGTCGTGAACCTGCTTCCGCAGGCTCGCCTCGTGGTGGCGAAGAGCCTCGATCACGAAGTCCTCCGTCGTCGCGAGGTACTTCGCGGACAGGGCCTGCCGGTCGTCCGGGAGCTCGTGCGCGGGAGGGTCTTCCTTCAGGCGGCCCTTCTGGATGGCGAGGAGTCGCCCGGACGAGAGGAGGAGGTTCTCTCCGTTGACGGTGGTGTACTCCTTGCCGAAGGCGGCCTTCATCGCGTCCGGCAGCACCTCCGTCTCCTGCTCGAAGTACTCGCGGATCTTCTCTGCGCGCTGCGCCGGAGAGCCGGGAGACCGGTCAGCCATGCGCAGGTGCAGCGCCGTGTAGATCTTGTCCACGTCTCCCGGCTTCGCCGCCTTGACGTTGTCGCGGAACACCTCGGGCCCCCACTGCCGCTCCATCGCGGCGTCCCCCACGTTGAGGACGCGGAGCACGGAGTAGAGCGGGATGTTCGAGTCCCCGATCGTCATGACCATCCGGCCCTTCACCGGGTCGTACGTGAGGTCGAACCCGTGGCCGCGTGCCAGGTTCCAGCGTGCCTGGATGTCGCCGTTCGACGCGATGCGGTGGTAGGCCCGCGACTTCGAGCGGAAGACGCTGTCGTGCTGCCTCTCCTGCCCGTCGATGATGTAGGAGTAGCGGCGCGTGATCTTGGGGAGGTTGGTCAGGGTGACGGTCGCCTCTTCGACGGTGTGCCCGGAGGCCTTGTCCACGAGGCGCAGGTGGCCGCGGACCTTCACGCCCCACGTCATGCCCGTCGTGCGTGCCTTGAGCTGCTCCTCCAGGTTGTCGATGTGGTGCGCATCCGCGGCAGTGTTGGACTTCTCGTCGAAGAGGACGTCCAGGATCTCGAGCCGGCGCGTGGCACCCTCGAAAGGGAACTGTGCCCGGATCGTCGCCGCCACCTGTCCCTTGAGGCTCTCGAAGGCGGCTTCCGGGTTCAGGTTCGGCATCGTAGAAGTTCTCCGCTATCCGGCATAAGAGAAGTGGAGGTGACCGTGTCCGACATATCTACCACGGGACGTCCGAAGGTGCCCCGTCAGAGGCGCAGCACCGCACCGCAGGGGACCGAGCTACGCGCTTTTGCGCAGCTCGTCGAGAACGCCGTATCAGGACCGAGCGCCGAGGCGCATCTGGGAGATGTTGATGAGTCCACTGGCATGGATGATGGTCTTCGCGTTCGTGGGAGGCGCGATGGCCTTCATCGTAGACTTCGGAAACTCGATGAAGGCCCAGAGGCAGGGTAGCCGTGCCTGAGCGGCGACGAGACTCCCCGCTCCGGCGGCTTCGAGATCGCACGCAGCTGGATGAACCCGCCGGACGGACGGCCCTTCGAGTAGACCCGACGATCCCGGGGGAGGGAGGGCTCCTCGCGTTCTGCCCCCTGCTCGAGCGCAGCACCAGAAGTGCGCGCGCTCGACTGCCGGCCGGCAGGTACAACCGCGGGGGGATGTGCGGGGACGTCAACTGCGGGGAATGTCCGCTCCTGTCGGAGGAACTGGGGGACAGGGCGCCGGACTACGTGTGGGTGTGCTCGACCTGCACCGGGGGGTTCGCAGTGCAGCCGTACTGGAAAGACGGGGAGTGCGACGCGTGTGGCGAGGCGAGCTCCGTCCTGATGTTGGCGGTCCCCCGGTAGGGGCCGCCCTTTAGCCCACAGTCCGGCTGGGGTCCCGCTGTGCTGCCGAGCGAGGCGTGGTCGGGGACTTGGCCGCGTTCATCGGATCTGCCGCAGATCCGGTGTCGTTCAGGAGCTGCACCACGAGCTGGTACATGGGCGGGTTCTCCATCTGGAGCTTCTGCAGCTCCTGGAACATCGCCTGCTTGCCGTTCTGCGCCTCCACCGTGCGAAGGTAGGCCGCCGCGCGCTGTGCGACGTACCGGAGGTCCATCCCGCCCTGGCCCATCTGCAGGGGCGACTCCATCCCAGCCATGGCGACGGGCGCTGCCGAGGTGTTCGGCGCTCCTGCGTTCTCGGCGTACATGGCGGGTCCCCCGGCAGGGGGTGCAGCGTTGGGGTCTACGGGTGCCGGCGGCCCGGCTGCAGCCGGGTCCTCGGGCGGCGCACCGGCCCCGGGGCTGCCCGGAGCTCCTGGCGCTGCTCCCGCCGGAGGCGCGGCCGGGCCGCCGGCTGCCTGTGCGTTCGGGTCGGCTCCAGGTGGCGCCAGCATCCCGGCGTCTGCCTGGGCCTGCTGGATCTGCATCTGGGCGTTGTTCTGCGCGAGCATCGTCAGCTCGTTGGCCTTGGCCTGGTAGCGCGAAGTGCGGAGCAGCGCTGCGCCCTGGATCTCGGCAGTCGCCAGCTGCGACTTCCTCTGCGCGTCGATCTGCTTCACGCGCTCGCCGGCGATGCGCTCGCTCTCGGTGTCCCAGTCCTCGCCGACTTCTTCCAACAGGCGCTGGTCCGAGACCTTCTGCGCCTGGTTGAGCTGGAAGTAGAACATCGCGCGCTGGAGGTCGTCCGCCATGCGGAACTTCTCAAAGCGGAACGGGATCGTCGGCCACCCCATGTGGGCAGCGACCTTGTCGACGACGAAGCGCGTGAGGTTGAAGCGCTCGATGTTGTAGCCGAGGAAGGTGTTCTCCAAGGCGCGCAGCGAGGTGTTCGAGGAGCTCCACTGGAGGCCGCCGTAGACGAACTCCACCGGGATGCCCGCACCGGCGAGCATCTGCTCGGCGTGGATGCGGAACTCCTGGTGCAGGATGAGCGCCTTGGCCTGCCCGCCGATCTGCTGGAACCCGATGTTCATGGGCAGGATCGGGATGTAGTTATGGTCCCGCTTCCACATGGCCAGCTCGATGTCGATCTTCTGCTTCCAGTTCGTCAGGTTGTACGCACCGAAGGGACCGTCGTTCCCCCCTGTGGTGGGGCCCGGGAAGACGATGCGCAGAGGGACGACGTGCTCAAGAAGGAGGCTCTCCTGCGCCTTCTTCATGACCTGCAGGTAGAAGGCGTCCTTGAGGAGCGGGAAGATCAGCGGCGATCCCCAGCCCTGGTCCTTCTGGGCGATGGTGGGGCGCTTCAGGTGGAAGAAGTTGTCCGGGTGGAAGAGGAGCGCCTTGCCAGTGCGGGCCGCCTCGAGGAACTGGTAGGGGAGGGTCTCGATGGTCTCAGGGTCCCCGAGCCTTACGTCGTTCGTGACGCTCCGCGGGAGCCGGTAGTAGTAGCGGCTGTTGCCGGTGACCTCGTTGTGCTTGATCTCGACGTTCTCGGGGTTCCACCGGACCAGTCGGGCCCCGCGCACGTTCCGCGGGTAGGTGTCGGCCTGGTCCGCGTACTCCTCCGTGTGGCACTTCCCGCAGGTGAGGAAGAAGCGCCCGTTCTTCCACTTGTAGCGGCTGCGGTTCTTCGAGGCGCGGTACCGCTCCTTGCAGTTCTTGCAGACCAGGTACTTCTCCAACTGGAAGAAGACGCTGGCGAAGCCGTTTCCGTAGACGTTGTAGTCCAGGCCGATCTCGACCTGGAACTGGCGCAGGCGAAGGTGGGCCTCAAGGCTGGTGTAGAGGGACTTGAGCTCGCTGTCGTCGGTCTCCCACACGAGCGGCGTGACGGGGTACTCCGCCATCTTCTGACAGGCGACGTTGATGACGGGGTTCGTCAGGAAGTAGAAGCGGCACCAGAGGTGCAGCTGGTGCACGTTCTCCGGGAGGAACTGCTGCGCGACGTCGAAGAAGGGCGACGGGTACCGCACGCCGTAGCCGCGGCTCGTCCAGGAGGCCGTAGTCGAGCGACCAGAGAAGCGGGTGGGGTCGGAGCTCATACGACTCCTCGAGCGACGGGTGTCCCGCCCCCAAGGTGAGGCACGACGCGGTTGGGGGTACCGACACCTGCGCCGATCGCTGTCGCAGGCGGCTTGCGCGCGGCCAAGTTGTCAGCTGCGCGGCCGACCCGGCTGGTGACCGCGTCGGTGAGCACCGCCCCGCCCGCCTGAACGCCCATGCCGCGCAAGAAGCCTCCGCTCTGCGCGTTCATGTAGCGCATCCCGGCCACCGAGGAACCGATGCGTCCCGCGGCGACGGCAGTTCGCTCCCCGAGACCGATCTGCCGCCCGGTGACGGGGTCCACCTTCGTCTTCATGGTGTGCACCGTGTCGGCGGCGGTCATGGGCACCATGAGAGCCGTCATGCCCGCGGCCAAGGGACCCTTCTTCATCTCCTCTCTGCCGGCCTGAACCCCCGCCTTCCACGCGCTGGGGCGCACCGTGCCCAGTGCGGCATCCCCCACGTCGTGAGCGAAGTGCTTCACGGCACCACCGACCTGTGCGGCGTGCCCGCCGGCCCAGGCCGCTGCGCGGGTCCCCAGCCCAGCGGACTTCTCCAGCTCGCGGAAGCAGGCTCGGTACATGAGGTGGTCTACCACGCGGACTCCCCGGACTGCCCTTGGCGTGCGTACTCTACCGCGGCGAGGATCTTCCCGGTGCAGATGTCCGTCTGGTTCTCCTGGAGCGTGCGACCGGGGTGGTCGTGCAACTCTTGGAGCCTCCGGACGATCGGACCTGTCGGATTCTTCTCGAAGTACTCGATGCTGCTCCCGCGGCCCTTCGCGAGCTCTTCCGGGTCGGGCGTCCACCTGCCGAGCTGGCTCGTGTCGAAGCGGTGCACGCAGACGTCGCAGAGACCGTCGTCAACGAAGACCGGGGACGTGTTGCCGCAGTCCTTGCACCGGTAGCTCAGCCCGCTGGCGTGCCGGGTGGCGAACTCCAGCGGAGGAGGCAGGTACCAGACTCCTGCTTGCAGCGCCTGGGCGGCGACGTAGCGCGCGACCTCCTCCGAGAAGGGGACCGTCTCGACGAGCTTGCCGAGTTCCTTCCGGATCGCCTGGGCGACCAGGACGGCCCGCATCATCAGGCCAACGGACAGCTCCTGGTGGTTCTTGAAGTCGGGGATGCGCCCGTTCAGCGCCTGGACCAGGAAGTGGAAGTGCTCCCAGTCTGTCCAGAAGGTGTCGCTCACCGCGATGGCAGCACCGCCGACGGCCTTGCTCATCGTCTGGGGGGAGACCTGCACGTGGAGCTCCCGCTCGAGCGTCATGCGCAGCGCCGTGTAGTCCCACGTGAGCCACTCGACCCCGAATCTGGACGTAAAAGCTCTCATAAGGGCGAGCGGGGATGCGGTTGGATCCGCAAGCAGCCGCACGAGATCTGCAGTCCCGTCGGCCATTGCTACACCTCGCGGGCCATGCGGGACACCAGGATCTTCTGCTCGAGCGGCATGGCCTGGAAGGTCGAGACGGGAGAGGTACGGAAGCGCTGCCAGACCTCAGGGGTGAAGACGCTGAGGAACCTGGACCCGCCGGTCGGATGGGTGGAGAACACGAAGAGGTCGTTCTCGTTCGTGAACTCGGCTCCGTGGTTCCAGGAGTAGGCCGCGATCTTGGTCGTCGAGTAGACGCAGCGCACGGGGTCCGCCAGGTCGTCCCCGTAGCGGTCCCCGCCGGCCCAGCGCAGGTGCGCCAGCGCGTCCAGCTCGTAGAGGGACTGGACCACGCTGTCCGGCTCACAGGCCGACGCGATCTTCGCGAGGGTCCTGTAGCCCTCGGCCACCTCCGGGTCGCTCACGTAGTCCAGGCGCCGGTGCATGGCGGAGGAGAACCCGCTGCTCAGCTTCTCGCCGGCGTACTGGTAGAACCGGTTCGGGATGGACAGGGGGACGCTCTCGGCGGCCTTGATCATCTCGCAGGCGACGGCACGCCGCTGGAACGGGTCGAGGTCCGCCCACCGCTCCTTCGCCTCGGCCACCTTCTCGAAGGGGCTGGAGGCGGTCTTCTGGGTGCTGCCCTGCCGCGGCGGGTTGTAGCGAACGCGGCGGGCATCGACGATGTCCCGTCGGTCGGTCTCGGAGAGTGAGAGGTTCGCCAGCTTCTGGATCTCGCCTGGCACCTCGAGTCCCCAGTCCCGTGCCAGCGAGGACAGCACGGCCGCCGCCGTCTTCACCGCGGCACGGTTGAGGTACGGCTGCGCGTTCTCGAGGTACGCCATGGAGACGATGACGTTGCCGGGATCGTGGCAGGCGTACTTCCCGTGCTCCTTCCCGTCCGTGTCGATGAGGAGGAGCGCGTAGTCCCGCGTCCTCATCTCTGCCGGTTCCTTCCAGGAAGCGGTCTTCACGAGGGGGTTCAAGTCCTCCGCCCCGACCCGGGACAGGAGGAACGCGCCGGAGTCGTCGGCAATGTCGAGAACGCGCATCGGGTACCTCAGACGGAGGGCAGGTGGGGCAGACCCTAACATACCCCGGTCATAAGGGGAGTAACCAAGGAGGGCTCTAAGTGCCCAGACACGAGGACCAATCAAGCAACCTCCGGCGTCCGAACTGCTTCGGCGATCCGCGAGAACACGACCCCCGAGACCGGACATGCGAGCGCTGTCGCTGGGAGCAGACCTGTGCCGTCATCGTGAAGAACAAGCGCCGCGACGATCGTGAGGATCGCGGGGACCGGCGAGAGGACCGGGATACGAGGAGGGACGGGCGCCGCGGGCCCGGTCCGTCGATCGCCGTCAACCCCGACCCCGAGTCCTACCTGGAACGTGAAGAAGCGTCCCTGGGCTTCTTCGAGGCCCTGATGTTCAACGGCGTGCTCTCCGGCGCCCGCGCGGGGCTGGTCGAGTCCGTCTTCGCCCTGGACCAGATCCCCCGGGCGCCCTACGAGGATCCGTTCCGCGAGATCATGAAGAAGCGGACCGCCGCGAAGCGGCCCACAGAGCAGCGCCCCGCAGACAGGCGGCCGCGCGACGAAGAGGACGAGGACGAGTAGATGCCGACCTTCCGCCTGCCCGTGCTGGAGCCCGACGTCACGTACATCGGGGCGTCCCTCTTCCTTCCCAAGAGCCTCGTGGCGGAGGCACCCATCCGCACGGCGCTCACCTTCGGGATCGAGGCGGGGATGGAGCCTCGCACACTGGTACGTCGGCACCCCCACCACCTTGAGGTACCGCGGAACTACCTCCTCCCGGCAGCACTGCGCCGTCTCGGCATCGACCAGGTGGTCGACCTGCGTCCACCATCCTTCACGCCCTCGAGCCTTGCCCCGAAGCCCGGGTTCGCGCTCCGCCCCAACCAGCACGGAGCGTGGCTTGCCCTGGAGGGCGCCGCGGCTGGTGGGGTGGACGGCGGGCTCCGGCTGGACACCGGGAAGGGCAAGACGGTGCTCGGCCTGCGGTACGCGTGCATCGTAGGGGGCCCGGTTCTGGTGGTCTCCGCCCAGGAGGCTCACCTTCGTAACTGGGAGACCGAGCTCCGCACGATGTTCGACATGAAGGGGCCTGTCGGGTGGGTTCTTGGAGACCAGCTCGACTACAGGCGCGAGGTCGTGTTCTCGACGATCCAGACGCTCGTGAAGCGCGCCGAGGCCGGGAAGCTCCCGGATGACTTCCACTCCCGGTTCGCGCTCACCATCTACGACGAGGCGCACCACCAGGCAGCGGAGTGGTTCGCCCGCGGGTCGGACCTGACGATGGGGCAACGCCTGTGGTTGACGGCGACGCTCAAGAGGCGAGACCGCTGCGAGGGCATCGTGCTCTACCACCTCGGACCGGTCCTGTACGACGACCCCTCCGAGGACTCGCTGGTGCCGAGCGTGCACCTGCACGAGACGGGGACCGTCCTCGCGGACGACGACCCGGACATCCTCGACGTCCTCAAGCAGCCGAACATCTCCAAGCTGCGAGGGAAGCTGGGGAGCCTCTCTGAGCGCAACCAGGTGATCGTGGGCGTGGTGCAAGAACGGCTGGCTCAAGGGCACAAGGTGTATGTGCTGAGCCACTCTAAGAAGCACGTGTACGAGCTCGTGGGGGCGCTCACGGACGTCGGCATCCTCGCCGGCGGCATCACCGGGGACGAGAAGGGTGCGGAGGAGCGGCTGCGGCAGCTCAACAACTACCCGGTGGTGGTCGCTACCCTGCACGTCGGGAAGGAGAACTACAACCGCCCCGACCTCAGCGCGCTGGTCATGACGACGCCGCTGTCGATCGATGATTACGCCCCCACTGAGTGGGTGCAGTCGGTGGGGAGGATCCTGCGTCCCCTCAAGGGGAAGCTGGACCCCGTCGTCGACCTGTTCGCAGACAGGGAGGTCCATCACAGCTTCGGGATGCTGCAGTCCGTCCTGAAGTGGTGCCGAAAAACTGGCTGGCTGGTCAAGGGAGACACATGGACAAGAACCATAACGGCGCCGCGGACGTGGCGGGCGTAGCGGGCCTCATCGGGATCCGCTCGGACAAGTACTACTACGTCGGCAAGCTGGACAGCTCCGCGAAGGCTGCCATGGGTGCCTCGGGCTTCGGGCCCGGGTACATCGCGCTGAAGGACGCGTACGAGCTCGTCGTGCAGCACAGGCCGCAGCAGAGCGGGGCCATCGAGATGACCCTGCTTCCGCTGCCCATCGGGCCGTTCGAGGGACCGACGAAGATCATCGCGCGCGTGGATGCGTTCCTCGACCTCAGCACCTGCGAGAACATGATCAACCTCAACCGGGTGATGACGGGCGGCTCTGGGCTGCTCATCCCCGGCATGGGCCCGCTGCGGCCCAGGGGTACCTGATGGGACACGTCTGCGGACGCGAGGCACTTCTCGAGCTCGAGGAGGCGTACGGGGAGTGCACCCGCTGCCCCCTTCTCGTGAAGTCCCGCAAGCAGGTCGTGTTCGGCGGGGGAAGCAGCAGAGCGAGCATCCTCGTCGTCGGGGAGGTCCCCGGAGAGGAAGAGGATGCGGAGGGAGTCACCCACGTGGGTGACTCCGGAAAGCTGCTCATGGACGTCTTCGCCCGTGCGTGGCCGGTACAGGATGACCCCGACTTCTCCGAGGCGGTCAGCATCGGCGAGGACGCCGTGTACTTCGAGAAGCTGCGCAACTACCTGGACGAGCACGTCTTCTGGACCAACGCGGTGCTCTGCCGCACGGAAGACAAGCGCACCCCCTCCGCCTTCGAGGTGAAGAACTGCTCGGACCGGCTCCGGCGGACGATCTACGCGGTGGACCCCGCGCTCATCATCGCCACTGGCAAGACCCCAGCGTCGATCCTCGTGGGGAAGTCCGTGGCCATCTCGGACAAGCACGGGGTCATCTTCGACATCAGCATCCCGAGTCCGGTGACCGGGAACCCCGTCCGGTACCCCATGCTCGCCATCATGTGTCCCTCGCAGCTCCTGCGGGAGGGGGACCAGAAGTTGGTCAAGAAGAAGCAAGGCAAGACGTACGAGACCATCGAAGACCTGCGGTATGCCCTCCGGCTGCTCAACAGGCTCTTCAACGACTACTACCAGCACAGCTTCCTGGAGCCTTAGATGAACCCACGTGATTTCGAGAACGACGAGCCCTCCGACGCCGCCAAGGCTGCGGAGCTCGCCATCACTGCCCTCGCCTCCCGCACGCAGACCATCCTCTCCATCGAGGCCGGTCTGCGGGAGCAGATGCCGGAGGTGATGGAGGCCCTCGAGGAGGCCCGCGCCGAGGTGCCCGGGCTGCAGGAGGCCGCCAAGGTCGCCTGCAGGCTCCTGGGGCCCGGACTGCACCTCGTTGGAGGGCACGCCGTGCAGGTGAAGAACGCCGCCCAGAGCACCACGGTGGACAGCGCCGGCCTCATCGAGAGGGCCACCGAGTCGAACGAGCTCGACGAGCTCATCAAGCTGGGCGTCCTCAGGTACGAGGTCGTGCCCCACCAGATCGCGCGTCTGCCAGCGAAGCAGCGCGTGCGGTACGAGACCTACATCCAGACGAAGACGGGCACGGCGTCGGTGTCCCTGCCTCCCGAGTTGAAGTAGGGCACGTGCTCGACATCGGCACCGTCCACTGGCGCATCCAGTTCAGCACGGACAAGCCCCTCTACTTCGATCGCCCCATCACCCCTGAGGACGTAGACATGCCCCGTGATAAACTCCGTGACCTGGTCGGTGACGGGAACGCTCGAGTGGCCTGCTCCTTCGAGCTCGCCGACAAGGACTTCGGCAATGGGTTCGGCGCCCACTGCACCGTCAGCCTGACCTGCAACCAGTCGGAGGAAGACGTGGAGCGCGCCGCTGACCTCGCCTCTTCTCTGGCGGTTCGGTTCACCTCCGACGCGATCGACACGGCGGAGGGGATCTACAAGGCGACCCTCCTCGCCCGGGCCGAGAAACGTGCGCGGTCCAGGGAGTAGCCGTGGGCGCTCGTGTAGAGATCCAGCCCACCGCGCTGCTCGTGACCGACGGAGGCATCTCCGTTCGGTACAACATCGCTGCCATCAACGAGGGGGCCGGCAGCGTGAGCGTGCTGGCCCGGGCACAGGAGACGACCCTCCCACTGCCCGAACCTCTCCAGCGCGACCTCGAGGCGCTCCTGTACGCGGTAGGCCTTCACATGGGGCGCCTGGTCGGGCTCGGAGAAGAGTCGGTGCTGGAGAAGGCGGCGGCAGACGGGCGCGCCCTCGAAGAAGTCTCACCCGACGAAGAGGAACTCTGAATGGCGAACGTGGAACTCACTCTCATCTCCAACATCATCCGGGACGGCGACATCTCGACGCTTCGGCGTTCTGGCTTCAACGCCGCCTTCCTCCAGACGGAAGAAGGCCGGGAGATGTACCGGTGGATCTCGGACGCGTTCACGAACGTCCACACCGGCGGGGTAGTTCCGAGTCTGGACCGCGTTCGCCGGCACTTCCCCGAGTTCGACTACTGCCCCTCGAGAGACCCGATCGACGCGCTGGCGAAGGAGGTGGTCGACAACAACGTCAAGGCCGGGATCCGTGCCAGTGTTGAGGAGATCGACGGGCTGCTCGACGAGGGCGAGGACCCGCAGGTGATCCTGGGGGCGTATCTTCCACAGCTGCGGGAGCTGAGCCTGCAGGGCAGTGAGAGCAAGCACCTGCTGATGTCGTCCGCCGCGCTCGGCATGCGTGAGGACTACGACCGCATGCAGGAGGCCGGCGGCATCACCGGACTCCCGTTCCCGTGGGCGCCCCTGAACAAGGCGACCGCGGGAATGCAGCCGGAGGACTTCATCGTCATCTACGCTCGTCCGAAGCAGATGAAGACCTGGGTGGCGATCGCCATCGCCTGCCACGCGTACCTGTGCGGCTACCGAGTGCTCGTCTACTCGAAGGAGATGTCCGATCGGATCCTCGCGCGACGGGCGGCCTCCATCATCGCCGAGATCGACTACGAGGAGTTGAAGAGCGGGCAGCTCTCCGCAGAGGACGAGAAGAAGTTCTTCAACACCCTCGAGGGGCTCTCCGACTGGGAGAAGGCCACGTCCGGTGGCGGGCGGAAGGCGGCGATGACGTTCCTCAGCGACCGGAAGCTGAGCAGCGGGTCGAAGGGTGCCACGGTGGACATCCTGTCCGCGGAGGCCGAGCGCTTCGGCGCCGACCTCATCATCGTGGACGGGTTCTACCTGATGCGGGACGGGCGCACGAACCAGCGCAGCCGCGAGTGGAAGCAGGTGTCCAACATCTCGTCGGACCTCAAGAACATGGCCCAGACCCTCGCGGTCCCGGTCATCGGGACGACGCAGGCGAACCGCGGCGCATCGAAGACCTCTGGGGATGACACCGACGAGGTCGGGTACGCTGACGCGATCGGGCAGGACACCGACTTGCTGATGCGCGTGTTCAAGGCTCGGAACCTGGCAACGGGCAAACCGAAGCTCATGTTCACGTTCCCGGGCACGCGCGACGCCGTGCTCAACCCGTTCGTCATCAACGCCCATCCGGGGAAGGACTTCAGCTTGCTCCAAGCGACTGTGGACGTGAACGCCTTCTTGAAGGACAAGAAGGACCACGACGAGGACGAGGCACGCGCCGAGGGCGGTGGTTCCGCTCCGACCCCCGCAGCAGCGGCCTTCGGGACACCGGGGAAGTCCGGGCCCCGCAAGAAAGTCAGCAGTCCGCGGATCCGCTGACCCATGCCGCCGGCCCAGCAGGGACCGGTACTCTCGACGGTGTTCCCCCTGGTGGACGGACTCCGTCAGGGTTCCGGCAGCAACTGGATCGGGTTCTGCCCGATCCACGGAGAAGTGCGGGGGAAATCCACCCCCTCCTTCAGCTTCAACGCCGCAACCGGGCAGTGGAACTGCTTCGCAGGTTGTGGGGCGGGCGGGCTCACGCAGCTCCTCAAGAGGCTGCACAAGTCCGACCAGTACATCGACCGCACGATGGAGCGGCTGCGGCCGTACCTGGTCCCCGTCAGCAAGAAGAAGAACGTCGTCGCCTCGGGCGGCATCTTCCTGACGGAGTACCCGCTGCCCGAGAAGATCCTCGGGCTCTTCGAGTACGCCCCGGCCGAGCTCCTGCGCGTAGGGTTCGACCCGCAGGTGCTGCAGGACAACGATGTCGGGGTCGACACCGAAAGACACCGCACCACGTACGCCATCCGCGACCTTCACGGGACGCTCGCGGGCATCGTGGGAAAGCCGAACGACCCGGGAGGGGGCGGCAAGTACAGGGTCTACGAGCAGGAGCTCGTGGAGATGGGGTTCCGCGGGTACCACATCAACAACAGGCAGTTCCTCTGGCGCTGGGAGAAGGTCTACGCGGCCGTCTACCACAGCAAGGGTGCTGGCCCGGTGTACGTCACCGAGGGCTACAAGGCGGCGTTGTGGCTCGTCCAGCACGGCTACTACAACACCGTGGCGGTCATGGGAACCGGGCTCTCGCTCACGCAGCAAATGTTCCTCGAACGCCTGGGAACGAAGATCATCCTGTGTGGCGACAATGACCACTGGGGGCGCGTAGGAACGTCCAAGATTGGATATAAGCTCCGGGGCCAGGACGTAGCTGTCATGCGCTACCCCTACCCAGAAATCAAGTTGCAACCCGACGACTTGACTCAGGCCGAAATCGACGAGGCGCTCGGGACGCCTCTTTCACTCAGAGAATGGAGAAGGAACTATCATGAGCACTCAGAATAGGGTTGTGAGCGGCCTCCGCCGCAGCGTGCTCGACGGAAAGTCGCGTAGGGCCGGGAAGGGCACCGGCTGGCGAGGATCGTGGCGGGATCGGTACGACATCCCCAAGGCCGAGGAAGAGGACATCCTCCTCACTCGGGCGGCGTACGAGAACCCGGAAGACGTGGACGAGAAGACGGGCGAGGTGCGTCTGGCGCACTTCCACACCTGCCAGATGCACCACCTCAAGCTCAAGCCCTCGGGCAAGGGCTCGTTCATGACCGCGCGGTGCGGCATCGACGCGGGGAAGAAGGACTGCCTGGGCTGCAAGGCGCAGGCGGAGGGCGATCGGCGCGTCACCAAGAAGCCGGACTTCAGCTTCAACATCCTGCACTTCGGGCTGTACGAGAAGGTGCCGCTGGAGCGGGATGGCAAGGTCGTCAAGCACGAGGACGGCGAGAACCGCGGCAAGCCCGTCATGGTGTGGGAGCCGGTCGAGCGCCCCAGCGACCGCAAGCGGATCCTCGCGGACCTGGACAACTACATCGACGACGGCACGGTCCGGATGTTCCAGAAGCGGTACATCGAGGTCGGCGGCGGCCACCGCGATGACCTGGCGCAGATCGACGCGGACGCGGCGAAGTTCTGCCGGTGCGGTGGAGACCTCACCCCGATCGCCTTCACCTGCGAGCAGTGCGAGGAGGAGCTGGCGGACGTCGACAAGGACGACATGGGCAAGAAGGAGGTCGCGGCCTTCGCCATGTCCCGGGAGAAGTGCAAGAAGTGCGGACACATCGGCCTGCCGGTGCCCGAGAACACGTGCAACTCCTGCAAGCGGCCCGAGCCGCTGAGCGCGTTCGATGTCGTCGCCCGGGTGCGGAAGGAGGGCGAGGGGACCAACTCGCACATCGTGGTCAAGAAGATCACTCCGCTCGACCAGTACCAGCTCCCGAACGGGAACTACCTGATCGAGTTCGAGAAGGACGGTAAGGAGTACTACCCGAAGTACGACGACGACGGCGGGTGGATCTTCGTCGAGGACATGGACATCCGGAAGCAGGCCACGTCGCAGTGGGACTTCGAGAAGGTCCACGAGCCGAAGGACCACGAGTTCCTCGCGCGGACGCTCGGCATCCGCAACCCGTTCCCGCCGGAGAAGGGGGAGAGCAAGTACTCCCGCTACGGCGGCGGCGACGATGCGGACGACGACAAGCCCCGCGGTCGGGGTGGTCGCGCGGAGGCGGAGCCGGACGAGGACGACACCCCGCGCCGGCGCGGGCGCGCTGAGCCGGAAGAGGACGCCCCTCGCCGGCGTCGGCGCGAGTAGCTGACCCTGAAACGCCGCACCTCCTTCGGGGGGTGCGGCGTTTCTTGCCTATAAACCGTGATCAGACGAGGTCTGCATGCGCTTTGACATCATCCGGACCCCTGTGCCGGTTTACGTCCGTACCGTGGAGCAGGCGCTCCAGTGGAAGGCGTACTTCGAGCAGGAGGCGCCCCGCCAAGGCCTGGGCGTCGACACCGAGACCACCGGCCTCGACATCGTCCGGGATCGCATCCGTTTCTTCTCCCTCGCCGTCCACGAGGCCCGCATCTGTGGCCCGGTTCGGCTGCTGCCCATCTTCACGGATCTGCTCGAAGACGAGGAGATCGAGAAGCGGCTGTCGAACTCGAACTACGACCAGCACCTGCTGGCCAACCACGGCATCCGTCTCCGCGGCCACATCGTCGACACCGTCGACATGGACTTCTGCATCGACGAGAACCGCCAGGGACAGCACGGCCTCAAGCCGTGCGCGTTGGAATACCTCGGCCTCCGCATGTCCACCTTCAAGGACGTGTTCGGCAGCGCGGGGGTCAAGGATGAGGAGGTCCGCACGATGTGCGAGATCCACGACATCCTCGAGCTCCACGACCACGAGGGCATGGTCGAGATGGCCCAGAAGTGGGCTCGCGACGTGCTCCTGCGCCTCAAGCGCGTTGAGGGGGATCCCGAGGTCCTCGAGGCGGTGAAGCGGCTTCACCTGTCCCTGCGCGCGGCGAAGTGTACGCTCACCGCCCGGCAGGTGGTGGCGATCGCTGAGCAGTTCGGGCTCGTCGAGCAGCAGTCCGGGGTGCACCGGTACGTGTCCGAGTTCATGCAGCTCCTCGGGGCGCCGGACGAGATCGCTCCCAGAGACCGGAAGGACCTCATCTCCTTGACGGAGAGCGAGCCCAGCCTGCGTGAGGCGACGCAGGTCGTCTACGACTTCCTGCTCGCGCAGACCGGCATCCCGGAGAACCCAGTGGAGGCCCTACGCGAGAGCGCGTGCGACTACGCCAGCCTGGACAGCTGGGGGTCGTTCTCGCTGGTGCCGAAGATGCGCACGCTGCTGGCGGGACCGGAGATGGAGATGATCACGGAGGACGTGCTCGCACGCAAGGTTCGCCCAGAGCTCCTGCTCTGGCACTACGAGACCAAGCGGACGAAGTTCCAGCAGATCCTCTGGAACCTCGAGCGGCGCGGCTTCGCGATCGACGTGGAGCAGACCCACGCCTACGCGGTCGACATGCAGAAGGAACTCGACCGCCTGGAGCGGGCGGTGGTGTCCGAGACCGGGGACCTGTCCTTCAACCCGCAGAGTGCGGACCAGCTCCGAGCCAAGCTGTTCGAGAAGGACGCGAAGGGAAAGTGGTTCGACCCCTTCGGCGACACTCCCAAGAAGATGACGACCGGCGGTGCGAGCGGCATCAAGGAGCCGAGCACGGATGCCGAGGTTCTGGAGAACTTCGCCGGCAAGGGGCACAAGCTCTCAACGCTCATCCTCGAGCACCGGAAGTTCCGGAAGCTGCACGGCGACTACATGGTCGGGCTCCCGAAGTGGATCGACCGTCTTCGCCGGATCCACACGTCCCTCAACGGTGGCGGCGCGCGCACGTGGCGACTCGCCTCCAGCGACCCCAACCTCCAGAACATCCCCGCGAAGGGGAAGTGGGGGAAGCTCATCCGCCGGCTGTTCGTCGCCGGTCGGTGGGGGGACTGCAGCCAGGACATCTGCCTGCCGCACCTGCGCGACGTGAAGGGGCCGGACCTCGATCCGGACTTCCCGATGCGGCTGGTCGTGGCGGACTTCAAGCAGCTGGAGATGTGCATCCTCGCCCACTTCAGCGAGGACGAGGCGATGATCGGCGCCATCCACGCGAAGCAGGACCTCCACTGCAAGACCGTGGCTCTCGCGTCGGCCCTGGGCGCTGCGGGATTGCCTCCGGGCATCACCTACGAGATGGCCAAGGCGGCAAAGGACGTCGCGGCGGCGCACGAAGAGGGGAAGGGGCGGGCCCCCACCGACTTCGAGGAGATGCTCATCGACGCTCGAAAGGCGCTGAAGAGCACCGGCTTCGGCATCGTGTACGGCATCGGCGCCCTGAAGCTGGGCATGCAGCTGGGACTGCCCATCGTCAAGCGCAAGGGGCGTGACGGGCACCTCCGGGACTCCTGCCCGGAAGCGCAGGACCTGATCGACCGGTACCTGTGGGAGATCTTCCCCGGCATCGGCCAGTTCATCGAGCGGACGAGGGAGCAGTGTCGGCAGGACCTCGCGGTCTACACCGTCATCGGTCACCCTCGCCGGCTGCCGGAGATCATCTCCAACGACCGGATGAAGTCGTCGCAGGCGGATCGCCAGGCGCCGAACAGCCGCATCCAGGGCTCCGCAGCCGACATCTGCAACGCAGCGATGGACAAGTGTGAGAGCGACGTCGAGCTCCGGCAGCTGGGTGCGCGCATGCTCATGCAGGTGCACGACGAGCTGATCTGGGAGGTCCCAGATATCCCGGAGATCGTCACGGCGGCGAAGCGCCGCGTCAAGACCCTGATGGAGAACCCGTTCCCTATGCGGGTCCCCATCCTCATCGACATCAACGACGCCCTCAACTGGGGCGAGGGGAAGGGCTAAATGAGCGACGACAACACCGGCTTCAACGTGGCGCCGGTGCGCTACAGCGCGGAGGGCCGAGAGACGATCGACCGCATCCGCGACCGCGCCGGCGACTGGTTCACGGACGCCTTGGCGGCCGGATGCGGCATCGCGGACGCGGCATTCGCCGTTCACTGCGCGTCCTGCGCCTTCAAGTACCGCGACCGCAAGGGCCTGAAGGGGCCCGTGGACGAGGACGAGCGGAAGGCTGTCTGGTACACGCAGATGTTCGACCACCTCTGTGGGCGCGGCCCGGACCCGCGTTCGTACCGCGAGCAGTACACCCCCTACGAGCGTCCCGGGGATGAGCCCTCGGATGCGCAGACCCCCCTCCCCTTCACCAAGGAGACCGAGAAGTGAACGAGACCGTCCATCTCTACGTCCGGGACGCCGTGCGCACCGAAAAGGTGCCGTACTTCGAGGTACCCGTCGACATCCACGTGCACGGGCAGATCCTCCTCACCGAGCCCCGGATGCAGGGCATCATCGGGGAGGCGAAGGTTCGCCTGCTCCACAGTGCGCTGGGGATGTCGACCGAGATCGTCGAGCTCCAGCAGGCCATCGAGCGGGGGGACCGCGTGAACACCCTCGAGGAGCTCGGGGACGTCATGTGGTACTGGGCCGTCGGGCTCGACGCCCTGAACCTGCGGGACTTCGATGATCCGGAGGAGGAGCTGATGTCCCTCCCGCGGACCGAAGCTGAACGACGCCTCGTCGCGTACATCTGCCTCTGGGCAGACCTCGTTCGGCGCCACGCGATCCACGCCAAGGACCTGAACCCCGACTCGGCGTTCGTGGCCCTGCGAGACATCTGGCGCGGCGTCGGAGGCGTGTGCCAGGCCTTCGGCATCTCCCGGGAGACCGTGATGGCGCGGAACATCGCGAAGCTCCGTGCGCGGTTCCCGGCGCAGTACGACGGAGTGCGCTTCGAGGAGCGCGATCTGGCAGCAGAGCGCGCGGCGCTCACCGATCCCAAGCAGGGCTGATGCTCACCCACACGCGGATGCGCGACGAAGTCGCAGCACGCACCGGGTACACGAAGGACGTCGTCGCACACGTTCTGGATGAACTCGGGGTGCTCATCGAGGAGGAGTTCCTGCAGCAGGGTGAGGTCATCCTGCGCGGACTCTTCCGGGTCATCCCCACGATCCGCACGTACCGGCGGGACACCGTGGTGGGGAATCCGCTGCACGGTGAGGACGCCGTGCAGCGGGCAGAGGTGCGCAGGATCATCCTCACGATTCGACCCGTGAGATCTCTTCGCAAGAAGCTCTCCGGCGTGCCCCTTCCCGGTTAGAGTGTGAGTACACATCAGGAGGTCGTCATGGAGAAGAACGGCGTCGTGCTCGACAGCGAACTCGACAAGATCGCCAGCATGAAGGGCCGCCCGTGCCCCCAGTGCGGCTCTGCTCACGTCAACTACGCGGGGCTCACCCCGAACTGCCCCTCCTGCGGATCCGAGCCGTGGGAACCGAAGGAGAAGAAGAATGGCCCGACGCAAAGCCAGCGCTGAGGAGCCGGGCGCAGAGCCCGTGATCCCCCGCTCTGCGAAGCAAGACCGCCTGCGTACCCTCGTCACCACGCTGAAGGGTCGGTACCCGGGCCACGTGATGATGGGGGACGAGTACACGATGCCCTGGGCGATGCGTCGCCTGGCCTTCGGCATCCCGGACCTCGACATCGCGACCAACGGCGGTGCTCCCGCCGGCGGCATGACCATGCTCGTCGGCAAGCCGGGCGAGGGGAAGAACTTCCTGCTCAACCGTCTCATCCGCGGGCAGCAGCGCATCTACGGCGAGGAGTGCGCCATCGCTGTCATCGGGACCGAGCTCCCCTACGACAAGACGCAGGGGCACAGCTGCGGCGTGAAGGTCGCCCTGTCGAACGACGAGATCGCGCAGGAGGACCAGCGTCGCAAGTCGCTCCGCCTGCCGGCCCTCTCGGCGGCGGAGCGCGAGGCCCTCAAGGTGCAGGTGGGGACCTTCGTGGTCGTACCGCCGAGCACGGCCGAGGAGTCCTTCGAGATCGCGGTCGACCTCGTGGGCAGCGGCGACTTCAACATCGTCGCGCTCGACTCCTTCGGGTCCATCCTGACGGACGCCGAGGAGGAGCAGGGCTTCGACAAGGACAGCCGTGTGGGCGGTCCCGCAGGGCTGAACACGAAGCTGATGCGGAAGCTCACCAGCGCGTTCGGGGCCGACGCCAAGGGCAACCCGAACCTCACCTGCTTCGTCGGCATCAACCAGGTGCGCGACAAGCTGAAGGCGCAGGCCTTCGAGAAGCAGACGCACGAGTCGGGCGGGTGGGCGCTGAAGCACGCCCGCTTCCTCACCGTCGAGCTGCAGCGCATGGCGTGGGTGACGAAGGGCAGCGACGACGACAAGGAGCGCGTCGGCAAGGTCGAGAAGTGGGAGATCACCAAGCAGAAGGCGGGCGGGTACGAGGGGCACACCGGCCAGTACAACTACATGTTCGCCGACTGCGACATCGACATGGGGGAGCTCCTCCTCCGCCTCGGCCTGGAGTACGACCTCATCGACAAGAACGGGAACTCGTACTCCTACAGCGGCCTCATCCTCGGGGCGAGCAAGGACAAGGCGGCCGCGGCCATCGTGTCGTGCGACCTCATCGGGGAGCTCACCGAGGAGATCCTCCGCGCAGCGAACGTGGCGTTGGTGCCATAAGTGCGAGTGCCGATGTGCCCGCAGTGCACGCTGCGGATCAACGTGTCGGAGGCGCCGGCTGGTCGTGGCTACGTCTGCAGGGCGTGCGACTTCCAGTTCGGCGACCCGCACGAGAAGAAGCGCCTGCCGAAGCGCGAGACGACCCGCGGGCGCTCGAGTCGCCAGGAGAAGTTCAACGCCCGCAGCGTCGGCGGGAGGCTCACTGCCAACTCCGGCGCCGGGAAGGACAAGGGCGACGTGAAGATCAGGGGTCTGCTCCGGGAGGAGGACAAGACCACGACGAAGGACTCCTTCGTGCTGCGACGCGCTGACCTCCGGAAGATCGCAGCAGCCGCGCAGGGGGACGAGATCCCCATCATGCGCATCGCCTTCGAGGACAACCTGCGCGAGCAGTTCGTCGTCCTGCCGAGCGACTGGTTCGAGCAACTCCTTACCAACTACCGTGAGAATCAATGACCCCCATCCACAGCATCGACGACCTCAAGGGGGCGCACGACCGCGACATCAAGGCGGCCGCGGAGGCGCTGAACCTGCGCGGCCGCGTCATCGCCGGGCTCCAGAGGAAGTCCAAGGAGGTCGGCCTCACGCGCGCCGCGTACCTGGCCGAGATCACGGCCATCGACGCGGAGGGGCTGGAGTGCCACCACTGCAAGGGCACCGGGATCTGGAAGCGCCCCAAGCCGAGGACGGTAGGCGTCATCCACCCGTCCTCGGCGGACAAGTGCGTCCTGCGGCTGTACTACGACGTGACCGGCGAGTTCGCGCCGCAGGCCACGTTCAAGCCGCCGCTCATGTTCACCTTCAAGATCGGGCACGCGATGCACGATCTCGTCCAGGAGATCCTGCACGAGGACCTGGGCGACGCGTTCGAGGACGAGAAGCGCATCGAGATCGGGACGCTGGTCGCCGGGAACACCGACGGTCTCGTCACGCTCCCAGAGGTACGCGGGGTGCTCGAGATCAAGAGCATGGGCTCCGAGTTCAACGCGCTGAAGGAGCCCAAGGGCGAGCACAGGATCCAGGCCGGCGGGCTGTACGCGACGGCCCTCGACGCCCCCTTCACGGTGTACCTGTACATCTCGAAGGACTGGCCTCACGACATCAAGGAGTACGTCGAGGTGTACGACCCCTCGGTGTTCCGTCGGTGGTCGCGCACCAAGGGAGAGCGCGTGCAGGAGTCTCTCGACGAGGGCACCCCGCCCATCGCCGACGCGTCGCCCGCGGAGTGCGCGGAGTGCCCCTACAGCAAGGACTGTCCCCAGCGCCTCGACAAGAAGGGCGGGAAGGCGTTCACCGTGAGGAAATAGCCATGGCCAGAGGAACCCAACACGCCGACGACCTGATGTCCATGCCCCTCGAGGAGGGGCTCGACCGCTACGACGAGGCCGAGGATCGCGCGCTGCGGAAGTTCGCGAAGACCGGCCTCGAGCTGCGGAGCACCCCGCCGGTCATGTCGAACGGGCGCGTCTACGACGGGCGCGTCCCCATCAACCTGCCCTCGCTCAAGCCCAATGAGATCGGGGAGTACTACGGCCTGCAGGTGGCCTTCACCGACTACACGGCCGGGCAGGTGGTCCTGGCCCGGGCGGAGATGCTCTCCTCGAAGGAGAAGCTCGACATGGTGCTCGCCGCCGTGCGGAAGTCCAAGGTGGGCACCGCACAGGAGAAGGCGGACCTCGCCGCGCTCGACGTTCGCTACATCGAGGCCAACGCGAACTACATCGAGGCCAAGACCTACTTCGAGCTCCTCACGACGATCGCCGAGGGGGCGGCCCGCGACGCGAAGTTCATCTCGCGCATCATCGAGACGAAGCGCATGGAGCTCGACATGGGCTTCCGCGGTGGCAGCGTCGACCGGATCCCGCAGGACCACCCCGGAGCGGACAGGTTCCGCCGGCGCGGCCGAGAGCGCGAATGACGCGCTGCCTGAGCATCTCGTACGGCGTCCTGCCCCCGTCGGACAACCACATCCGCGACGTCGGTTACACCCAGTACGGTGGCAAGCGCCACGCGATGATCAGGTACACGACGGAGGCGCTGAACTACAAGAAGCTGGTCGTGCGCCACATCAACGACGCCTACTTCATCGAGGTGCAGAAGTTCGTCCGGGAGCACAAGCCGTGGACGGTGTACGAGCTGTCCTTCATCTTCGTCTTCCCCTCGGACGAGCTCCTCACGGCCGGGTGGCTGAAAGGAACGACGAAAAGTCCGTATAAGCGAGTCGATACCACGAATAGGCGTAAGCTCCTCGAGGACGCACTCGCGGAAGCGATCGGGATTGATGACTCCCTCTTCTGGGAGGGTCACGGTGTGAAGCTGGTCGGCGGGGACAGCGCTATACCAGAGGTGCACATGATCCTGGAAGAGGCAGACCCAGAACGCTACGGCGTCCCCACCCCCTACCTGCGAGACCTACGTGGCTGACGACATCCGCAGCATGCTGAGCCAGATGAACCGCAGCGAGCTCGTCCAGGTGGCACGAGTCGCAGGGCTCGGGAACGTGTCTCGCGACAACAACCGGGCCGACCTCGTCGAGCTGATCCTCACGGAGGAGGGTCTGCCCGAAGACCGACTGCAGGAGCGCCGGAAGGCGATGCAGGCGCACATCACGAAGCACAAGAACCGGCTCCTCAGCCAGCTTCCTGGGTGCGACGGAAAATGCACTACGTTCGGATGTCCCGATCTCACCGTGATGCGGTGTTGGGGGGACGGGCGTACCACGGGATTTAGCCGTGACATGCTCTGAGCGTGGCAGCTGCTTAGGGTGCGAACACCTCTCTCGATGCAAACGGGTGACCGCCCAGATGCTCGTCGATAGGAGTCGCTGCGAACTCTACGAAGATGCGCAGCCTGGTGTACAGGCTGCGAGGGTGAGGGTGCTCGAAGAGATGGGCGCGCACTCCTTACTCCCTACCCCGAATCCCCCATCGTCTACCAAGGAACCGAACATCATGGCCAGTGTCAAGAAGCCCACCCTCCGCCAGCTCGCCGTCGACGCGGGCCTCGCCAAGCCCAACGACCTCAAGCTCTTCCAGATGGACATCGACGGGCTCTACGAGATCCTCAAGGACGCGTTCCCGGGCATCGAGGAGCTCGACGAGAGCGAGGTCCTCGAGCTCAGCGCCGCGGCCAAGAAGGGTGGCGGGGGCGGCAAGGCCCCCGAGACCAAGGACGAGCCGCGCGGTCGCGGCCGGGGCAAGGCCGAGGAGCCGAAGGACGAGCCGCGCGGTCGCGGCCGCGCGAAGGCCGAGGAGCCGAAGGAGGAGCCCAAGGACGAGCCCCGCGGGCGCGGGCGCGGCAAGGCCGAGGAGCCCAAGGAAGAGCCGCGCGGCCGTGGCCGGGGCCGCGCCGAGGAGTCCAAGGAGGACGTGAAGGAGGAGCCGAAGGACGAGCCGCGGGGTCGTGGCCGGGGCCGCGGAGCCGAGGACAAGCCCAAGGACGAGCCGAAGGACGAGCCGCGCGGTCGCGGCCGCGGGCGTGGGTCCGAGGAGCCGAAGGAGGAGCCGAAGTCCGAGACCAAGTCCTCGGGCGGCGGTGACACCAGCGGGCTCGCCAGCGGGCTCGTGAAGCTGCTCGAGGCGGTGCTCGACGGCCAGAACGAGATCGGCAAGCGCCTCGACGCGGTCGAGAAGAGCCTCGGCGAGATCGACGCCAAGGTCGACGCGGCGGACGCGAACACCACCAAGACCCTGAAGGGCATGAAGGCCCAGCTCGCCGAGGTGCACGTCGGCGTCGAGTCGATCTACCTCGACGACATCGACAAGAAGGACAAGACGCTGGCGGACGTCGCCAAGCGTGTCTCGGACTGATCAGCGAGGAGAGCCCCAAGGCGGGGCGCTTCGTTGAAGTAGACGTGGCGCTCCTCCGCGGCTTGTCTGCGGAGGAGCTGCACCAGTGGGCCGAGAAGAACCTCGGTGTGTACCTGGACGTCAACAGCGACGACGCCGCTCTCCTCGGGCAACTTCTGCGCCTCGGTCTTCCAGTCCAAGGGTGAGCTGCTCCGGGGCTACCGATCGCACCCCCGCAGGGGACATCGGCAGTAGGTACCCCGGCAGCGGCAGCCCACTGAGGCGGGCGGAGTGCGAAAGCGCTCCGCCCGCTCTCTTTAGTCGTGAAACGCGTGCCCGGGTTGTGTCATAAGTAAGTACAACCCGGAGTTTCTATGCGACACATCTTCCTGATCCTCCTCCTCTCCTGCTCCGCTGCTCGCGCCGACGACGTTCCCGAGGAGTGCGGCGCCTTCGAGGTCACGTCGATGCCCGTCCTCGAGCTGAAACCTGTCGAAGTGAGTGGGGTGATCTCCATCGACGAGATGCCCGCGTCGCCGAAGCGGCTCATCGAGGTGTACGCCGGCAGGCGCATGGAGGACGGAGTCCTGCTCCCCTCCACGTGCTCTGTGGAGGGCGAGGATCGCTCGGTGGACTACAACGACTGCTGCCCTCTGGGGTGGCAGCCGCTGGCCTGGGCACGCAGGGCCTCATCTGCGAGGAGGTCTGAGCCCTTCGGGGTTCCCCCTTAGCTACCAGCCACCATTTCCGGACCGATCAGTGATCCACCCAAGTCGGGCGCCGCGGAACTTCGCCTGTGGCGGGAAGTGCATGGCGTCCTCGCCGTTCGGACCCCCGTACTCTCCTGGGTACCCAGCCGCTACCCGAACTGCGGGGTCGCTCAGAGTGCCGCCCAGCGCGGACCCATCGTTGTACTCTGCCATCGTTCCGAACCCAAGGGCCCGGGAGTACGCGTAGACAGTGCTCCCGTCGAGAGTGCTCGTATCCCGCGGGCCGCCCCAGAACGAGATCGTGATGAAGTACGTGTACTGCCTGCGGTCAACACGCAGTGCTTGCTGGTACTCGGGGTCGACTGCCTGCAGGAGATCCCAGCTCTTCCGGACGAAGTGCTCCTGGCCCGCAAACACGTCTTTTCCCGCGCCCGTGTAGTAGGGGATCTTCGCAGGGTCCACCTGGTTTGCACGCCACGTCGGAGGCGTCACTCCCGACAGGTCGACGGTGAGCCGCGCGATGCGCTCCGGATATCCGAAGGGGGGCAGTGTCTCGCTGAACTCGGCGTTCTGGGGTTCTGCGATCCCCATGTCCAGCGTGTTGTGCCTCCAGAGGTCCACGTAGACCCCTGCAGCCGTGTCGTTCTTCGCCTTGTCCAAGACGCCCTTGGCCGTAGCACTGCTTCCCAACGAGATGACCCCTGACGCGTCCAGGGTGCGGAAGATGCCCCAATGGAGGTCGTCGTCCCCGGTGTGGTAGTTGGGGCGAAAGCTCATGCTGAGCGCGAGAGATGTGAGCAGCGCCCCGTGCGGAGGGTCGAACGGTACCGAGAACCCAGTCCTGCCCGGCAGCTGGAAGTTCTCGCTGTGGATGTCCGGGTCTGCCCCGGTCGTGTCGCAGGTCTTGTAGATGAAGAGGAGCGGGTCGTACGCGCCGTTCACCAGGGTGATGGTGGCGGAGGTGGGTCCTTTGGAGAAGAAGAGCTCCCTGGGCGCGACCAGCTGGTACCAGACACTCCCGCCTCCGCCGAAGTTCGCGCGGATCCGCCCAGGGGTACCGTCGACCTCCTGCGCTCCGATTCGGTCCCAGACCGAGTCCGGGGCCGGAGCGAGGATGGGGTCGAGGGACCCGCTGACGAGGCCGTAGCCGCTGCCCGTGAGCATGTCGGCATCCAGTGGGCCGCGGGTGTCGTACCCCTTGACCGCCTCGGCGTACCGGAAGGAGTGCGCGAGGACGGGGCCTGCCACGAGGAGGGGTCCGTCATGCAGAACCGGCTTGGTCAGCTGCTCAACCCTGAACTCGAGCAGGTAGACGTCGTCGCCAGAGTTCTGCACGAAGACGTCGAGCGTGGGGAAGATCATCTCCGCGCTGCGGTCCGCCGCCACAGCACCCGCAGCACCCTCGTGGAGGACGGACTCGTCGAGAACGCTCAGGTCAACGACGACTTCCTGGGGGGTCACGCTGCTCGTGATGGAAGCGTTCCCGGTCGCCACGACGGTGCCGTTCGCCTTTCGCAGCGCCAGGGTCATGGACTTCGAGTTCTGCACCTGAAGGAGAAGGGTCAGACGGAGCGACAGGTGTCCCTTGAACACGACAGAGTGCCCAGGTCTCCAGACCCGCATCTGTACGGAAGAACCTACTGAACTACGGTTCAGGTGAAGACAGCCGCCCCACTTCTCGGACCACGTCAGCTGACCGGCAGTGCCGACGAATGGGAACGAGATCGCCACGTCATTGACGAGCAGTGAGCCCTTGTACGTGCTGTCGAGAGTCGGGTTCTCTGCGTCGAGAGCTCGATCGACCGCGACGGACGCGAAGTTGGGGAAGGCGCCGCGTGGCTCGAAGGAATCCGCAGCCCACCCGTGGTGCGCGAACGTGTACGCACCGCCAGGCCACGACACCGCCCCCGAGTACGCCGCTGCCGTGACGTCTACACCAGGCATCCCTGCCAAGCTCGTCGCAAGTCCGATGCGGACTCCATCATGGCCGGTCCACGAGTAGGGCGAGAGGGCCTCGACTGTCTGCAGCTCTGGGTCGGAAGGTGCTGCAAAGGGCCCGCGCGCCAGTGCGTTGTTGACGTCGTCCGTGAGCACCCCGATCAGCGGGATCACTTCCAGCTCCCCGCGGCCCATGCTGGTGCCGAAGAGCAAGAACTCCCCGATGTTGAGGTGCGCCTCGTGCCAGCGGTGCCCGAGGATCTTGAAGTACCGCTCGTGTCCAGCGTCGACTGCGATTGTCTCGGTCTCCGAGTGCAGCGCGAGGTATAGACGGTTCTCCGCAGACACGACAGCACCGACGATGGCGAACTCGGTCTGGTCGAGGAAGGCAGTCGGGTCGTTGAGCTTGAAGCGCAGCCCGACGAGACGGTTGAACGGGGCCGTCAGTGCAGGCACCATCACGGTCACATCTGCGAAGTGCGCGATTCCGGAGTGTGCGAAGTTGAAGATGGTGTAGTCGGGCGCGAGCATCTCCGCGGCCGGGTCGGCATCTCCCACCGACGGGGGGTAGACCTGTCCCTGGGTTCCGAGCTGAGTGGGGGCCTCCCACCCAGAGAAGGACCCGGTCCCGTAGTACGGAGAGGCGCCGAAGTCGTAGACCCCGACGATCGGGTAGAGCCAGCGCCCGGCTCCGACGACGTCCTCGGAGTAGATGCCACCCTCGCTCCACGCCGGGTTGGTGCCGGCCTCGAAGGTGTGCCTGTAGACGTAGACGGAGCCTGCGGCTTCGACGGCAGAGCCCCGCCCTGCGGGACCCGAGAGGTCATCGACGCTCGAGGCGCCTGCACGCCCGACAGCCAGCGTCGCACTGGGGGTCAGCTTGGAGTACTGCGTGGTCTCGTCGCCGGCCTCGTCCGCATCGTGCTTCACGAGGACGAGGGCGGGATCCTTCCCGGTCTGCCCGATGTACCCGCCGAAGGAGGCGTTGGAGTGGAAGAGGGAGCCGCTCGGGCCAGGGTTCGAGAGGGAGTAGTCGTGCCGGCTGGTGTGCGCGCGGATGCGGAAGCCGAAGGACGACCGCCGCGCGCTACTGCCGGTGTCCGCGCCGATCACCTTGAGGTCGATGCCGTCCGCAGGCGCGTGGAGGATGGCCGTGATGAGCGGGCCGTCGCCGCCGTCGCCGTTGTCGAAGGACTTGAACTCCGGGTCGTTGACGTAGGCGATGATGCCGCCGCCGGCGCCGCGCCAGCCCAGGCGCAGCCCGAAGTCGGCGGCGATGCCTGTCTCCTCAGCGTCTGCGAGGAGGCTCAGCGCCGCGCCCCACATCCCCACCGCGCCGGGCCCGCCGTAGATGGGCACGGACATGCCCACCTTCGCGTTGTAGAACGCGATCTGGGCCTCGGCCTCTGCGGTGAACACGACAGGCGTCCCGTCGAGGCGCTGGACGGTGACGGCGTTGGAGCTGATGCTCGAGTCCTTCACATCCTTCACGCGGTACAGGCCCGCGTTCTTCCCGTTCAGGATGCGGACGAAGGTGAGGGAGGACTGCGCCGCGCCCGTCTTGGTCTCGTAGGTCTCCCCGAAGATGTTCGAGGTGTCTTCGGGCGCGAAGCTGAGAGGCAGCACGTCGTCGGCCGAGATGGGCCCCGCCGTCGTGATGGTGATGTTGGTGCCGCCGTTGGTGAGGCGGATGCGCTCGAGGTGCAGGAAGGAGAAGAGCCCGGGCACCGGCGGGTCGGTGGTGCCCACATCACGCTGCTCGCGAGAGAAGACGTAGCCGCCCTCCGCTGGCGCGGTGTCTCCCTCCCCGAAGAACTCGGGTGAGACAACGTGCATCGTCCCGTGAAGGTCGATGGCGTCACCCTCGACCACACTCCAGGACGTCACCGCCACGGTCGTTCCGTCCGGCTCCTGGTACCCCGTGCGGAAGATGGGAGGGGCCAGCTCGGCGGTGGCGTTGTCGATCAGGCGCACGATCGTCCACGGCTCGTTCGCGAGGAGAGGGCCGGCGTTGAGGAGGATCGTGAGGCCGACATCGGAGGTGTCGAAGCGGTCCGCTGCCGCGGCCGTGAGGCGGAGCGTGTGCGCGTCCAGGACGGCAGCTCCGGTGCTGCTGCGCGAGGTCGTACCCGCCGAGGTCGCAGCAGCAGCCTGACGGTCCGCGCGCAGGGGGCGGTGTGTGATGGCGCCGAAGAACCCGCTGCCGTTCTGTCCGGACATGCCCTGGTACACGCCGGCGAGCGTCAGCCCGCGCCAGAGGTTGAGGAGTGCCCACCCGTCGACGTTGTTGTTCGTGCGCGTGCTGCCCTTGACCAGGTCGGCGAGCGCCAGGGACCCCAGGGCGGCCTCCACCGGGATGGTGAGGACGATCTTCCCGTCCTCGGGCATCCGCGGGATCGGCGGGTAGAACGAGACCCAGAGGGACCGCTCCCACTCTCCGCCGGAGGAGATGACCACCGAGCCGAAGGCGCCCGTCTCCGGATTGAGCTCGCGCACCGTCTCGGACGTGTCGACCGGGCGGAGGACGAGCTCCTCCTCGGAGACCACCGTCTCCACGAGGTAGGCACCGTCGTGGTTGAACGGGCTGCTGATGGCGGCCCCGGAGATCGTGGCGATGTCCCCGGCTGTGACCCCGCTGGTGACGAAGGTCGCCCCCGTGCAGACGATGGTCGTGCGCTGGCGGATCTCCGTGATGACCACGCCGGCGTGCTTCGCGCGGTCGACGCCGAGGGCGTTTCCGCCGTCGGCCGTGGTGAGGAGGGTGTTCGGGACGGGAGTGGTGGGAACACTCGCGTCGTCCGCGAACGTCGGGAGTACGGCCGTGCGCTTCCCGCGCGTGACGGCACCGACCCGGACGGTCCGGTCCTGCGCGGGGATCTCCTTCAGGCCGGTGTCCGTGACCTCGTAGAGCTCCGCGATCTCGTTGAGGGTGCTGTCCCTCGTGAGGCCTGCAGTGCCCCCGACGCAGAGGCGCACATCCCCGAGAGACGCGTCGAACGCGGAGAGGTCGGAGAGGTCGACCTGCGCGATGCTGCCGTCCGCGTTGGTGGTCAGGTACGCCGCATGCTCGACGGCGTCGACCGTGATGGAGACGGGCCGGGCGACGGACCGCTGCAGCCAGGTGTAGAGCGTGTCGCTGTTCAAGGAGAGCGTCTGAAGGGCGCGGTTGTACGCAGACCCCACACGGTCCTCTCCCGTCGCGATGAACTTCGTGCCGACCGGGTTGATCTGCTGGCGCGGGCGCACCGGTGCATCGAGGAGGTCGCCGGCAGAGACCGTGGCGAGGGGGTGCGGATGTACGTCGAAGCCGAAGACCGCCGACGCGTCGTCGAACCCGGAGACGGGCGGCATGATGCGGACGTAGGCACCCTCTCCCGCACCGGCGCTCTTCAGGACGAGACACCCCTCGACCTCCTCCGCCGTCACGAAGCCGACCAGGCCTGCGGTACCGTTGATGTCCGCGAGGATCTGCGTCATCGTGGCCGACGTGCTGAACACGGCCGACACGCCCCCCGAGGTGGTGGGCTCTTCCGTCTCGATTGCGAGCTCGCTGGGAACCGAGAGCGCGGGGAACTCGCCCGACGCATCCTTCATCAGCGAACCGCGCAGCTCGGGCGTGACCACGACCGGGTTGGCGGTGTTGCCCATGGCGAACGGGCGGCGGGTGTACTTCGTCGACATTGTGGTTCCTCTTGCTACACGATTCGGAGATCCCAGATCGCCCGAAGGGTGAAGTCAACCGTCTTCGTGATGGGTTCGTAGGTCTTGTAGGCCATCGGCGCACGGCCTGCGGCCGTGGCGAAGTCGGTGACCGGGGTGACGTAGTCCCAGTTGTCGTTGGGGTCCCCGTCCGTGAAGAGCCCCGCCTCCGTCAGGACGACGTTGTACCCGAGGCTGATCTCCCCCTGGGAGAACTCGCGCACGAAGCGCACCGCGGTGTTCGTCGTCGCCGTGCCCGACGTGGGGAACGTGGCGGGGGCGTCGAGGGCGGCCAGGTACTCTCCGGTCTTGTAGACCACCGGGTCCACGAGGGACTCGATGCTGGAGACCTCGGCCTGCGCGCCCGAGCCCATGCCGATGTAGGCGATGCGGTCGTCACGGAAGGTCGTCCTCGGACTCCGGGCCTGCAGGGCGACGATCTCGGCGATGTACTCGCGGCCCGTCAGCGTCCAGATGTTGAAGCCCTCGGTGCGCTGACGCAGCTTCCCGCCCTCGCGGGTCTCCAGCTGGAAGTGACCCTTGATCTGCGGGTTGTGCTTGAAGACGTCGGAGAAGAGCCGCGCGGGGAGGATCTTGCGGAAGATGTGGAAGGGGCTCATCGGGTCTGCCTCTGCGCGATCTCGACCGCGCGCTCTCGGGTCACCCCGAAGGTCTTCATGATGTGCTCGACCGGCACCGGAGACCCATCGGGCATGCGCATGCCGCGCTCGCCCGCTGCACGCCTCCCGCCGAAGATCCGGAGGGAGTCCAGCACCTTGGTCCTTTCCTTCAGGAGCTTGCGTAGCATCAGACAGATCTCCGCGTGACTCGACCAGTATAGCTGGCGAGGGGGTTCACTCCCGTATCACGGGTGAGCGTGAGCACCGCGCCAGAAGCAGAGGCCACGACGAAGGAGCCTACTCCATCCACGACCAGTACGTCGCCCGGCAGCACAACGCCGTCGAGGGCGGCCAGTCCGGAGGGCAGGGGCAGGGTGGTGAGGGTGGCCGTGTCATCCACCACGTCCCAGGCGGGGTCGAGCGCGGAGAACGACCCCGCCACGGGGTTCTCCTCCGACCCCCACAGCCCGCGGATGACCGCGGAGGTTCCAGCGACGCTGACCACCTCGAACACCCCGGAGTTGGCGTGCGCGTTCTCGATGGACAGCTTGTCCCCCGGCAGGACACCGGCCACCGCGAGGTCCGTTGCAGACGTCGCCGTCGCGGTCCAGTTCTCCGGCAGGGGGTCTGTCGTATCGAGGGTCAAATCGAGGTCTGCAAGCGGGCCCACGACGTCTACACGGGGCTCGAGGATCGTCACGGTGACGTCGTCGCTCAGGCAGAACTTCTCGAGCTCCCAGTCCTCATCGCGAGGGTCCCCGCTCTCGAAGATGGTCGGGCGCACCACCCGCGCAACGGTCCCAGGGTCGTTCACGGTCGAGGTGAAGTTGCGGAGGTGCGCGCTGGTGGAGGAGGGGGTGTCGATGATGTCGAAGAACTGCCCTGCATAGGTGCCCATCAGGATCTCGAGCTGGTCGCCCGGGCGCAGGTACAGGAGCTCGAAGTTCGTGAGCGCGCTCGACACCACGCTCGATCCGACCGTGAGGACCAGGTCCGTGATCTCGACCAGCGGGTTCGTGCGGAGGCCGTCGCGCATCACGTAGTAGGTGAACGCGCCCCCGACGTTCAGCGTGCCGCGCACGACCAGCTTCGTGTCGAGGTCCTCCCGATCGCCGGCGTTCCACACACCGACCTCCAGCACCTCGTGGGTGCCGGGAACGATGCCGTCCCCCAGACTGGTGATGACGAGGATGTCGCCGACGGCGACGCCGTTCCAGCGGAAGCCGCCGGTCATGTCCTCGACCACGCTGGTGACGTCGTCGCCGGCACCGGCGTTGCTCAACACGGTGCCCGCGCCGGAGACGAGAATGTAGGAGTCCTCCCGCTGGATCTGGAAGGTCTGGTCCGTGCCGGCTTCGATCTCCGCCGCCGGGCGCGTCGTCGGGGGGTAGTCCGGGAGCTCGTCAACCGTGAGCTGGGTGTCGCTGTCGACCGAGACGACCGAGTAGCGACCGCGGTTGGCGCCATCGCGGATGAACAGGATGTCCCCCGTACGCACAAGCGGGGTCCCTCGGTAGTAGACGCCCTCCTCGAAGGCGCTGTTGACGCCCAGGAGGATGGCCACCGGCTCGTTGGGCGCATGTGCCAGGGGGTCCGCGTCGAGCACGCTCAGGAACCCGCCACGCGCGGAAGTCACGACCCCGGTGCCTACTGTCGTGACCAGGTCCGCTCCCTCGAAGAGCGTCCTGGTGGAGAAGGATCCGTAGTCGAAGACGCGGTGCGCCAGGCCGCTGCCGTTGTAGGAGTCGACCATATGCGTCGACTCCAGGCTCAGGATCGGGTCGTCGTAGAGGAACAGGTCCCCGGACAGCGTCAGCTGCTCCTCGATGGTCACGGTGTCGTAGAGGTAGAGGACCAACACGACCTTCGGCTTCGTGTAGATCGGGCGGATCCCGAGGCAGAAATCGGTGATGAGCGGGATGTCGCGGGAGTCCACCTGGCTGGAGTCCACGAGCACCTGCCAGGTGTGGAACTTCTGGAGCTCGGTCGCTCCTGTGGAGTTGCTCGACTTCCACCACAGGGGGTCCGTCAGGTAGTCGTCGACCACGATGCTCTTCGAGAGGGCCGACATCGCGGGGACGACGTCGTCGACGGCGTACTCCGCCCCGGTGGTCGGGTTGGTCGCCAAGCCCTGGAAGGCGGCGAGACCTCCCTCCACGCTGCTGGAGTAGAAGTAGGCCCGCACGAGCCCAGACGGCTGCCCCTCCGGGGTCAGGTCCTCGACCAGCACGCGACCCCGTGACCGCGACGTGTCGTAGTTCGCGTCGACGTCGATGATGTTGCCGCGCACCTCGGTGACCGGGAGCCCCATCAGCACGTGGTTCCCGACGGTCACGTTCCGGATGGTGGGGCCGCTCGCCCATGCGTACATCAGCGCCCGGACCGCCCCGCGGTAGGAGACCTGGGACGAACCGTACTCGTCGAGCTGCTCCTTCGTCACCCCCACGAGGATCCCGAAGTTGTCCTCGATGGTGGGGTTGTTGTCGAAGAGGCTGAGCTGTGCCCAGAACCGGTCGGGGGCCGGGGAGTCCGGGGTGAACATCCCGTCCACGAAGCGGATGAAGTTGCCCTGCACCCGCCGGACGATCGTGTAGCGCAGGGAGGACGCCGTTGTGGACGGGGTGCCTCCGTCTGCCGTGAGCGTGCGCACGTGCTCGGAGTCCAGCACGGAACTCACGTAGTAGCGATCCTGGTCGAGGCCGCTCGTGATGTCGATGAAGTCCCCGACGCGGAGATCTCGGTCCAGGAGGTCACCGCCCGGAATCTCCAGGACGCCGGAACCCGCTGTCGTCGCCAGGTTCGTCCCGGAGACGTTCCCCTCGGCGCTGATGGTGTAGTCGCGGTTCTCCACCAGCTCCAGAGGTGCGCGGTCGAGGGTCGTCACCGTCCCGTAGTCGGTGACGAGGATGTTCTCCCCGTCGGCGTTCACCCCGGTGGTCGGCTCCGCGATGTACTCGAAGAGCGAGGGGACGGACAAGAGCGTCTCGTCCACGGGGATCCTGCAGTTCCGGATGACCTTCTTCACGCTGAACGTGATCGTGTAAGGGTCGAGCGCGATGGCCGTCGAGGAGGTGAGGGGCACGTTGCTGTAGGTCGACTGGAACGCGGTGCTCAGCACCAGGGCCTGGACCTCTTCCGCGGTCAGGATGATCTGGACGTCCCCCGCGTCGTCCTCGTAGACACGCGGGATCCGCAACCCGGTCGCGAGGTCCAGGACCTCCTGATCCGAGAGGCTCCCGTAGGCGCCGAGCGCAGGCAGTGCCTTCCCGAGGTCGAATGAGATCTTGGACCCCGTGGCCCCGAAGATGTAACAGGGGACCTCGCCGGCGAACCCAACGTCACTCCGCGTCGCCTCGAGGATCAGGAGGTCGCCGGCGGTGACACCGAGTTCCTCGAGGTCCTCGTACTCCGTCGTGGAGAGCGTCGCGGCGATCCTCCAGGACATGCCCTCGCGTCCGGTGGGCGCGGTGGCCTCGGCCAGGACGACGATCCACGCGGCCCCTCGCCCTCCATCCTCCGGGTCCACCCCGCTGTCGTACGTGGCGGACACGATCTCGTAGGCCTCGTCCTCCAGGATGAGAACGCGGTCCGTGACGTCTGCGTTGCTCGTGAGGCTGTACGTGACCTCAGTCGGGTAGGTGGCGACGCCGAACGACGCCCCCACGCGGTACCCGTTCCCAGCGGTGTTCAGCCCGGTGATGGTGAAGGATCTCCCAGAGGAGCCCCCTGTCGTCAGGTACAGCCGCTCTCCGATCATCCCGGAGAGCACGTGCCTCGGCTCCACCACGATCTCGTACGCGCTGATGACGGTCCCGGCCCCGGCGAGCGTGCGCGCCTCGAACACGGTGAGGTCAGCTTCATCTGCGGGCAGGAACACCGTGGACGTCGCGGATGAGGCGACCTTCGCCGCGGAGATGCGCACTGCGTTGAAGATCGTCCCGGCGCGGGATGCCCGGGTCTTCGTGGGAGCGCGGTCGACCGTGAAGGTGCGGACGTTCCCGACGTTCACCGCGGTGACCGTGTAGTACCCGGAGTCGGACCCGCTTTCCAGCCGGAGGACGTCTCCGGCGGTGACGCCCAGCGCTACGAAGTCCTGAAGGAGGTCCGCGTCGTAGATCGTCGTCGAGCCCGCGACGGTCACGAGGGTCGTCAGCGCGGCGATACGGTCGTCCAGGGGCGCCGGGAACACCGCCGCGGACGAGATGATGTACCCGGAGTTGTCCGAGTTGAGGCGGTTGATCGTGTACTCGCCGAGATTGCCGGGGGACCCGTCGCTCGTGTAGACGACCAGGGACGAGCCGACGGCTGACGTCGTCGGGGTGCCGTCGAGGAGGACCACCTCTCGATCGCTAACGATGACGCCTACCCCCGCCAGGACGCCGGACACCGTGAACGCGCCGGAGCCTCCCTGGTGGCGTCCGTACACCGCGGTGCACTGGGCGGAGTCGAGCTCCAGTGCGGGAGAGTAGGCGATCCACCGGCGCTGGAACATCTCCTGGATCGTGTCGATGGACTTGCCGTAGTCGACCTGGAACGCGCGCAGCATGTCGTTCGCGGTCGACTGCATGTACCCGGACCAGAGGGTCGAGAACACGGCGTTGCGCTCGACCATCTTCCAGAACGACGAGACGACGTTGAAGATGATCTTCCCGTCCGGGGTGGTCCGCAGAGACAGGGGGAGGAGGACGGTCGTCGCCTCCACGGTCGCGGTGACGGGGTCGCTGCTGCGGTAGGGCGTGCTGACGACCAGGCTGATCGTGTACTCCCCCGTGACGTCCGGAACGAAGGTGACAACCGAGCCGTCGTCGTCGACGCTGGTGAGTTCGGTGACGGTGCTGCCCAGCGGGGTGGAGGAGAAGCTCCACGCGTAGGAGAGCTCAGAACCGTCGGCGCTTGTCGAGGCTCGTCCGTTTAGCCGGATGATCGCGCCCACGACCTTGCTGGACGAGCTCGGGTCGATCCCCGCCACCGGCTTAGTGCGAGCCGGCTCCACCGTGAAGCCGTGAAAGGCGGATGTGCGGGTAGGCGGCATTCAGTCCTCGTCCTGGACGTCGATGTAGACATCCGCGGTGCTGCCATAAACCGAGGCCTGCATCTCCGCCTCCGACACGGAGAGGGTCGCCTTGATGTCGTAGCCCCTCCCGACACCCCCGCGCAGGAAGGCGACCTCACACGCGACCCCGGCGTCCTCGTTCAGCGACCCGAACGCGATGACAGAGTTCGCGGGCAGGTTTGTCGGAAGGGAGCGGAGGAGGGTCGTGGCGGGCCACTCGGCCTCGATCGCCGGTGTGGTGGAGTAGTCGATGTAGAGCCGGATGTACTGGAGCGGCTTCACGTCCACCAGGAACACGTGCGCGGTGCTGAGGTCGATCTCGGCAGAGATGGCCACGCCGGCAGCGTTCTGCGCCAGCACGTCGAGGTAGTCCGACTCCTCGTTCGACAGGAACACGTAGGCGACCCCATCGTCGTTCACGATGAAGCGCAGCCCGGCTCCCGTGCTCCCGGCCCGAAGCACGAGGACGGGGCCGAACTCGGAGCGCAGGGGGCTCGCCGCACCGCTCGCATCGGTCCAGCCCGTCACCTTGACCTTGATGAAGGCGGCCGCACCGGACGTCGCGTCGTAGGTGGAGTCCTCGATCGAGTAGATGTCGTAGGCCCCAGCTGCGGTGCAGTCCACCGACACTGAGGCCGTCCCGAGCACGCGGGACCCCAGCGCCGATGTCCGGGTCCAGCCCTGGCCGTCGGGAGCAGACGCCTCGAACCCCTCGTAGAAGAACCCGTAGGGGATCATCCACAGGTTGACGAGGTAGAAGTCCCCCGAGAAGTCCCCCGTCTCGATGAACCCGAACGAGACCCGCGACTCGGTCGTGGCGGTGAACCCGAGGGACGAGTAGGTCGTGCTCGCCACCGGGACGACATCCTCGGTCCCCACGAAGAGCCGAATGGCGTCGCGTCCTCCTGCCGAAGACCCGAGGAGAGTGAAGGTGACGTCCTCCTCCCAGTCTACGGCGTCGACCGGAAGCGCATAGCCGGTGAGGGAGTCGTCCTCGTCGAGGGTGGCGTCCTCGATGCCGAGGGTGACCCCCACGAAGTTGTCCAGGAGGGCCAGCTTGATCTTCCGCGTGCCGTCCTCCACGAGGAAGCCCATCCCGGTGTTGTACGAGCCCTCGTGCACCGAGTTGCGCGCGGTGAACTTCCCCGTGAGCAGCCATGCGGCCTGTGCGGTGTCCGCCTCCTCCCGGGTCTTCATGGCTGGTCCGGAGGTTGCGGTGATGTGCAGGGCCGTGCCGGTGCTCTCCTCCTCGAAGGTCCCAGACGATGCCCACTCCTCCGCACCTTCAGACCCGACGACTTCCACCAGCTCCGTGGGCAGTGTCTCCACGAAGCTGGAGGCTGTCTGACTCCCGCCCACCAGGAGGACCTTCCCGTAGTTGGCGAAGGAGAATCCGTAGATGTCGAGGTAGTCGCCCTGGTTGGTGCTGTCGAGTCCCATCACTGCCGTGACGCCACTCGGCGCGTTCTCGGCGTAGAGGTTGCCCATGCGAACGGAGGGGAGGAACTCGTTGAGGGTGTCGAGATCGATCTCTGCGAGGACCGTCTCCGTGCCCAGCGCGTCCGTGGCGCACACGAGGGCCTTCCGCCGGAACACCGTGGGGTCGAAGTAGATGGTGTAGACCGCGGGTTCGGTCCAGTCGTAGACCGTCGAGGTCTCAACAGAGCGAGTGCCGACCCCGTCTGTGGAAGGTCCGACGATCGAGACCCGCTTCGTGCCGTCGTCTCGGAACAGGAGGAAGATGCCGGTGTTCTCGGGCCAGTAGACCAACCCCACGACAACGCCTACGAAGTCGGCATGCGTGGTGTACGCAGCCCCGGCAGCGGTCACGGCGACCAGGTCCAGCTGCACCTTCAACGTGTACGGGCCGGGCGCATCCTGCGCCGGCAGGGTGACGTAGAGCACCCCCTCCTGTGGCGAGAGGTCCACGCCGGACTTCTCGATGCGGTAGACCGAGCTCGGCCCCACCGTCTCGATGGTCTGATCGCAGGGGTCTCCCGGGTTCACGACACCCGCCGCGTCGTCGAACATGCTGAGGATCAGGGACGCGCCCGCAGCTTCCAGGGTCTCGTCGAGCGTCGGAAGCACCTCCGGCACGTAGACAGCCTTCGCGTAGGTGACCGAGCAGTACACGGTGGTCAGGTCAGCCCGGGTGTCCAGGTCTCGAACCCCGAAGCGGAACGGGGTATCAATGGAGACCGCAGTGTCCCCCTCATCTGGCCGTCGGTTCGAGATGATAGGAGAAGCCATGGTTCTACAGGTACTCCATCCGGCTGCAGCGCGCGACCTCTTGAAGGGGTACGTCCCGACCAACGAGGAGAGGGCGCGGGTGGACGTCGATCGTCGCGTAGCGATCACACGCCGAAAGTGCCCCCGACCGGAGTGCGGGCGCGCCCTGGTTGCCCGGCTGCCCTCGAACCCCTCCGACGTCTTCGACGACGACGGGGTCTGTTACGTGGCTCACTGTCCAGCGCATGGGCTGATCACCTGAAGGTCGAGCGGGTGGTGCCTCGGGTCAAGCGGATCCTGGCCCCGGCGGGGGCGTCCACCTCCTCCCCGGAGGATGCGTCAGCTCCTGCGATGAAGAACGTGGTGCGATTCGTACCGTTGTACGCGATGTTGTCGTCGTTGATGACCCCCTCAGCCTGCGTCCCGACGATCTTCCGGTCGATGTCGTGGGTGAGCGTGATGAGCGTGATGGGGTGGCCGTACTGGGTCACGGCGTTGTTGTGCAGGATCTTCTCGAGCTTGGACAGGTCCAGCTCGTCGACGGCGCTCATCGAGTTGATGCTGTCCTGCAGCGCCGCAACCACCGTGGCTGGGCTGTTCCCTCCCGTGTAGGTGATGTCGAGCGAGACGTACGCGGGCAGGAAGTGCCGCGCGAGGGCGTTCGCGCAGAGGACGCGGTCGAGCTCCGAGGAGAGGAGGCTCTGCACCTCCGCCACCGTGGGCACGTACTCGTAGTCGAAGCGGATGCTCTGGTCGCTGACCGTGACCAGGTTGCTCAACGTGTCGTCCAGGCCCGTCGGCAGGAACACCGCGGACAGCGAGAGCGTCGCCTCCTCCTTCGTGGAGAAGGTGTACCTGTTGTCGCTGACGTCGATCCGATACCCGTGGGAGTCGTAGGTCCCGAAGACCGGCTCCACCTTCGTGTGCTCCGGGAGGTTGTAGAGTTCGCCGCCGCCCAAGGAGGTGGTGAGGGCGTCGAAGTAGTAGAGCCCGCGCTCCCTCTGCTCGTTCATGAGCGTGGACGAGATGTGCTGGGTGCCCGGGCGGACGAACTTGTAGGGCTGCTTCACACCACTCCGCGGTACCTCGCCCGCTTCCGTCAGAGCGGTGAAGACCGTGGACTCTGCCCGCACGAGCGTCGGGGACACCTGCACGACGCGGAGCTCGGCAGGGGTCCCGCTGTAGACGCGGATCGGGCGGACACCGAGGAGCGCCGTGCGGCCCAGGATGGAGGAGTCGCCGAGCGCGTCCACCGGCGCCTTGACGACCACCCAGTGGACGTCGGTCTCGGTCTCGGGGAAGACGTCAGCCTCGAGGGTGCACCCAGAGCCGTCCGTCTCCACCGCGGTGATCTTGTAGCTCCCGTCCGTTGCCTCGCGGTTCGAGCCCCAGAGGGTCAGGTACCTCCCGATGTCGTCGCTCGTGAACAACCCGGTCGCAGAGGTGACCTTGGCGTCCACAGCGTCCACGATCAGGATGCCGTCGTTGCCATAGCGGTAGACACGCTCGGTGCTCGCGGTGAGGTTGCGGTCGAGGGTGAGGATCGTGCTGGAGCGCTCGAGGACCGTGTAGCCGCCCTCGTCGTCGCCCTCCTCGATGAAGAGCACGTCGCCGACCTGCACCTGGTCGAACTCAAGGCCACTGTTGGGGGCGAGGAAGGTGAACTCGTTGGCGTCGCCGAGGTCCAGCAGGCTCACTTGGTTCGAGCCGAACGACGTGACCACCGCCGCGACGCGGTCTCCGGAGATGTCCGTGTCCAGCGCGGTGTAGTCGGTGTGCTCGAGCATGCGACGCTGTTCGTACACGAGCAGCCAGTCTGCCTCCTCTCGGATGTCGAGCTCGATGGGCGCCGCGTACGCGTCGTCCGTGAACACGCACTCCGCCGACAGCTGCCCGCTGTACGGGGTGCCGATCACGATGTCACGAGGAAGACCCGTCACCGCGGTCTCCCCCTCGCTCGTCTGGCCCGGGAAGATCTGGTACGCGTCGGCCTCCGCCGACGGGGTGAAGAGGAGCTCGCTGGCCCCTACCGTGCCCACGAAGAGAGTCGGTGCATGGGGGTGCTCGAAGGCCGCTTCGGTCTCTCCGGCCGTGGTGCTCCCCTGTGCCATCCAGGCGACCGTTGTGGTGCCGTTTCCGGACGCCGCGGGAAGGGCGATACCTCCCGGAATAGGGAAGCCCAGGCGGTTCGCGTCCATGATGGAGACGACGGAGTCGACCCCTCCTACGATGCCGCGCAGTCGCAGGGCAGACCCGGTGTCCGACCAGAACAGGTGGCGAACGCCCCCACTGGCAGTCCAGTCCTCCTTCGCGTTGAGCGCCTGGGCTGCCCCCTCGTAGTCCCCGCTGTCGATGAGGTCGCACACCTCCGTCTTGAAGGTGAGGGCCTCCCAGTAGGTCAGCGTAGGGCTGAGCGTGACGGTGGTGACCCCGTCGTCCGTGGACATCTCGGGGACGGTGACCGCGGGGGTGTAGTCCGCCCCGAGCAGCTCGGTGGCGGTGCTGAACGTCGGCAGCGTGGGATTGACGTAGGTCACTGCGAAGTCCACCCACGTGATGTCCGTCGGCGAGTCCACGCTGAAGTTGTCGATCAACGCGGGGCTGCCGGAGTCCGCGATGTTGATCTCGTACCTCCCCGGACCGGCTCCAGTGCCGGACTGATCCACGAACTCGATCGTGACCTCGAAGGTAGCGGAGATCTGCACGTCGTCGAAGGTGCCAGGAGTGCCGACCGCGATGATGTCGTCCTGCACCGCAGCCACGGTGGCCGCCTGCAGTGCAGCTGCTACCTCCTCAAAGGTACGCGTGGATGCAAGAACTCCATCGGTCACCTCGATCTCCCAGACCTTGTCGATGTCGACGACCCAGGCTTCGGCGATGGTCGCCCCGCTGTCAGAGCCGGTGATGGCGTCGCCAGCAGAAAAGGTCCCCGACACATCGGAAATCCAGAGATACCCGGCAGCTGCGTTGGTCGTATCGTCCGCGAAGGCCCACACCGTGCCGGAGGCACCAGAAGGGAGCGCGGTGACCGCCTCGCCGATCGTGAAGGATCCCACGAAGACGTCCAGCCCGACAACGCACGTCAACGATGTGTTGACGGTGAGCTTCATGCCCAGGGCGTCGGTGGTCGTCGTGATCCGCTCGTACATCGTGGCACACGTCGTCGTGGTGTCGACCTCGGGGAACTTGGCCGGCGCCGGACCGTAGAAGCCGAGCACGCGGAAGCCCGCGGTCAAGCTGATCGCAGAGAGGTACAGGTACTCGTCGATGCCGCCGACGGCCTGCGTGACGGAGAGCGACCCGGTCACCGTCGCCGGGCCCGAGAAGGTCACGTACTCGCCAGTCGGGTCCAGGAGCGCCTGGAGGAACTCCGCGAGTTCCTCCAGGGTGGCTGCGGTGTTGAAGTCGGCGGTGAGGGTTCCAGTGAGCGGAACGGACCCAGTGAGCCGCTCGACCTCGAGCGAGACCGTCAGCCCCTCGAGGTCCGGGAGGGGGAGGGTGAGTTCTACCCCGGTGATGGCATCTGCCGGTACGAGCACCGGCAGCGCCCACTGGTACCGCGCGCACACCTGCGGCGCGTACACGGTGCAGCTGGTGGGCTCCTGGAAGTACATCCGCAGGTACTGAGGCGCCGTGGGCCGGGCCACCGTGTAGGAGCTGAAGAGCATCTGCCAGAGCGCCTTCAGCGTCTCGGGCGCATCGAGGCTCACTCCGGAGGGGAGGTCGAATCCGAGCGCGTTGAGCGTCTGGAAGAGCCACTCGAAGGCCTTCTCCACCCAGGTCCACCCATCCACGGGGTTCCCGTCCACGTCCACGACGGAGAACGGGAGGTCGGCAACGGCCGGCACGCTCCATGCGGGGGCCCCCTCCTTGAAGAAGGTGTCGAGGCCGTAGAACGCCGGCACCGGGAACTCGTCCCGGATGACGACCAGGGCGACCTTGTACGCGTTGTCGAGGTCGATGGCGCCCCCGCCGTCGACGACCGCGCGCATGTTGACCAACGTGTACGCCTGCACGCTCTCGATGATGTAGGAGCCCGCGTTCAGGCCGCTGGTGATCGCGAGCGCGTCGCCGGCGACGGCCTTCAGCAGCGCCGGCGCCTTCCCAGGCATGGTGCCGTCGTTGAAACGGTCCAGCGCGTCGTTGAAGGTGTCCGTGGCCTCGAACTCGTTCTTCCAGTCGAACTCGGGGAGCGCCACGAACACGTTGTTGCAGCCGTCGAAGACCTCGTAGGGGATGAGGATCTCGAACTGCATCAGGAGCGGCAGCGCCGCCTCCGCCGGCCCGAACTTCAGCGGACTGAACGCGGTGACGAGGGCCTCCTCGTCACCGCCGAAGCCGAAGGTAGCGATGATGTCGAGCAGCCAGTCCTGCATGTTCCCGAGGAAGTCCTTGACCTCGCTGGGCAGGTTGGAGTCCAGGTACATCTGGCCGGTGCTGCCGTGCACCGAGATGACCGCGATGTAGCCGCCGGCGCTGCTGAGCGCCTCGTCAGTGTACGCGCGGCGGAACTTCTCCTCCGTGTAGAAGGCCTCGAAGTCTCCTCCCGTCCTGCCGGCCCAGTCGTAGGTGTCGATGTCGACGGTGTAATCCGCACTCGGCGCCCACCCGCTGCCGGGGTCCATCAGGACGAAGCCGTTGAGTCCCTCCGCGATGGTCTTCGCCCCGGAGAAGGCGTGGACGGGGCGCACGTCGACAGGGAGCGCGTTGGGGATCTTGTAGCCGCTGTCCTGCCCGTCGCCGTCGAGGAGCACGACTCCGTCGGGGATCATGCGCAGGAGGGGGCGCTGGATCGCCTGCTGCGTGCGGTAGGCCCGGTAGGTCACCGACGAGTTCGTCGCGGTCATCACGGCGCTGAGGACAGCGCCCTGTCCCCCGTACGTCGTGTCCCACGCGGTGATCGTGTAGGACCCCTCGTCATCGCCGGCGAGGATCTCGATCGTGTCGCCCACGGCGACGCCGTAGTCCTGCAGATTGGTAGTGGTGCGCACCGTCTTGGAGCCGATGACGGTGCGGAGGTCGTCGCCCTCGGCCTCTCCGAAGGGGATGAGGATGGTCTTGGGCGAGAAGAGGTCGAGCGTCACCTCGGAGAGCACACGGAAGAGCTGGTCACGTCCCGTCGTCGTGAGGTTGATGTCGATGTAGAGGAAGGACCCGTCGACCTTGAGGATGCGGTAGGTCCCCTCCTCGTTCCCTCCGGGAAGCGAGAGGGCCATGCCGCGCTCGACTCCCGAGTCCTTCCAGGAGGTCGTGCTGACCGCGGAGAGAACTCCCGTGGTGGTCCCATCCGTGACGTTGTCCCCGATGGCGAACTCGACGCCGTTCATCTCCCAGAGGATGTACGTGTAGACGGCACCCGCGCGGCTGACCTCGGCGATCACCGCAGAGGCCCGACTGCTCGCGCAGGACAGCGTTGCACCCAGCGGGAACGACGTGGAGCTGCTGACGGTGTAGGTCCGGTGGACGATGTGTCGGTACGTGGAGCTCTCCCCCGCGAGGACCACGTCGGAACCCTCGAGGAGCGCGGTCTCGGACCGCACGGCCTCGTGGGTGGCGGAGTCTGCAGTGGCGCTCGCGGCGCGGAGCCACACGTCGTAGTGCCCGCCGACGTGGACCTCGTTGTCGTTGATCTCGATGGTGCCCCGCAGGGTGTCCGGGTCAAGGATGCCCCCTGGGATGTCGGAGATCTCGATCTTGCCCGTGGAGCGGACCACAGCGAAGACACCGGGAAGGACTCCGGGGAGTGCCCCGGCGACCGGTGAGGTGACGGAGGGCACGCCGTCGATGCGGAACAGCAGGATGGACGGCATCTCCGTGATGCTGTTCCTGGAGTCGAAGAGGATCGTGTCGATCTTGAACTTCTCGTTCGCGGCACCGACCTCGGTGCTGTACAGGAAGCTCCAGAAGTTCAGCTCGATCTCGTCCCCTTCGGAGATCACCGTGGTGCCGGCGAAGCCACGGTCCTCGAACGCCGAGAACATCAGCACGAACTGGCCCACGATGAAGCAGACGCCGCTCGCGATGACGGACCCCTCACCCCCGCCCGTGATGATGTCGCGCGCCATCTCGGGGTCACCGAAGCCGACGACCTCGACGTCCACGACCGACGCGAAGTCCGTCTCGAGCCTCGCCACGATGCCGCGACGTACGTTGAGGGTGCGCTCCGCCAGGCTGGACTGCACCCGCGCCAGGAGCTCGGCGGCGGTCTCCGGACTCGAGCCTCCCTCGAAGGGCCGGAGGTTCGTGATGCGGGAGAACCCCGTGATGCCGCGGACGCCGGTGATCGCGCCCTTCTCGATGTTGTGCCCGATCGTCGAGTCCCCCGCCGTGAGGGGCACGTCGACGTAGTACTCCTGGCCGGACCGGTAGAGCAGCATCGTCTCCGGACGCACGGTCATGGCGCGCGTCGGGTAGAACAGCAGCCCGCTGGCTGTCGAGAACTCCGCGGTGGGGAGCACGGTCAGGTGCGTCGGTGCCGCGAAGTAGATGCGCACCACCCCGCTCGAACGAGTGCCGCTGCGCCACTCGATGAAGAAGTTGGCAGCCAGGTCACGGGCGTCCTCGAGGCGCAGGTTCTCGGGGTACCGAGCGGACTGCCCCTTGCGGATGATCTGGATCTCGCGCTTCAGCGGCTCGAGCAGGACTTCGAGCGGGGTGATGAGGAGGTCGACGAGCGCGTCGCCGTCCTGCGCGGAGATGAGCGGGAACGCCTGGGTGACCCGGTCCTTCAAGAACGAGCGGATGTCCGTGTCGAACGGATCCGTGCCCAGGAGCTCGAACGTCGGCTCGATCACCTGCGACCAGAGGGCAGAGCCCTCCGACGTGTCCATGCTCGGGTCGTAGAGCTCGAGACGCCCCACAAGGAAGTCTCGGATGGCCTCGGCCTGGGAGTTGATGTTCGCCATCTCTACACGCTCACGAGGGGGTTGCCGGTGGTGCCGTCCAGTGCAGTCAACGCGATTCGTGCATTGATCGAAGACGTCGCCGAGTTGTAGTCGGCCTGCAGCAGCGTGGCGGAGCGTAGCTTCTCCGCGTCTGTGAGCACAGGGTTTCTCACCTGAAGGCGGATCAGGTGCTGGGCGGCGGTGTTCACTCCCACCGACGCGCGTGCACGGAGCTCGCTCGGCGTCCCAGCGCTCCCGACCAAGCCGTACATGCCGCCACCCAGCCACGGGTACGCGAGGTCGTCCCCGGGGTTCGTGAAGAGCACGCGGAGATAAGCCTGCATCATCTTCGTGAAGCCCGTCGCGCGCACACCCGGCACGACAGCGTCGAACGAGACGAGAGCCGCGGCCGTCAGCCCGGACCGGGCCAAGATGACGCGCACGGACTTGAGCTGCGAGTGCAGCTCGGCCTTGGGCACCTGCACGAGGATGCGAGTCGAGGAGACGACGATGTACTCCAGCGCAGGGGTGCCGTTCACGTTGACGCCGGTCACTCCGACGAAGGAGGAGCCGCGAACGTCGAGGGTGAGCGGGTCTTGCGAGTAGAACCCGACGGACCGAAGAGGTGCGAGGTCGCTGAAGGCGAGGGCCTGGAAGTCTGCGGCGCTCATGACTGCTCCGATGGCTCGGAGGGATCCGGCATCTTCCGCATCATATCAAGAAGGCCCTCCTGACCGGAGGCGCTGTCCCCGAAGAACAGCGTGCGCATCGCCTCGAGCTGCTGCAGTCGTCCGGGCCGCACGTTCCCGTCGTCCGCGTGCTCGATCAGGTTCCCGGCGCCCAGAGTGTCCACGGCAGAGGTCTGCGCGGAGTCCAGGGCCACGATCTCCTCCAGCAAGGAGATCTCGAGCGTCGTGTTCGTCCCACGGTCAGCGACCTCCCTCGCCCGAATGACGGCGACGGCCTGCGCGACCTGGACACGTGTTTCATCCCACCCCACGAGCACCTCCCGAGTAGGTGCTGAGGGCAGCGACCGCGGAGTCCAGCCTCCCCGACCTGGAGACGTCGGACGCGTTGAGCAGCATCAGCAAGTCCACCTCTCCCCGGTAGAGGAGCTCGACCGCGTAGTCGAACCCTCCGCTCTCCAACTCGGAGAGCAGCCGGTTCCCCGCCTGCTTCGTCTTCGCGTCGAACGTCGGCGAGAACTCTCGCAACAGCGTGGCCACCGGAACACCGGGGTACGCGTACTGCTCGCCCCCCACGCGCGTCAGCGCCGCCGAGGCGTCGGAGGAAACGCTGTCGAGGATCGCTGCGGCGCGGCAGAGGAACTCCATCAGCCCGCGGATCCTGGCCGCACTCGGACTCTCCTTGCGCCGGACCTCGGACAGTAGCTGCGCCTCGGACGGCATCTCCGCGTAGGGAGCGTCCAGGGCGAGGGCGAAGGTCTCCCACTGGAGGTAGGCAGCGGAGAACACCGACACCCCCTCGCTGATGGAGGTGATCGTGGAGGCTGAGAGCGTGATCCCCGCGTCTCCGACCGCCGACACGGTTGCCGTCTTCCCGTCGGTAGAGACCACCGAGTCTCCGGGCTTGATGCCCAGCAGCGCCGGCGCAGGGACCATCGTGATCTCGGCGACCGTCCCCGACTCGATGGTCGCGTTGACGGTCACCTCTCCTGGGAACTCCGTCGGACCGGTGCACAGCCGCGTCTTGAGACCCACGCGACGCCCCATCGCCGCTACGGCAGCGCCCGCCGCGGCGAGCTGAACCGTGAAGTCGGTCAGCTTCGCCTGGTCGAGGAGCGAGGCCGTCGCGTCCAGTGCGGCGAGCGGCACGCTGAGCGCGACGTTCCGCAGCGGGGCCTCGGTGAAGAACCGCGTTCCCGAGGAGGCAGCGAGGGCCTGGCGGAGCTTCTTCCACGTCACGATGAGCTCGTCGCGCGTCTTGCGGTAGTCGGAGTACGCCTCGGTGCCGCGCGTCTGCAGCCGCCCTCCCTTGGTAATCTTCGGGATCAGCTCTGCTGCGATGTAGGTGTTCACCTCGGTGGAGAGGCGCGACGCGTCTGCGGCGCTGAAGGTGTCCCGCGTCGTGACGGTGGCGAGTGTCTTCTGGAGCTGGGTGGGAGGCTTCGCCTCGACCTGGGCGTACTTCCAGCCCTCCACGGACACCGCCATGCTGCAGAGCTGCGCAGCCGCCTTCTGCGCCAAGGCGCACGCGCGGTTGGACGCGAGGTAGGCGAAGTACGTCACCAGATCGGGGTCGGACACCAACGCACGCGCCAGCTTGCCTCGGAGCTTCTCCCACTCCCCGTCCACCGAGCGGTAGCCTCCCGGACCGCGCGAGGCGCCGACCGTGGCACTGGAGACGCGTGCGGCAGCGTCGAGGAGGGCGGACTCCTTGATGCTCGTGCCCATGGCTACGCCGTCACAGTGATGGTCAGCGTCGGGAGGGTTCTCGTCGGCTCAGGAAGGCGCGCCGCCTCGATGTTGGGGATGACGGAGGCGGTGATGGTGGTCTCGCCGACCGTGTTGCCTGTGATCGTCATCACCCCCGCAGAGATGGTCTGGCTTGCGATGCCGGAGTCTCCGAGCAAGAGGGTCAGGTAGTTGCTGACCTCGCGCCACCCGACGTCTCCGTCGTACTTGAAGGGGGTCACCACCCCGCTGGAGAAGCGCACATACGTGTCGATCTCGACCGTCTCGCCGACTGGCACGGAGACCTCGGTCACGTCCACGCCGTCCTGCTGGTAGACGAGCTCCACCAGGTAGGGCCAGACCAGATCGGTGATACCGATCGACGTGCGGTCCGGGACCTTGACCCGGTAGACGACGTCGTCCTGCCCCTCGACCACGCAGTCGTACACGCCCCCGCGAACCAGCTCGACTTCGAGCCACCCGTCCGCATCGGTGACGGTAACGAGGTCCTGGAGGACCATCACGCGCCCCGCAGCCACGCGGGGGCTGCCCGTGAGCGTGAAGGTGAACGTGATGCCCTGTCGCGGCGTGAGATCCCCGCCGGCCACGTAGCCGGACACCCGGCAGAGGATCGGAACGGTCGAGGGCGGGAGCACCTCCAGGTCCACGGCCTCGATGTCGAAGGTGTTCGACGACGCTCCCGAGTCCACGTCGATGGTGAGCTTCGACTCGAACTGGTACCCGATCTTGAAGAAGCGCACCCAGTAGGTGGTCGCATCCTCAAGGTCCAGGGTGAGCTCCCCGTTCTCGTCGGTCTGCGCCTGAGTGACGAAGGTACTCCCGTCCTCGCTGTAGAACCGCACGACGACGTCGGCCACCGCCTCCTGCGAGATGGAGTCGTCGGTGATGAGCAGGGTGACCGGGACCATCAGGACCTCCGCGGGAGCTTGTGGAACACCGGAGTCTGCACCTCGAGGGGGTCATCCCCGCTGTCCGCCAGGTCCTTGATGTTGATCTGCCCGGTGGTCGGCACCGTGACACGGCGAACGACCCCGACGCCGGTGATGGCGAGGATGCCCGTGACGCCGCGGACCAGGTACAACTCCAGAGCGCCGTCCTCATCGCTCACGGCCGTGACCTCGACGGCGACGATGCCGGACGCCAGAAAGGACGTAGAGTCCCGGTCCGGTGTGAAGCGCACGTAGATCCCCTGGGCCCCGTTTCCGGTCGCGTCGTAGAACTGCCCGAACACCCGACAGGTGCCGGCTTCGCCCAGGTCGGGAACGGCGGGGACAGCCTCTCCTGGGAGCGAAGAGTCGGACTCCCCGCTGATGTCGGCGATGACATCGACCTTCTCTTCCGAGGTGAACTCGTCCCCTCCCACCGTGTACGTCCACGTCAAGACGTGCCGGCCCACGAGCAGCGGTGTCCACGCGCACTCGTAGGTGCCCGTTCCGGTCGAGGTCACGACTGCGGACTCCGCCTCGTTCACCACGACGCCGGCCTGGACGATCTCGAGGGTCGGGGTCGCGTCGGCGTTGATGGCGGTCGCGACCCCATCCGCGTCCAACTGGCTGACGGACAGCGTCGTGGTGACCTCAAAGTTCAGTACGCGCTCGGTGGACATGCCCACTCCTTTAGCCGCTGGGTGTGCTCACGTCCTCCTCGATGGGCATGTAGTCCCCGAGGTTGCCAGACAGGTACTTCATGGTGAACTCCGTCGAGACATCCTCGACGGTGATCCCGTCCGTCCGTCCGTTGTACACCGAGAGGAGGAAGTCGCGCTCGTTCTCGACGCGCGCAGTCTCGGAGTCGAGGTACTCGGTCAGGACCTCCTCGAGCTCGTCGATGAACGTCTGGAGGGTGGACTCGCTCACTTGCCCTTCCACTTGCGCATGATCGCGTTCTTGATCTGGGAGACGCGAGAGTCGGACCAACCCTCGCGCTTCGCGATGGCCCCCGTGCTCTCGATCTTCGGCCTACCGCCCGTGCCCATGAGGTAGTCCAGGACCGTGTTCTCGTCGGGGGTGAGGCTGTACCGGATGAGCTGGAGCTTGAGGCGCGACTCCGAGGTCTCGTCGAGGAAGGGGTCATCCATCGCGCCAGAGGACATGAGATCGTCCTTCATCTCCAGCAGGAGCTTCTCCACGTTGGCGGGCGACTCCTTCATCTCGTCGGCGAGCTCAAGGACGGTGGGCTCTCGCTCGAGCTTGTCCTTCAGGCGCGAGAGGGCCCGCTGGTATGGTCCAACCAGACGCCGGCGTGCCTCGGTCAGCCGGGTCATGTTCTGGCGCGTGGTCGCGAAGCGGTGCATGCCCTTCAGCGTGTTCGTGACGTGCGTGTTCAGCTGGGCCTTCACCGGGTTGTACGACTCCAGCGCGCCGAGGGTCAGCTGCACTGCCTTGGCCTCGAGCACGGGAGTCTGCACCGGAACCCGGTCTGCCCAGGCGCGGACGCCCTGCGAGTAGATCACCGGCCGCAGGGACTTCAGGAGGGGCGCCGACAGCTCCGGAGTCTGCCCGCCCTTCTTCCATTGGTCCCAGAGGAAGAGTTCCTTCCGCCTCCCCTCCTGCGCCGGGCGGCGCCAGCCCTTCGCGTTCCCGGGCTCCTGCCACCCGCCCTCTGGTGCCCAGTCCGGATGCCACTGCACGCCTGCCGCCGGTGCGGGCAGCGTGGCTGGCGCAGACGCAGCCACGGGCGGCGCGACCGGCAGAACACTGCCCGTCGCCCGCTTCTCGAAGGCGCGCAGGAGGAGGCCCATGCGCCCTACTTCGAGCCGGCGAGCAGCTGCGCGATCGAGCCGTGGCCGGTGGTCACGCGGAGCCCGCGCCCGTAGCTGCCGCTCTGCTTCGCGGCGGAGGGGAAGTAGTCCGACAGCTGGCTGTTCGCCCGCGCGGAGAGCTCGTCGCGCTTGCGCGTGAGTCCGGTGAGCGTGATGCTCGCCTCTCGTTCAGCAGCGGTGACCGCAGCGTCGGGGAACAGGCTGGCATCCTCGACACTCGCCTTCTTGCTGCTCATGTGCTTCTCCTCGAATCCGCGCTGCACGAGCGCGCGGGCCTTGTGGTCCTTGTACTGCCGGAGCTTCTCTTCGAGCGTCGCGTCCGCGGCGCCTGCCATTCCGGCAGCGATCGTGAGCGGGACGATGGTACGCGCCTCGCCGCCGACAGCCTTGCCGACCGCGGCGACGGGGAACGCCCACGAGGCCCCACGGCGCAGGCGAGGGCGCCACTTCGCGTAGGACTCGAGCGCGGGGGAGTCGTGGAGTTCCGGCTTCTTGACGACGTCGCTCATCAGTACCCTCCGTAGCTGGCCTGCTGCACCCGCATCTGCCGCCCGTTCTTCCAGTCCTGTACGGCCTTCTTCAGGACGTGCGACCCGATCGCTCCGCCGGCAAGAAGGGCTGCTGCCGTCCACTTGTCCGGGAGCGTGGCCGCGGACTCCTTCTGCATCCCAGAGATCTCGGACGAGAAGGCGCGGAGGGTGTCGATGGAGATGGCGGTCGGCATGCAGGACTCCGAGACGATGGGACTCTATACTAACCCCGGCGGCCCAAGGCCCGGGTCAACTCGTACTGGTAGGCGAGGGCTGGAGCACGTCTCCCGCTTCGCGGGTCGAGGCCGGGGTCGATCTTGTTGTCCTCGTGCTCGTTCACCAGCGTCCCGTTCGACTCCGTCATCCACGTCCACCGGTCCCCCTTGAGCCCGGAGAAGTCCCCGATGGACTGGGTGTAGAACCCCTCGACCTTCTTCCGGCTCTCTCCGGTTCCAGTCTCGTAGCCGAACACCTGGCCGATGCTGGCGTAGCTGCGGCCGGTCTTCCCGCGGATGAACTCGTGCCCGAGGTACCCTCCATCCGAACTGGCGGAGTACTCCGCCACCAGGGCCTCCGTCACGCGCTCGATGCTGGCACCGGAGTAGGGCACCCCGTCCGGGGCCTCTCCTGGAGAGACGTTCGGGTACAGATCGTGGATCGAACCGCAACCGAGGATCTGCTTGTAGAAGCCCCCGATGAGCTTGTTCGAGTAGGTCTCAGATACCCAGGCGGGCTTGATCGCCTCCTCGAGAGGCAGGTAGGCGGCGGTCCCGGTCTGCTCCGTGTAGGTGATGCTGGAGAAGGGGAACTCGTCCTGGAGCTGCGGTCCGACGAGGTCCCTGATGTTCGTAGACCACGTCACCGTGCCCCCCTCGGGGAGCACCTTCACCACTGTGATCGCACCCGTGAGCGCCATTCCGTGTGGGCCCGGGATGTCCGGCTTGGCGAGGTCGAGCTTCCCGGCGACCAGCTTGTCCCGCACGGACTGCAGCCACCGGAAGACCCGCGTTCCCATCGAGGTGTCCGTGTTGGTGTACGTCTGCGGCTCGGCCGGGTTGGGCACGACCTGGACGGAGAGCATCCCCTTGTTCTCGTAGACGGAAGCGGCGTGCAGGTCGTCCATGGCCGCCTTGTGGAGGCGCGCGTGGCTCAAGCTCGCTGTGGTGGCGCCGCCCTCCTGGGTGACCGAGTGCGTGAGAGAGCGGATCGTCCCGAGGAAGTGGTTCGAGGAGAAGGAGCTGGTGGAGGGCTCGTTCTGCTCGTCCTCCGTGGTCTCTGGGTTCGTCCGGTCGACGACGAGCGCCGGGAACCCGATCGCGAGGCGGGGGGTGAACTTCAGGGACAGGCTCAGGGAGCGCGCGTCGTACCTGTACGAGAGGAACGTGAAGGCGGTGGTGCGCGCGGCCCACTTCTCGAGCGTGGACTTCTCCTCCCCCTCTGCGGGCGGCACCTCAGGCGTGGTCGATGGGGTCGGCTCCGGCGCGTTGGGGTCGGACGTCGCGTACTGGTCCTCTGCGGTAGCGGGAGCAGCTGCGGCGGGCTCCGCCGCCTCCTGCTCCTCGGAGATGCGCACGTAGAGGGAGAGGTCCGAGATCTTCTCCATCTTCGGCACGATGCCGCTGAACTTCTCGTGCGGCATGATGAACGCGCGCGCGGCTGTTCCAAGCCCACCGCTCGTCAGGTTGAGTGCCTTGTCGATCGTGGGGGCGAAGTAGACGGGGTTGAGCAGCGTCGAGTCCCCGATGACAGCGTTGACCGTCGAGAGCTGCAGGCGCGTGGTCTCGCGCATGAAGTCCCGGTTGAACGTGAGCGTCGTGATCTCCTCGGGGAAGATGACGTTGCACGCCGGAGGGGAGGCGAACCAGATGTCGGGGTGGAAGAACTGCGTGAAGAGTCGCTCGCGGTTCATCAGGCTGGACGTGTAGTACCCGCTGAGATCTACGGGGGAGGTCGTCTTCGACCCGTCGCTGCCCTCTCCCTTGACCTTGTCGCGCCACCCGATCCTCTCGGTGTGCACGCAGTCCCCGCCGAGCCCGTAGAGCTTGAGCCAGGCATCTGTGGCAGACCAGCCGCCCCCCCAGAACACCTTCCCCTGTCCCCGCTCCTTGACCGCCTTCTCCAGGTCCCGGTAGAAGTTGACCATCTGCTTCGCCCTGGCGACCTCGACCTTCGTCAGCAGCCCCTTATCGACTGCCTTCTCGTAGATCTTGTCCGCGTCCGAGAGGCCGTACTTCGTGGCGGCCCAGATCAGCCGCTTGTGGAGGCTCGCCTTCGGGGAGTCGCTCGGCTTGTTCTTGTAGCAGAAGCCGATCCCATCCGTCGTGCTGAAGTCGGCTGCGAACCCGGCCATGTGGGGACTGGAAGGCGTCTGCCCCTCTCGGGCCGTACCGACCATGACAGCCGCCTGCTCGGCAGAACTCCGGTAGCCACTGGTCATGCGCGCCCGCGGCTTCCCCCCGGACTTCGCGGATGCCCCGTCCCACCCGAGGTCGTTGATCAAGTACGCCAGGATGGCATTCTTGAGCTCAGCGAACTCCGGATCCATGCCGGCATCCACCCCGGTCTTGTCGTCCGTCGACTCGTTCTCGATCGCCGCGTCGAAGAGCCCGTCCGGCCACTTCGGAACACCTCCGTCCCCGGGGATGTAGACCCCGACCGGGTTCGGCGAGACCGTGTAGTAGATGAACTGGTTGATGAGGTCGACGATCGTCCGAAAGCTGACGACGGTGCCGAGATCCGCGACGCCCGCCAGTAGCCAGTGCTCGAACGCGGTCTCGTCGAAGACCTGCACCGCCGTGTCCCCGTCGTCGGCCGCGATCTGGTCCAGGAGCCGGACGCGCGTCTCCTGGATCGTGTGCCAGGCGGTCATCCCCATGTACTGCCCCGGCACACCGCCGATGAGCTCGAGGATGCCGAGCAGGCCGCCGAGCATGCCCTTCGACCCCGCCACGGAGGGGTTGAGCGCCTGCTGCCGCTTGGAGATCGTGCTGATGATGTGCGGGGGGTCGTTGAGGATGTCGTCGGGGGCGGCGGCCCCGCCACTGATCCCCATCATGGCTGCTTGGCTGCCCGCGACCACCCCCTCCTCGGAGTCAGCCGAGTAGCGCAGGGTGTAGAGGTACGTCGTGTCCCAGTTGTTGCTGTCGTCCAGGCACTGGAGCACCAGCCCGCGAGACCCGGCGCCCGACTTCGAGTAGGTGAGCGAGAAGAGCTCGCCCGAGAACAGCTGGTAGTAGCCCTCGTCCTCCAGCCTCCGCTCCTCGGTCGGGGTGCGCGCACCCGCGTTGCTGGCCTCGATGTCGGCGTCGGAGGGAGCCGTCTCGTCCCCTCCGTCGTAGAAGAAGAGGATGACCTTGCTGCGCGCTGCGAGGTGCAGCCCCGCGTTGGCCGGCACGATCTCGATCTGCGCGCTCGCCGGCGCACCCTCGTTTCCGCTGACGACCGCACTGATGACTGGCACCTCGATGCCCTCGATGAAGAGGCGCAGGTGCAGCGGCTCTGCTCTTCCAAGCTGGCTCATGTGATCTCAGGGACGATGGGCTTGCCGGAGAGGTTGGACTTGTCCTGCGCGCTGAGCACGCTGGCCGTGTACGAGAGCGCGGCGAAGGTGGCCCGCCCAAGCGCCTGCATCACGTCGCTCGTCTGCTGCCCCTCCTCGTTGCTGACGTCGATGCCGAAGTTCCGGTACATCTCCTCCGCGAAGGCGATGGCGGGGTCCGCCGTCTCTTCCTGCACGGTGTCGACGAGCTGCACCCCGGCCTGGAAGCGGGCTGGGTACTCGTCGACGTTGTGGTCGTAGAAGTTGAACGGGCCGCTCACCTGAACCAGCGGAGCGACACGCACAGGGGACCGGATGGTCGCGGTCCCCGCAGTCAGGCCGTTCGGCAGGAGCACCGTGCCAGATCCGTCGGCCATCATGGCTGCGCCCGGTCGATCGTCGGAGGTGGCGAAGCCCACCGGGATGACCATGTTCCGGCCGTAGAGCCAGTCCAGTGCGTTGTCCACCGCGTTGCCGACCTTGTCGGAGAACCCCTGCACGGCGTTGGCCGCGTTGGACAGTGCTCCCAGAAGGCCCGTGGCCTCGCCTGCTGCGAGGGAAGCCACGTTCCGGGCCCGGACCTCGGCCAGCATGGAGGGCGCGCTGCCGAGGCCCTCGCTGGACTCGAACTCGTCGTACTGGGTCTGCCCCGACCGCAGGTGGTCGGGGTGGATGTACCCGGCCCCCACCGGGGAACTCAGGTAGGTGACCCGCGTCACCCACATGGTGAAGGAGAGGTTCGCGATCCAAGGATTGGGCTCCTGCTTCGTGACGCTGGCACCGATGAGGTAGCCCTCGAGAGCGACGTCTTCGTACGTCAGGGTCACGGTCATCCCGCGGTCTACCAGGCGCGTCCCGCGGAGGAACTGGTCGTAGTTTTCCCACCACTCCGCCTCCCACTGGAAGTCGGCGGTGTTGAGGAGGATGGCCTGGAAAGCGACGATGCGCGGCTGCTCGCCGTAGAAGAAGCCGTAGGTGGCTCCGAAGGTGGGGACGGTCTGGAACTTCTCCTGCCGCTGCTCGGAGACGGACTGGAGCAGGAAGTTCGACGTGAAGCTGGCACCCGTGGAGGGTGCGCTGGAGTTCTTCAGGTCGAAGGCCGACGTCGAGAGGGCCAAGGTGGCGAAGGTCTCGGACTTGACCTGGATCCCGCGCATCGGCCGCCGCGCCAGGTGCTGCTTCCCGAGTGGACTGTTGATGTCCGTACCAGAAGTGAAGCGCGTACCCGTAGTCACCCCGGTGAGGGGCGACTCGATCAGCACGGCTACCGGAGAGCCTGCGCCTTCCATCAGGAACTCCTCTGCGAGATGCGCGTGCGCACGAGCAGGTCGCGAATGCCGCGGGAGAAGGGGGTAGCGTACTCGGTGCCATCACGCACGCTGCGCACGTAGCTCCCGAGGGCCACGCGGGTCACGTCGTCCACGGAGACCGCGCTGAGAACCGTGACGGTCTTGGGGCCGTCCTCGGTTTGGATGGTGAAGGAGACCTCTCGGCGGCTCATCTCGGTGCCTCCGCAGCAGGAGGCACCGTCAAAGGCTTACCCTCCTTGATGTTGTAGGCGAGGATGGCGGTGTTCTCCGACGCCTGCTTGACCGTCTTCGCCAGGGACTCCAGGTTCAGCATCATCTGCTGCTCCACGGTCTCTCCACGACGGAAGATCCCGCCACCCTGTGCGGAGCCGAGCGCCTCGGCAGTCTGCACCCCGCTCATCTGCATGACGGCCTTCGAGAGGTCCTCGTTGGTGAGCGTTCCACTCGCGTTGCCGGAAAGAGTGCGAAGGTCCTCTTCGGAGACGCCCATCGCCTTCGCGGTCGCAGAGAGGCTCCCGGTGGACGCGGCCGTGAGTCCCGCCTTCTGGCGGGCAGCGAGCATCATCAGCTCTTTCCCTCCGGCCATCCCGCTGAGGTCCTTGCTCCCGACAGAGGTGATCAGCGCGCTCAGGTCGTTGAATGCCGCGCCGGAGTTGCCGCCGCCGTCTGCGAGCGCCCGCATCGAGGTGAGCGCTCTGTCGTAGTCCGCGCCGAGCGCCTGCCGGATCTCCTCCGGAGCTCCGCCCAGAACCCCAGACAGCCCCCGGGCCGTCGTGGATTGGATCGCGTAGTCCTGGTAGTCCTTGGCCTTCATCCCGGCCGTCGCGTAGAGTCCTGACAGCTCCTTGCGCGCCTCGGCGGAGCCTGCCCCTCCCTGGCGGTAGTACTTCATGTTGTAGAACTCGGACTCCTGCGCCTCCACACTGGCCAGCGCCTTCACCGATTCCCGGGAGAACGACTGCCCGTACTTCTTGCTCGCACCGCGGGCCAAAATGTCGAGGCGCTCGTCTCCTGTGGCGTACCGAAGTTCCTCCGCCAGCTCCTCCTCCAGAACACCGAGGCCGCGGTGCGCGTTGTCCCCCCTCTGGAGGTCTTTATCCTGGGACATCGCGACGAACAGGTCCGATCCAACGCCGCCGGCGGCGAGGGCGACCTTCGAGCGCTCCAGATCGCTCCCGAACACGGAGCCGGGACCCCATGCGCCCTCAGCCGCCTCCCGCGCGCTCTTGAGGTCTCCGTATGCGTGGGACTTGATCCCGCCCTTGCCTCGAAGCTTCGCCGCCGCGCGCCCGTCCCCAGCACGCGACATCACCGCTGCCATGATCTTGTCGCGGCGTCCGGTATTGGCTACCGCGCCGCCTTGGTAATCCACATCCTGCTCGACGTTGCCCGCTCGCAGTGCGGGGTTCGACTCGATCAGCTCGCTCGCCAACCGGAGGGGCTCGGAGTCGTCCTTGCCGGCCTCGCGCAGCGCACGGGCCTGCATGATGTAGCTCTTGGCGGCGAGTCCCTGTGGGGTGGACATGAAGGAGTCGATCGCCTGCCCCTCGCCACCACCCCAGTTCTCATCGTTCTGGTCGTAGCGCCCAGTGCGAGCGATGGAGGTCTGGATGCCCAGCTCTCGCGCAACACCGGCACCCCCGAGACCGAGGCTCTGCGCCGCCGCGGACCCGCCGGCGAAGTCTCGCCCCGAAGCGGCGGTCCCCAGCCCGGCACCGCCACCCCGGCCAGACACAATCCGCATCAGACTCTGACGCGCACTGGCGTCGGAGATGTTCAACCGCTCAGTCCCCGTGATCGTGTCCCACACGCGCTGGCTGGTCTCTTGCGAACTCGACGTGAGGTTCGCGCCGGCCTGACGCACCGTGTTCATGCCGGTGACGTTGTACAGCCCCTCGCCGACCTGAGCCATCACCCCGCCGAAGGTGTAGTTCTCGGCCATGTCCACCTGGTAGGCGGCTGCGGCGCTCTCCGTACGCATCTTGCGCAGCGTCGCCACCCGAAGCTCAAGGGCGTGCTTCCTCGTCTCCTTGAGCTTCTCGAGCATGCGCTCGTCGTCCTGCAGCACCTTCTTCGCGAACAGAGAGAACCGATCCTCCTCCGCGACCCCGTTCTTGCGTCCCCAGCTGTCGGCCTCGCGGTCGATGCTGGTCAGGAGGGCGTCGATTCCGGCGTCGCTCTCCATGATGGAGGAGGCGATCTTGTTCTGCCCGATCGAGAAGGAGGCACGCCCCGCGGCGTCGCCCATCTTCGAGCTCCCCAGCCCCGCGAGATCGTGGAACGCGACCCCGCCGCCCGCCATCTTCGCCACCATCGCTTGGTCCAGCCCGCCGGTGTAGCGGCCTCCGCGCTTCTCCCCGAGCACGGAGGTGAACCCGCGGCCCGCGGCCGTGTTGGTCAGGAAGTTGCCGATCGTCGCGGACATCTGCGCGCCCATCTGCGCGGCAGCCTCGGCCCCGGTTCCAGCGCCCGTGATGTCCATGAGGTCGGTGTCCGAGAAGGCACCGACTCCACCGGAGGCGCGGCTCGTAGCGCCGAGCATGAGGTCGGACGCGAAGCGCGCAGAGGAGACCGCGCCGGCGCGTCCACGCATCCCCAGGGCGCGCGCGGTTCCGGCCCCCTGACCCTGCATGGCGTGGAACGTCTGCTCGTCCATGCCCATGCTCCGCGCCATGCCCAGCTGACGCGTGTTCCCCATCACGTCGTTCGCCGTGTAGAACCCCGAGTGCTTCATCTGGGCGAAGATGGCCCCCGCCTCCTCCTGGGTCTTGCCGAGGATCTTGGCCATCTCCTTCGTCGTCTTGGCGAACTGCTCGAACTTCTTGGCGAACTCCTTGGCGTCCTCGATGCCGCGGTGCATCCCCAGACCGGTGAACTGGTCCATGGACTTGTTCAGGTCACCCATCGTGGTGAAGGGGTCGGCCGCGTCGATCTCGCGCATCATCTGGCCGATCTGCCGCTGCTGTCCGAACCCGAACCCGCGACCGCCCATCGCGCCGGCGTTGGCGAAGCCGATGCCGCCCAGCTGCGCTCCGAGCATCTGCTGCTCGCGCGCACCCGTCATGAACTGCTGCCCGGTGTACCGCATGCCCTCGAACGCAGCCATGCCGGCGGCCGCTACGGGAAGGGCCACCGCCGCGCCAGCTCCGAGGGCCGACCCGATTCCGGCTCCGGCAGCTCGCGAAGCAGCGAAGCGGGCTGCACCCATCTCGAAGCCCGCAGTCGTCGGGTCGAGGAAGGACAGCCCTCGAAGCATCGGGCTCGAGGAGAACATCGACCCGACGCCGGCCACCATGCCGACCGTGCTCATCGCCGATGGGATGCTGGCCACGCCGGCCCCAATGCCTGACGCCATGTTGTTCGCGGGCCCGCCGTAGTTCCGGGGCGCGTAGGAGAACTGCGGCGGGTAGACCGACTGCCCGGGCACAGGCACGGCGCCGGGCATCTGTCCGCCCGGACCTCCCTGCATCTGATCGGGGTACACCAGCATGGAGGCAGCATAGCAGCCCGGGCAAGTCGATGCCCTTCCTGGTCATAAGGTAGCCAAGGAGGCACTACAACCATGCCCTTTCTCTTCATCCTCGCCGCGCTTCCAGCGGCTGCTGCCCTGGACGCGGCGCTCAGCGTCGCCGCCTGGCAGAGCGAGAAGCACATCAAGGACATGCGCGCGCGACGCCTGATGGCGGGCGTGATGCTGAACAGCGCGCAGTCGGGGGCCGCGGAGCGCATCGCCGCGGCCGTGCGCAAGGAGTTCGACGGGAAGGGGACCTCTCCCTACAAGCCGGTCACCATCGGCGGGGTGGCGTACTTCGCCACGGACGAGCAGGTCGATTTGCTCAACGAGGCCCTGGAGGAGCCGGGTGACGCCCGCGCGCTCCTGCTGCTGATGCAGATCCGGCAGCAGACCCTGGACAACACCCCCTCCGCCTGAGGGGGTCGTCCCATAACTCCCAGCTAAAAGACGCATAAGAACTATGGAACTGCAGAACCCTACCTCGCCTCTCTGCGGACCTACGAAGTTCGCGAGGCATCTTTCTTAGTGGAGGAATAATGCAGCTTCATTGTCCGATTCAGCCGGCGCATCTCATGGTGGAGGTCGCCTCGGCGCTGTACCAGTGCCCGACCTGCGGAGCGGGTCCCGTCGACTTCTGGTCAGTGGGGTTCGTGGAGGTCGACGGGGACGTCGTGGGCGGCGTCTACGTGACTTGGCGCCCCGAGCTGGAGTGCTACATCCAGGCGTACGCGCGGTGGGAGGTCGATGCGTCCGGGCGACGCGTCCCCGGCTCCCTGACCTCGACTCTGCTCGGCTACTGCAGCACCGAGAGCGAGCTGCGCGATGCGCCCCTGCCCGCTCGTGGTCCCCCTGGGGAGTTGGTGCGTCTCCGGGAGGGACTGTTCAGCTCCCCGCTGGGGGAGAAAACCGACCAGAGAGGTGGGCGAGGAGGTAGGTCCGGAGGAGGGCCTTCTCCATCGGGAGGAGTGGGTCCGAGTTCCCAGCCCCGCCGTCGGAAACGGGCCGGGTGAAGAACGCGTCGAACTCCTCGAGCTCGCGCTCGACGGCGGTCTTCATCGCGGGGAGGTCGACAGGGCCGGTGACGGTGATCGAGTTCATGCAGACAACTACCCTTGTGAGTACAGGAGAGCAACATGGAGAAGCGTGAGTTCCGGCAGGTGTCGCGGACGGGCAAGACCCGCATCTGGACCATCGAGGTCGTGGGCGCGGAGATCCGCTCCGCCTACGGCGAGGACGGCGGGAAGATGCAGACCGTCGTCGACGTGGGCGTCGGGAAGAACATCGGCCGGTCCAACGAGGTCACCCCCGAGGAGGACGCGCTGTACGAGGCCGGGCGCGCGATCCTGAAGAAGACGAGGACCGGCTACACGGAGGAGGGCTCGGAGCGCGCCACCAGCATCGACTGGAACAGCACGCTGCCCATCAACCTCCGGTTCTACAAGCCGGACAACACCCTCAGCACCGCGCTGCTGAAGAAGGTCGAAGCTCGAACGGCGTGGCTGGGGCGCAAGCGCGACGGCGAGTGCCTCGTCATCGTCAAGGGGCCCGACGGCCACGTGGACGTCTACTCGCGGACGATGCTCCGCTGCCACCACCTCGAGGTGGGTCAGTACGAGTGGCGCGACCGCCTGGTGCGGATGGTGGCCGAGCTCGAGGCACGCACCGACGTCCCGAACAACTCGATCCTGCTCGGCGACATCGTGGGGGACGCGAAGGACGACACCCGGTGGAGCATCGCGTCGTTCATGAAGAGCCTCACTCCCGAGGCGCTCGACGACATGCCGCCTCCCTTCCTCTACGTCTGGGACATCCCGTTCTGGGACGGGGCGGACTTGGCGAGCACGCTGCCGATCGGGAAGCGCTACGAGCTCATCTGGGACGTCTTCGACCACTCCTGGAAGGGCACCAGCTGGTTCCTCCCGGTGGAGGTCTGGGAGGTCGGGCAGCTGCGGCGCATGTTCCACGACAAGCCCGAGCAGGACATCAAGGACCACAGCGAGTTCGCCCAGGCCGTGTCCAAGAAGTGGAAGTGGGAGGGTTGGGTCGTCGTTGATCCGGAGGGCACCTACGGCGACAAGGCCTACAACTTCCGCGGCAAGACCGACCGCCCGGGGAAGTTCTGCGGGAAGCTCAAGCCCTGCTACGAGGACGACTTCGTCGCGAAGTTCGACCCCAACAACGCGCGTGGCGAGGGCGTCCAGGGCAAGTGGGGTTCCGGCAACAACCGCGGCATGGTCGGGGCGGTCAGCCTCTACCAGTACAACAGCACCGGCGACCTCATCTACATCTGCGAGTGCGGCGGCGGCATCGACGACAAGTTCCGTGAGAAGTACTCGGACCCCGCCGACTACCCGATCGTGCTCCAGGTGGAGTACACGGCGCGCACCTACAAGTCCGAGGGCGAGAAGACCGACGCTCTCACCTACCCACGCGTGCTCGGCGTCCGCTTCGACAAGAAGCTCGACGAGTGCATCAACCCGAGGCTGTGATGGCGAGCAACCGCGACAACGTAGGGATGACCAAGGAGATCATCCGCAAGATCTCCGTCGGCGACGGGCTCACGGACGCCGAGCTCGACACCGCGCTCAAGTTCTACCAGGGCCTGGCACGCGATCTCAGCATCCTTGGACCGTACTTCCACTTCCCCTGGGTGGAGTGCCAGCGCACAACTGACGCGCTCGAGGGGTTCAGGCGCAGCCGCGAGAGGAAGTCCTGATGGAGCCCAGGCCCTTGGTGCGCGACTTCCGCGTCACCCCGATGGACTCTCCCATCGGGGTGTTCCTGCCGGAACGCCTGGACTGGACAGTCGTGCAGGCGAGCAACGAGAACCTCGTGGACCGGAAGGGCTCGGAGGTCCACAAGTTCCGGCACTGGCTCAAGGATGTCTACGTGCGGATCACTCCGCCCAAGAAGGAGAAGGCGCATGAGCCGCAAGGATGATTTTGAGCTTCTCTTCGGCAGCATTCCGGTAGTCCCCTTCTTCCGCGACAGCATCTCGCTGATCTCCACGGACCGACTGCTCTCGCCGGAGGACCGGGCCAAGATGGACGAGTTCGTGTGGGAGCTGCGGCGCCTCGCGAAGAACAACCCCGTCACGTTCGAGGGGGTGCGGGTCCTGGATCGCCATCGACGTGGTCCTGCGCTGCAGAACATCCCGATGCCCCGCACGGAGGAGGGCGACCGATTTCGGCTGCTCATGCACAAGATGCGCAAGGAGACGTGGCCTGAGATGACCACGTTCCTGACCGTCGACTACGCGGCGCTCGAGCGCCGGCTGATCCAACAACCGGAGCGTACCGACTGGACGCTCCAAGACTGCCACTGGCGGGACGGAGAAGAGTGATGAAGAAGGCCATGTACTACGGCGTGAAGCGCAGCGGCATCACGATGGAGTTCACGATGTCCAAGGCGCTGGCGCAGCCGGAAGCGTTCTCGGAAGGGCTCCTCGTGCCGAAGTCCGGCAAGAAGTGCCTCGCCGTCGGCTGGGGCGACGTGATGGTCTGCCTGAAGGAGGCCTTGGCGGTGTCCCCGGAGATGCGCGCGGACCTGAAGGCCATGCTCGAAGAGCAGGCGCTCGTGGTTCCGAAAGAGGCGTCCTGATGCTCACGGTCATCACGGGACCCGCCAAGAGCGGGCGCACGGCCTTGGCCAGCTGGGTCAGTCGGCAGATGGAGGAGGCGGGCAAGCACGTCCTCGTGGTCTCCGACGAGGCATTCAGCATCGAGCGGTGGTTCCCGTCGGTGCACCGACCGGAGATCATCACCCCGGAGCAGCTCTACGGGAAAGCGCCGTGGCCCGCGCAGACGCCGGTACTGGCCACCTTCGACGCGGTCGTCCTCGACCTCAGCCAGCTGGAGGCCCCTCTGATGGAGGCGGTCCTGCGGATGGACACCACCAGGATCGAGGTGTGTCTCGTCGTGTTGGCCGGGCGCTCCTCCGCCTTGGGGACGAACCGGGTCGTCGTGCCGCGGCTCCAGAGTACGGGGGGCGGGACCGAGGAAGTGCGCCTGTTGCCCGTGCTCGCTGATCGCGCGGGGCGGATCTTCTCCGCGCACCGCGTGCCCAGTGGGTCGCTCATCGAGCTCACCGCACACAAGCTCGCCGGTGTGCATCAGGACACCAAGATTCCCCTCCGCTTCAACATCCACGCCACCTTCACCATCGAGGAAGCATGAACGACGACAAGGACAGGATCCGCACCGTGCGCACGATCCTCAAGATGACCTTCGAGAGCTACGTCGACTTCGGCATGTGCCTGGTGACGCCGGTGCTCCGCCTGCACCCGAACAACGGGTTCCCGCTCCACGTCCTCGAGGATCCGACCTGGAACCCGATCCTTCTCCTGGCGCTGGAGGCGAAGGTGTTCGACAGCATGTGCGCGGAGTTCCACGACGACCACGTGTCGTGCAACCTCAGCTTCGACCGCCTGTACGCGGTCGAGATCCCGTACGCGTGCATCGCGCAGCTGGCCCCCACGTTCCCGGTCACCGGCCCCGCGCCGATCGAAGAGAGGCGCACCGGGTTCGTCCCCCGCGTCGTCCAGGACGAGGAGGAGAACTGAGATGCCCAAGAACATCACCACCATCAAGGGTCCGCCCAAGACGTACAAGACGGCCATGCTCATCCTGGTCGCGAATGAGGAGGCTGGGAAGGGGCGTGCCGTGACGTACCTCACCCACGACGAGACCGAGACCACGCTGCGCAGCCGCGGTCTCGACTCGCGTGTGAGCGTGGAACGGCTCTACCTCGACGACAAGGACCGCCTCGGCAAGGTCGTGTCCACGGCCCTGGCCGGAGAAGAAGACCCCCGCATCTGGCGCGTACGTCAGAGCAAGAAGGAGAAGTAGGTGGCCGGCTACTACACGCCGGCGTGCGTGACCGCGCCGATCGAAAACGTCCCCGACTTCGTGCACCACATCCTGCTCGAGGCGAGTTCGGGCGGAGACGAGGACGCCCTCCTCGACGAGCTCTGGGCCGACCGCGACTTCTTCAACACGCTCGTCGAGGCGGGACTGATTGAACTTGGGGAGGACCTCGCCCCCGACAACCGCATGAACTGGGCCTGGACCGAGGAGGCGCTCTCGGGCGTCCGGTGCATGAGCGTCACCCGCTACGAGGAGAACACGCACATCTTCTTCGACGAGAGCATCGACGACCAGAGCGCGGTGTGGCTCCAGTGGCTCCTGTCCTACCTCCCGGAGGAGGTTCGGTTCCTCCGAGTGGAGGGGGCGAACACGGCGTCGCGGCCGCTGTTCGACGGGTACGGCGGTTTCTGCGTGATCATCACGCGGGACGACATCCGCTGGGCGCACGCGAGCGCGGCGGGCGACCGGCTGGAGCGCGCCATGCTGGGCACCGGAGACGACCCCGTGGCGCACCTCGACGACGTCATGGACGGGCTGGACTGGGACGAGAAGTCCCTCAAGGAGCTCTGCTGCGCGTTCATCGGGGAGCAGGGCCTGGACCTGGAGTTCCGGAGGTTCCTGGAGAAGGTCGCTGAGGGACAGCGCGCAGATGCAGCGGAGCCGGACGACCGTGACCCGGCCGGCGGGGACGACAACGACGACGTCGACCTCGAGTAGGTGAGGCGGCTCCGCTTTGCGGGGTCGTCCTCTTAGCTAAATGAGCAGGTTGAATCAGCCATAAGGAAGATAGCGCAGGGAATACAGCCCTTCCTGCCGGAGCCCGCCATGTCCCTCTCGCTCACCATCTTCCACGCCGACCACGGCATCGAGGCGTCCCACAAGGACGTCATCCTCTCCCTCTTCGCGGAGGCCGGCGAAGGCTTCCTGCTGAAGACGGTGGAGCTCCCCAACGGATGCGCCCCCCTGATGAGCGGGATCCACGGCCCCATCGCCGGGGACGCGCCGGTGCCCTCCACGGAAGTCCGCTGGGCCACGCGCGGGAACCGCAAGGGGCTCTCGCGCCTCTGCGGCCGGACGCCCCGCGTGACCACCCTGATGACCGTCATCGGAGTGCGCGAGGGCAACGTCGTGAAGGTGTTCACGGCGTACGGTGGCCCGGCCGCCCCGCGTGAGATCACCGACGCCAGCCTGCCCCCCGAGGCCGCGGAGGAGGCTGTCCAGTTCTGGGCGGTCCACGCGCTCTCGGCGGAGTAGCGAAGGTGCAGGTGGACACGCCCTTCTGGGGCGTGTCCACCTGCGCGACGGTCTCTTGTTTAGCTGGCAAAGCTGCCCCTCGCCGCGTAGATTAGCGGCGAGGTGAACTTGTTCAACGTCCACATCTTCAGCTGTCGCCTGCTGCTGGCCGTGGCCGTCGGTCCAGATCCGGAGCCCGCTCCGGAACCTGTCTCATCTCCTGTCGTGAAGCCGGCTCCTGTACCACCGCCAGCACCGGCGCCGACTCCCACAGAACCGCCGCGCAAGCCCTGGCGCATCGGCCCCGAGCCGTAGCTACACGGGCTTCGCGCCCTGACCATCCCAGGCCTTGGCGTGCCCCTCCGTGACCAGCCGCATGTTGATCGAGACGGTCTCGACCACGACCTTTCGCTTCTTCACGGACACGAGGTAGAGACTGCCCAGGATTCGACCGTACTTCTCGGCCTTGTCCTTCTCCGTCTTGACGACGACCTTCATACCGACCGGTAGCATCTGCGTGAGGTACGCCTTCGCGGCCTCGCCTGCCTCCGTCCCGTGCTCGTTCGCGTTGATGCCGTACAGCCGACACGAGTGCCGGTACAGCATCTTGAAGCCCAGGTCGATCAGCAGGTCGACCGTGTCTCCGTCCACCACACGCTCGACCGTCGCGTTGTACTCGTACACCTACTCCTCCTTCGAGGAGTCAGCGCACTGCTCCTTGTAGTTCAGCCGGGAACGCAGCTCCCGCAGGGCGAGCCCGCTTCCGCCGTCCAGCTTCAACGAGTTGCCGTTCAGGGGCAGTGTAGCCCGAGCACACCGCGCACACCACCTGCCCGTTCTCGTCCACCGCGAGATCCTCAACGCGATGCCCACACCCCCACAAGGTCCCGTCCTTCCGCAGATTGGAGTAGTACTCCTGCACGACCTGAAGCATCTGGATCCCTCCGTTGTAGAATGCCCACGAGGTGCATATGACCACGTTCCTGAAGTCAGTGCGGACTGCTGGCCGCAAGGGCGATGCCTACGACAAGGCGCTGCTCATGCTGTTCCTGTTGGCACTCGGTGCCGGTGGCCTGGGCCCGAACGGTCCCGAGATCTCGCAGAGCGAGCTCGACTCTCTGCTGCTGGGATTGGCCGGCATCCTCGCCACCTTCGTCAGCGGCAATGCTGCCGAGCACGGGCTGACGAAGAAGACGCCGACGCCGCCCGTTCAGCGCGCGGACGGCGAGGACCCTCCCACGAACGCGTAGTTCAGAACAGGGTCGCGCTCTTGGGGATGTGGTCTTCGTCCGTGGTGGCAGCCGCGGAGTCGTGCATCCGCACCAGGTCAGCATCGACCTTCTCCTCGGGCGGCTTCGCAGCCTCGACGCGCGCCGCCTCGGCGATCGCCTCCATCTCGGCCTGCCGGCGCGTCCGCTCCGCGTCCACGTACGCCATGATGTCGTCCCGACGCAACGTGAACTGCTCCTCGGTGAAGATGCCCTTGTCGATGCAGAGGCTCTTGATCGCGGCGAGGTTGACGTCGAGGATGTCGTAGGCGTCGCTGACGGTGGTGAAGTTGAGGTACATCTTGCGGATGTCCTCGGCCAGCCACTGGATACCCTCGCGCCAGCCGACCTCGAGCCGGCCGATGCGCCGCTTCACCGGGTTCGGGCTCTTGGCCCAGTTCTCGGTCATGGCCCCGGTCATGAGCTCGTCCAGGAGTCGCTCCCGGCGGGTCGCCGCACGTGCCTTCTGCTCGTCCTTCTCCCTACCCATCGGACACCTCGGTGGCCTTCGCGGCCTTGACTGCCTGCTCGAGCTGCGCGGCTTCCCGCTCGAACTCCCCGGCCGTGTTCTCGATCACCGCCTCGATGACCGGGCTCCCGTCAGGGGAGCGCATCTGCGCCAGGGCGGGGGTCGAGTCGCGCGAGACGTATTTCGTGCGGAGGTGGGAGGCGACGGTGCGGAGCACGACGGCGCGCCCCTCCATGTCGCGCACCTGGGTGATGGACTCGCCGAGAGTGGGCACTACAACCTCCGAAGAATCAGGGGATAAGGATCATGTGTTGAAACTGCCGGTGCTACAGCCCTGCAGGCCACAGTGCGGGAGTAGACGCCCGACTCGGGCGTAGTCGATGGTCGACGAAAGCGAGCCGGTGAACATTCTTAGCCCTGATGTACTCACATTCTACGGCACGCGCAACCACGGGTCGGATCTGGGCATAAGGAAGCTGAGGTGAACCATGACTCAGAAGAACAAGAGCGCGCAGGCGATCATCAAGCGCCTGCGCGCCGTCCAGGGAGTGATCCGCAAGGAGCACTTCGCGGCCGGAGGCAGTGTCCACGAGTGGCGCGGTATGCACTTGGTGCAGCGCGACAGGAAGAAGGAGGCGAACCGCCAGGCCTGCCGCCGTATGACGGTGGTGTGATGGAGAAGATCCCGAAGACGTTGGAGCTTCCCGGCGGGGGAGAGGTCACGGTCCCTGTTGGGGAAGAGACCTGGATCCACGAAGGGCCGCACGGCTCCCGCCTCCAGTACACGGAGAGGACACACGAGGAAACGAAGGAGGAGTCGCAGCTTTTGCTGCTTGATGTCCTGCCTGGATGCACGGACGCGGATGCGGACACCGCGGAAATCGTGGTGGCGTACCCGCACGCGTCCGTGCACGTCTGGGTCAAGAACGACCGGGTCCTGCGCATCTTGGTGCGCACGCACCGGGATGGTCCTACAGGGACTTGACCGACGCCCCGAGGAACCGGCGCGCCGCGTTCCGAAGCTCCTTGTGTTCAGCCATGAGCTTCGGCTCGTGGCTGAACACATCGGCGAGGAGAGTGCTGCGGCCCGCCTGTCCGGTCAACGGTGTTCTTAGCCCCATCTCGGGGGTGCGGAAGGTCGTAAGGATTCCGCGTCCCTTCTTGTCTGGCGACCACGTGAGGTTTCCAAGATCGCGTAGAACGCCATGGTCCCCTACGAGATGAACAGGGGCATGTGCTTCGCCCGGCACCTTGATGCGGTTGCCTCCCGGCGTCTGCGCGGCAGCGTGCTCCATGCGCAGGTAGATCGCGGCGTCTTTGTGCGGGAGCTTCAGCCCCTGATCGTATAGGCGCTCGTGCAGCCGCTGGACATCGTGCGGGACCTTGAAGACCTTGTTGTCCTTGATGTGCCCGTCCGCGAGCGCGCTCAGGTACTTCTTGTCGGTCAAGGTGACGTACCTGTTGTCCCTCGTGTGGAACCCGACGTCGTTGAGCACCTCGGTGCGGTCTACCGCAGCCATACCGTGCTTCTTCATCTGGGAGTTCAGGTGGTGCAGCTCCTGCATCGACGGGCGCACGAGGAGCCCGAGGCCGAGGAGTTCGTTCGCGTGCGGGAGGACGGTGGAGTGCCCCTCGCCACCGTGCATCGCGTGCGAGAGCGGCTCCAGCACCGCGTGCGCAGCGCGGGCTGCGACACCTACACGTCCTGGACGTCCCGAGAGGGCCTCTGCGCCGGCGGACGCGAGGGACGCGGCGTACGGGCTGGCCAGCATGCCGAGCCCCGCGACCTCGTGCATGGCCAGGCTGCGCATCTGCTTCTGCGCCGGCGTGAACTGGGTGCTCTTCGCGTTGCGGTGCAGGCCTACGGCCAGGGCCCCAAGTCCGAGTGCCGTGCCTGCTGCGAAGACCTTCTTGGCGGTGGTCGGGGAGAGGGCCGCGGCGGTCTTCACCCCCTTCGTCGCTCTCCACTCCGCAATGTGCTTGCAGTCCTGCTCGCCGGCACTGGCGACCGACTTCTTGTAGCGCCAGTCGGGGCAGGTGCAGCCGATGCCGCCTCCACGCATCCGGACGATGTCGTACTGCCCGACCTTCCCGATCGCCTTCCCGGTGAGGAGCCGCCCCATCTGGTCGACGTGGCGCTCGAACTTGGGATCAGCCCGGGTGTCCTGCTTCACCGCGGCCACGAAGGACTTGCGCTGCACGTTGTCCATGAGGGTGTCCCACTTCTTGGGGTCGTTGCTGCGGAAGTGCGTGTCGACGCGGCGCGCAGCTTCCCTGTGCTCCTTCGAGACGGGCAGGCCCGCGCGCTTGATCACCTCGGTGGGACGCTTGAGCGCAGCCGGCTGCCACGACGGTTCGTGCAGCAGCGCAGAGCGCAGGTACGCGGCCGCGCGCTGACCGCCCACGGCGACCCGCTCAGCTGCGGCCGCATGGCCCAGGGCGTGGAGGATGCCGGCGGTGACGCGGCCCTCCGACGCCGTCTTGTCCGCTGGTGCGTTGAAGCGCTCACGCCACTTCGCGACGATCGTGTTCCTCTCCTCTGCGGACATCGAGCGCCACGCGCGGAGGAGGTCCTGCCGCTGTTCGGGCGAGACGGTCCCTGCCACGGCTCCCGACCACTCGCCGGGGGGACCCATGGAGGAGAGCAGCCCTGGAACGTCCGTTGGCACGACTACTCCTCCCGCATGAAGCGCGCGGCGTGCTCCTTGAGTCGCCCGGCCCAGGAGGGAGTCAGCGCGTCCTTGGCGCCCTTGACCGCGCCGCGTGCTGCGTTCTCTCCCACGGCACCTGCGGCACCTGCGGCGCCCGCCGCTGCGGCACGTCCCACGGCCGGCGCGGCGCCGGCGACCTCGTGCATCGCGGCCCTGGCAGCGGGAGCTGCGTGCTCGGCAGCCCCGCGGCCGAACTCGCGCCCGAGGTGTGCAGCGGCCTCTCCGGAGTACTTCTTCACCGCGGTCGCAGCGTGCGGGAGGGCCACACCGCCGGCCGCGCCGAGGAGTGCCCCGCGCAGGGCGTGCGAGCCCGCGTGGATCTTCTGGCGGGCAGTGAACGCCTTCTCCTGCTCGGGCGAGAGGGCTCCCGCAGCGCGAAGGCGAGTCACGTCCGAGTGCGCCCGGAGCGCGTGCATCGCCGCGGGACCGCCGTCAGCGATGGCACCGGCGGCAGCTCCGATCCCAGCACGTGCCAGGGCACCCGGCATCGCAGCGGCCTTGGTGATCTCGGCGAAGCAGAAGTGCACCTGGTGTTGGTCGATCATGAGGAGAGCATACTCCGCGGAGGTGCTGGAGTCCTCACGCCAGGAGGACCGCCTTGATGCGAGACTCCAAGGTAGCCTCTCCGGCCAGATCTCGCATGAGTCGCGCCAGCGAGTAGATCATCAGGCCCTTGTGTCGCATGGCCTCGTGCAAGCCGTAGGATTGCGCCATCATCTTGACCCGGATGTCCTCGTCCCGGTACTTCAGGTACAGGTCGCAGTTGCTGTCCAGCTTCCTGAACCACTGGGCGATGACGGTGGCCGCGACCTCGACGGGGAGGACGTAGAAGAGGGAGTCGGCGATGTGCTCGGTGTCCCAGCGGATCCCGCAGTCCGGGCAGATCGCGAAGCCACCGATCACGTTTTCGCCGGGGATGATGCCGTCGCACCCGTCCGCAGTCGCCTCCTTCTTGAAGGTCGAGCTGTGTCCGATCGCGAGGAAGGGAGGGCGCACCGGTTTCGGGGCGTTCGGATTCCGGCGGCAGATGAAGGCCGACTCGTCGCCGCCACCGTGCAGGCGCTTCCCGGATTCCCAGAAGGAGAGGGTGAACGTGAAGGGCTTGTGGATGGAGCGCCCCGACTTGATCCAGATCTGGAGCTTCCACTTGGCGCGCGAGAACTTGCCCGCGCTCTCGAGCTTCTCCACCGGCTCCCGGGCGAGAAGGCTCTTCAGCGCCTCCGTCCCGGCCTCGCTCCCGTCCACACCCAGCGGTGCGGGGGCCTTCGTCCCCCTCTTGTAGTGCGGGACGGCTCCCGAGCTCAAGCTCCCGATCTTGCTCCGTCGGGCTGCGGCGTTCTGGTCGATCATCACAGCGCTCCATCCCCGCCTTCACGGCGATACGAGAATCCTGCCTCTGACGTGAGGCCTTGCACCACAGCCTTGAACCGCCCTCGCCCGCTGTCGAGCGTGATGGTCTCGTGCTGGTTCTTGTTCCTGACGAAGCGCTCGCCCCGCACGTGGGCCAACTTGATCGTTGTGCGCGTCTTGGTCACGCCGTTGTCGACGTCCTCGACCCGCTTGATGTTGTGGGTCCCTTCCTTCAGGACCAGTCGGACCTCGGGAAGCGGGGCGTCCTCATCGGCATCGGCAGCGCGCGGTGGCCTGGGAGTCTTCGTCGGCGACGGAGCGGCCGGGGCCGTCGCCGAGGTCCGAGCAGTCGGGGCGGCGCGGCCCAGCGCGAACGCCGGCGGCGCAGCGACCTTCCGGCCCAAGATGGCCGTCAGTGCCGGAAGGATGTCCGTCGGGTCGCCCCACACCACCAGAATCCAAGTGTACTGGACCCCTGCCTGGCCCAGGTGGAAGACCTTGTGCGCCTCCAGGCCGAAGGACCCGTCTGGCGGGTTCGCGGCGCGCAGGAGGTCCTGCATCATCCGGATCCAGAGCTTCTCCTCCAGGACCTTGAGGACGATCTTCCCGGACTGGTTCTCCGGGTCGATGGCCTCGGCGATGACCTCGATGATGTTGGTCGTGCACAGCTCGGCGATCACAGCACGCCCCCTTCCATGCGGCACATGACTGCCGTCTCGATGTCCCGGATGTTGGAGCCCGTCTTGGACCCGACGACGAAGACCCCGCCGTCCTGGGCGTCCGGGTCCTCGTGGAGCGGCACCTGCCAGATGTCCTCGATGCGGAGGTCTCGACCCATCTTCCGCACCAGCGCCTTGTCGGAGCAGACGAACATCGTGAGCTTGAACCCGCGGGTCGTGAGGGACTGGATCGCACGGCTGATCGCTTCCAGGAGGAGGCCGTACGGTTCCTGGATCTCGAGCTCCGCGTGCTGACGGATCATCTGGAAGGGGGTGAGGAACTGCTCCATCCCGTCTTCCGCTCCCTCCTTCCCGGGTTGAGCGCTCTCCGGCACGAGGCGCTCCACAGTGAACGTGGGCTCCCCTCGGCGGTACACGAGGAGCTCGACCTTGTAGGGATGGCGGAACGCGTCCTGGAACGCCTCAATCAGTCCCGGCACCGTGCTCCGCGAGATCGGCCGCTCCTCCGTCACCGGGATCAGTCTTTGTCGTTCCATCGGAGGTGCTCCCTTTCCAAGGTTTGCCGGTCTTCTTCTCGTAGCGGGCTGCGACATGCTGGTGGACGACGCGGCTCATGCCGCCTTCGGGGGCGGCATCGTCCTTGAACCAGTCCTTGAGCTCCGGCTCCATCCGAAGCTGGAGGCGATCGTCCTTGTTACCAGGCATGCCGCCCTCCTACTCGAGTTGGTATTCGCCGTAGTAGCCGAGCGTCCCGGGGCCGCTCACCACGGCGAACGCGTCCGTGTTGTTGAGGAGGAAGACGCGGTCGTTCCGATCCGCACCGACGAGATCGCCCACCGGATTGGCGAACTTCACGAAGTCACGGATGAGGATCTTGTCTCCCGCCTGGAAACCGGGATCGACCTCACGCCCGCCATCGGCGACGGCGGGCGTGACGCGGAGGACCTCGGCGACGGCTTCGGTGGTCTTTCCCGTCTCCAGGTCACCCGCGGCCAAGACGAGCCCGCTCCGCGTGGAGGTGACCGGCTTCAGGGTGCGGCAGAGCGCCCACCCTGGCTGGGGCCGGATCTTGTCGACGCTGTACACGTCAGACCCCCTGCCGGATGGAGTCCTCGTCGCCGAGAGACTCGCCCTCGGGCATCCGAAGCACGGGAGCGTTGTCCTGGGGCTGCGGCGGGCTCCCCGTCACCGGGCGGCCGCGGAAGTCCAGCGCCTCGGCATCCGCCGGGAGGTCCAAGATCTGGTCCTTCAGCCACTTCGGGGCGTCGTTGACGCGGTCGCGGTCGAAGAGCCCGAAGATGTCGGTCGACCACTTCACGTCGTCACCGCAGGCGTAGACCACGATGGCGCGCTTCCGCGACTTCGTGTCGTAGATGATGCACTGGAAGATCTCAGCCTTGGCGCGTGCTCGGAGTTGGGACTTCGGCATTGTCGGGTTCCTCTGGTTCGTGGGGGTGGACGGTCGGCTTCTTTTCGACGATCGGGATGTTCAGATCCGAGATTCCCGGGATGATGAGGATCTCGGGCCGGCACCCGCAGGTCCGGACATACTCTTCAGTGGTCAGGTCGGAGCGGATCTTGATCTCCGTCTGACAGGTCGGGCAGGTGTCGCCGTTGTAGTCCCTCAGCCCTGTTGCCTCTGCGAGGAGCACACGGAGCGCAGGGTCCTTCGCGCTGAGAGACGCGAGGAGAAGATCGAGCTTGTGCTCGATCCTCAGCAGGGCGAGGGAGCTCGCGGTGCTCACAGCTCGTGCTCGTCGTCATCGGTCTGGAACAGGACGGGAGCCACTGCCGGGCGGCGGAGCTGCAGAGGCGGCGGGGCATCCTCGTCCGGGGCGGGCGGGGACGCAGCGCGAAGCGGCGGGGCGGGCGGGTCCTCGGTGGCAGGCTCCGCCGATGCAGCGAAGCCGAGGACCCGCCCGAGCTGTTCCTCCGTCGCGGAGAGGTCGAACATGGCCCCGTCCGCCCGCAGGAAACGCAGGAAGTACGTGGTGTCCTGGATGTCCTCCCGGAAGGAGCGAAACTCGCCCGCGCCGATCAGGTGGAGGTCGATTGTCATCTGCTGATCCTCTGCGTTCGTGCCCTCTGCGGGCGTTGTGGCAGTCCTGCGGGTCTCATCTGGTCGGTGAGGACTCCGGCCTCCCGGAGCTGTCCCGCGGTCACCTTCGGCAGCTTGAGCTGCTTCCCGGTCACTTCCATCGGCTTGAACCTGATCTCCTTGATCTCCTTGAGCTTCTCGAGCTGCACCTGCAGCCGCTTCTTGACGTCCTCGGTCTCAACTCGGTTGCTCGCGTTGACGAAGTCCTTGAAGGCTGCTTCTGCGCTCTCTCCACCCAGTGCCGCCTGCGCTTGCGCGCGGGCCCCCAGGACCCGGAGTTGTGCTCGTTCGCGTTGGACGACCAGGCACATGAGCTCGAGGAGAGACCCGTAAGGCGGGGGCTTGACCAGGTGATCTGCGATCAGCTGAGCCCTCGCCCAACCCAACGGGGTCTTCATCCATTTCCCAGAACCGCTACCTCCAGTGTCCGCTGCACGCGGTCGAGGAACCAGGCGAGGTTCTGGATGGCCATCACGAAGAGGGGGGCGGGGATCTGCCGGACCTTGGCCAGGCGCGAGTCGAGCGAGTTCTCGTCGACCGCGCCTGCCGCCGTCAGGAGCGCGGGCCACTTCTGCTCGCCGTAGGCGTGCACGTGGACCGCGAGGGAGTACTCGTTCTGGCGACGCACGTACTCCCGCTGGGACATCTCGACGTCGACGAACTTCTCCCCGTCCCGCTCCTTGCGGATCTTCGCGGCCTCGGTGGAGAGCCGGTAGTCGACCACGGCCTCCACGGCTTCGGTCACGGACTGGTAGGTGATCGTGAGGCCCTTCTTCACGGTCTCGGTGACCGGGATCAGGGGGACCGCCTGCGTCGCACTCCCGTTCATCAGGAACTCCCCGATGTCGAGCGCGGGCAGACGCCTCTCGACGCGCCGACGCACCGAGACGTTGTCGTCCGCCGTCGGGTACGCGATGCTGAAGATCTCGCTGGCACGGTCGAGCGGGATGCCGAAGAGGGCGGCGATGTCGTCCCTGTCCAGGGGCCCCTCAGCCTGCACCTCCGCGGGGGCCTCCGGCTCCGCCGCGGGGGCCTGCCGGCCCTCGTTCGCGCGCTCGACCGCGGCGAGCGCCTCGGAGGTGCCCTTGGACAGCCCGGGCGGCGGCGTGGCGTGTCCCGGCGCGGGCTTCATGGTCTTGCCCGCGGCGTGCACTTCGTCGAACCGAGGGACGTTCTCCATCGGTCCGGGACGTGCGCCGCCCGCCCCTGCACGCGCCTTCGCGCGCTCGAGTACCGCGCGTCGCCGCGAGGCCTGTTCACCGTCTTCCCTCTGGGGGAAGCTGGTCGCTTCAGTCTTCATCTACGCTCCTGCGAATCACCTCGGCGACTCGGCGGTTGATGGGTTCGTACGGATCGATGGGAGGGCGCCCGATGCCGCGGTCCGGTCCGCCCTTGTAGGGGCCGCCGAGCAGCATCGGGTTGGGGGGCGGAGGCGGAACCTCGATGTTGTTCCGGATGGAGCCCGTCATGAACTCGTTCTTGCATTTCGGGTTCTGGCAGCGCCTGGTGAGCGTCTGGGTCCCGATCACCGAACCGCGGGTCTTCGACGCCGATCCGCACTTCGGACAGAGGCGCGGGTCACGTCTCTTGAAGGGTGCACGACCTGCAACTGCGTCGAGGACGGCGTCCGCGTTCGAGCGCTTGGCCTCTCCCGCGGGCATGGTAGACGCTGCGCGCACGATGTCATCCGAGGGAGGGACGACTTCGTCTTCCTCCACTTCCGGAATCGGGGACTGGTCGAGTGGCCACGCCATACATCTGCCTTGTACTCACACGTGAGCACACCTGTCAACCGGGTTTCTTCACGAGGGAGAGCGTAGGGACGGTGAAGGTCTTCCCGCACTCCGTCGCGCTGCACTGCCAGATCGAGCCCTTGTCGCCCTCGGAGAAGCCGAGGCGCTTGGTCTCCTTCTTCCGGCAATGCGGGCATACGGCCGGGTTGAGCGGGACGAGTCGCGGCACTGACTACCTCTCCGTCCGTGCGGCCCAGGCTTCCTTCATCGCACTCGGGAACGGCGCGGAGCTGCTGCTCCACCCATCGGCCACCGCAGCCACCGCACTGACGGCGCGCACGGCGTCTCCGATGTTCGGGGTCTCTCGGACAGGTCGGGTACCGAGACGCGCTGCGCGCATGAGACGCTGGCGTGCGTTCCGGTTCACCGGGACCGCGGAGTAGGCCTCGCTCGAGGTGGGCATCAGAGTCTCCTGAGGATTTCGTCCGGAATGGTGTACCCGTTGAGGCGCGTGGAGCTGATCGCCTCCATGTACGCCTCGATGCCCTGGTAGCGTAGCGCGGCGTCCGCGTAGCTGCCCTTCTCGTAGCGAGCGGCGCTCAGCAGCCGACCGTCCATGCGCAGGTCGTAGATGGCACTGGTCGGCGAAGTGCAGAGGACGCGCCGCGTGCCCAAGGCGAGCAACGCCGCTTCGTTGGGTCCGCCGTTGTCGATCTCCTCGTAGGGCGCCACGAGGAGGCCGCACCGCTCTGCGACGTCGAGGGCGGAGGAGGCCTTGATGGTGCCGGGGACACTCTCGGTCGTGACCAGGTCGTACTCGAGCCCCTCCTGCTCCCGCCGGCGCTTGAGGTCACCCAACACGATGAGGGCGCCGCGACCCAGCCCGAGCACCCCGATGCTGTTCGAGACCTCCTCGCTGACTCCGAAGTCGATCGTGGGGAACCACGGCCCGATGTGGCGCGAGATGGCTCCGATGCCCGCAGCCCGGATCGCGGAGGCCATCAGGCTGCTGTAGGCGAAGACCCTCTTCGTGCGGAACGCCCACTGGGAGAGCTCGCGGGTGCCGGGGAGTTCGGACCGCCCGAGGGCGTCGAGGAGCAGGCTCGATCGCGTGAAGAACTGCGATGCCTCGGCCAATCCGGACAGCCCTCGGATCAGGACGTTGTTGAACACCGCGCTCTTCGCCACGAGGCGCTGGAGCACCACCTTCCTCTCGAGGGCGTTCTTCCCGCGAAGGTCGACGCTGAGGAAGCGCTCTCGCAGCTCACTTCGGAGGTACTCCCTCTGGGAGTCGAGGCACAGGTCGAGAACCTCGCCGCCTTCGTACACCAGCTCGATCAACTTCATCGGGTACCTTCTTGCGCGTGAGCGCCTTCATGAGCTTCGTGAGGACGGCGGCGACGCCGGCGCCCTGGTCCTTGCGCTCCTGCTGCACAGGCGGACGCATCCGGATGATGTCCGTCGGGCGGAGGGTACGAGAGGTGTTGACCCGCACCCACCCCGCCGAGGTCCTTCGTTCCATCCCGCGCTGCGCGGCCAGACCCAGGAGGTTCAGCTCCTTGAGTGCGGCTGCCAGGGACTGCCCGGAGGAGACGTGGGTCTCCTGAAGGCCGCCGCCGGTAGCAGGTACGTGAAGAACTGGCATGGGCGGGTCATACCCGGGTGTGAGTACACGCGCAAGACTTGTACTCACACTCAAGAGGGGCTATAAGAACCCCGAAACTGAAACCACCTGGAGTCCGCATGCCCGCCATCGGTGTTCTGAGTCACAAGAAGTTCTTCCCCAAGACGGGGGACGTCCTCATCGACGAGGAGGACGGCGTGTCCTGGGAGTGCGTCCGCGCCGGCGTGTACGTCGACCCCAAGACCACCACCGAGATCCGCTTCGTGCTCCTGGTCGGCCGCGCCGCCGAACTCGGCGACGTCCCCATCCCGAAGGCGCTCGAGGACAGCACCATGCCTCTCCCGTTCCTGAGGAGCATCAACACCATCCTGCGTTCCCGCGGGACGGAGACCGTCAAGTACCGGAAGAACGAAAAGGGGAACTACGAAGAGGCATAAGAAGCACGGAGGTGAACATGCTTTGTGACTTCTTCGGCTTCCTGGTGAGCACGGCTCTGGCCGCGTTCTTCGTCTTCTACCTCGTGACGGACACCCGCGAAGTCGACCGGGCGATCATCGCCTGGCAGGCCTCAGTCCTGGGGTCGCCATGAGCGGCTCCTACCTGGACGGGCCCGCAGAGATGCGGGCCATCCTCAGCGTCTTTCGGGACGCCGTAGAGGGCGGAAAAGTCTCTCCCGTTCGGGGGGTAGACGAGGGGTCCATCATCCTGGGTCTCGACGCGAAGGCGACCTTCTACATCGAGCTCACCCAGAGCTCGAAGAGCGGGACGCTCTGGGCGCACCTGCGGGAGGTCGACGAGCGTGATCCTGTCGCCTCCTGGACGGAGGCCGAGGTGGGGAGGGCCGTGGCTGACCTATGGGAGACCTGCCGGAACCGGCTCTACGATGACGGGGTGGAGCTCGGCATCGCGGCCCTCACCGAGTGGCTGCGAGAGGAGAGTCGCTGACGGGGGCGACGGCACGACCCCGTCCGCCTCTTTAGCTGCGCTCGGCTGCTGACGGGTAGGCGGCGCGGGGGCACTTCAATCGCCCCCACGACCACCCTGTTTCTTAGCCTGCAAACGTCGATGTTCCCGGACATAAGCACCTTGAGCCATCCACTACCCGGCTCAGGAGTCCACTCATGTCCTCGTCTTCTCCCCGTCCCCGCGACATCACCATCAACACCACCGGTGCGCCCGCTGCCGGCGCGCTTGCCGACATCCTGAGCGCGCACCACCGCCCAGGGATGATGCTGTTCCACGAGAGCAGCTCCCTCGCCACCCAGATCACGTTCCTGGAGCGCAACGCGGACGGGGAGCGCCGCGTGTCCCTCCGCGTCCTCCACGCGGAAGCCGTGTACGACGGCGGATACCGCGACCGCTCCGTCGACGACGGAGGCGTGCACAAGGCCGAGGGGGACTCGAACCGGCCCGAGGTGAAGCGCCTCCTCGAGCGACTCGGCTGCCCCGAGAATCTCCCCAAGATCCAGGTCTCGAAGGAGACCATCGAGGTCAGCGAGGAGGAGGACGACGAGGACAACAGCTCGACCACCCGGAAGAAGAACGCGACGCGGTCGAGCTGGACATGGTCGACCGAGAAGAACGGCGTCACGACCACGGTGGTCGTGAAGGCCCAGACGAACGGGGTCCGCCTCGGGGTCCAGACGGACTACCGGGCGGCGCGCGCGGCGTTCCTGGCCGACGTGGCGACGTGGGCCGCGTCTCGCTCGCCCGAGGTCTGCCTCTTCCCCGGCCAGATCTCGATCGGCTGATCTCTCCACCCTCCAGTCTCCGCACGCCGAAGATCCGCGCGGGCCTGCCGGGCCAGTAGAGGGCAGCAGGAGGGACGGCCCCCAAGGGCCGTCCCTCCTGCTCGTTCGGTACCTCCCCTTCACTCTCACGGAGGCCCCATGGGCACCAAGTTTCCCTACCCGGAGAACCCCGGACAGACCCACTTCGAGGGGTGCTGGCGCGAGCAGGGTCACCACAACTGCGCGGTCGCGCGCCTCGACGCGCAGCAGCGCGAGCACGACCTGGTACGGCACCAGCGCGGTGCACTGCACGACGCCGGGCTCATCACCGACGAAGAGTACGCGGCACTCGCGGGCGAGCACGACGCTGTCGCGCGGCTGGAGGGCTACGACCTCCTCAGGAGTGCGGCAGCCACGTTCGTGCAGTACATGGGCGACACCGAGGTCAACGACCGCGGGGTCCAGCAGTACGCGCTGCGCGCGACGGGGCACTTCCAGGTGCTCGAGACAGCGCTCGCAGGGAGGAAACTCTGATGGACTGGCTCCAGCACCTGCACAACGACCACGGCGAGTTCGCCTTCGCCTCCTTCCTGTTCTCGACCGGAGCGGTGCTCTGGTCCCTCGTCCTCGGGTACTTCCGCGGGCTCAAGCACAGGTTCCTCGCACGCCTGCCGGCGCCGCGCTGGTACATCCGGCACCAGAAGGTAACGCCGCCCTTCTTCAATCCCGAGGTCGAGACCCGAATCTACGGCCCCTACCGCTGGAAGCTGGTCGCGATCCTGGTGGCCAACAACTCCTGCGGTGACTGGGACCGCTGCGACGTCGCGGAGTTCGACTCCCCGCCGGGCGGCCGATGATCGTCGGGTTCACCGGGACCCAGAAGGGCATGACCGGGGCCCAGAAGCTCCGCGTGGGCGAGATGCTCTCGGACACGCAGGACATCTCGTTCGCGCGGCACGGCGACTGCGTCGGCGCCGATGGGGAGTTCGACTACCTGTGCGGCGTCCGCAGCATCAACGTGATCGCGCACCCATGCGACATCCCGTCGAAGCGGGCGAACTGCCTGAAGTGGCACGACGCGCTGCCGTACTACCTCAGCGAGAGGCCCCCGAAGCCGCCCCTGGACCGCAATCAGGACATCGTGGATGAGAGCGACGTCCTCATCGCCGCGCCGGCGGGGTTCGAGGAAGAGCTCCGGTCGGGCACCTGGTCGACGATCCGCAGGGCCAGGAAGCGCGGCATTCCGGTCTTCATCGTCTGGCCGGACGGCACCTTCCGTGTGGAAAACGCCGCGTAGTTCGGGCATAAGTGTGCTGGAGGGGGAATCCGTGCAGGTGCCGGACGTCCTAATAGACGGACACGAGGCTCGCACGAACTGAGGACCGAGGAAGTCGGTCGAGACTCACGCCTAAATCACGCATCGCGGTCTGCGCAGCTCTGAGTGAGGCGCTGGACCAGCATCTTGAATCCCTGCAGGGGGGCGAAGAGCGGCTAACTGGTCGGAACGAAGCGGGCGAGTGGGGTTCGAGTCCCCTCCCCTCCACTACTTCAGGACAAGACGCGACCACCACCGGAAGGGAGTACGGTGGTGGTCGCGCTCTTTTAGCCAAGATACGGCCTTCTTCGGGCATAAGAGGAGTGAGGTGAACATGCTGACTGTCAACCACCTGGTGCACGAGGTCCTCGCTGGCCCCGTTACCTTCGCGTACTGGAAGGGCGAGTGCGAGGAGTTGCGCGTGGAGCTCGTCGCGCGCAGCTGGTCGGGCATCCGCGAGGAGTGGTCCGACGTCATGTGCCTGGGCCTGGCCCACCTGCACGCGCGGGGGTGGCCGATCGGCTGGATGCCGATCCTGCCCGGACTGGGGCTCTACGCGGCTCGAAAGTTCGAGAAGCGCCTGGAGACGTGGAGGCGGATCTTCGAGCACTACGGGACCGGCTACGACCGGGTCTTCCTCATCGGCGGCGGGAACTTCGCCAAGGTGCGGAAGGTGCGCGCGGCGCTCGAGCTCGCAGGCGTCTTCATCGTCGACGAGGCGTGGCTCTTCGAGCAGGGCATCTGCGTGCGGGGTGCGGAGTGACGTCCCGCGAACTCCGGGCGCTCTGCGGCTGCGGGCACCGCCGCGGCGAGCACCGCGCGCTCCCGCAGGAACACGCGTGTCCCGTCGAGGGGTGCACGTGCACCGGGTATCACGCGCCGGGGGAGTCGATGCCCGCGCCAGTCCCGCCCAAGGTGGAGCCCCCACCGCGGCGCGTGGTGGAGATCGGGGAGCCCGGGCGCCGCGGTGGGGGCAGACTCGGCCTCCTCCTGGCGATGTCGAGCCTCCTGACGGCGCCACTCCCGCGTGAGGACGAGGGCCCGCCGACCTGCCTGTGTGGTGGAACGCGCGGCCGGCACCGGCCGAACTGCCACACCCTCGATGAGGGCGGGTCGTGACCTACCTCTGGCTCACCTACGACCTGACGGACCCGGCCGGCAAGCCGCGCCCGCTGGCGAAGTACAAGGAGGACGACCCCGGCACCTTCGAGTGGGCGCCGGGGGAGCCCGACTCGGGCGGCAGCCTCTTCCTCGCGGAGGTGCTGTCGAGCCTGCCCTGGATGCTGCAGCAGGGCGTGCGCTTCGACCAGCACGGTCTGGGACAGGGCAACGTCCACGAGGGGCCTGCGTGGTGACGTGGGGAAACGGGAAGCCCGGAAGGGCGGCACTGGCGGAGTAGGGATGGGGTCCGCGCGGGCCCCAGTCAGAAACGCCGGGAGAGGGGCTGCTGAGGAGTGACGCGCAGAGATGCGCGTCCACACGCCGGGGGACGCCCCGGCAACTCGGCTCGGTGTGGTGCACACTGCGAAACTGCGCGAGCAGCTGAAACCCCCTCTCCCACCCCCGTTTCTTAGCTCAAACCCCGGCCGATTCTGGGCATAAGTATGGTGAGGTGAACATGCGTCTCTCCCCTTCTGCCCGCGAGACCCTCCGCCACGCGGAGAGCCTCTCCCGCACCGAGCCGCTCGGCCTGCCCGTGGACTCCGTTGCCGAGCTGAACAATCTGCTCCGCGCGGCGCTGGCGCGGGCGCGTGCCGTCTACCTGTACGACCTGTACAGGGAGCACGTCTGTCGTTCCCCGCGGTGGCGCGGGGAGGCGGAGATTGCTCTCCGATGGCGGGATGATGTCGGGCCCGAGGCGGGCTCGGCTCTGTTCGACCACCTGGCGGCCGGGCGGATGCTCGGCTTCTACGAGGCCGAGTTCCTGCAGCTGCCGAGATCGGAGGAGACCCTCCTCTCGACGGACCTGTGGTTCGTCGAGGCAGTGTGGCTCGTAGAGGCCGCGGAGGCCTTCGTCGAGCACTCTGGGTCGCAGCGAGTGGCGGAGGAGGTGCTCTCGCAGGTGGCCTCGGTGCTCGACGTGCGTCCGGACCTGCGCTCGCACCTGCGCGAGCAGGTGCGGTTCGAGCGCAGCCGCGTCGCGCACCGCGGCTGGGTCCTGGAGCTCCTCGACGTGGTCGAGGGGGTCTGAGGTCCTCTCGACGTGAGGGTGGGCGGGAACGATGCAGACCGACAAAGTCGCTGCATCCTCTCGTTACCTCCCACCCGGCGCGTCCATTTAGGGGAAACTCCGCAGGTTCTACGCCATAAGGTAGGTAGCAGACTTCTACACTCATCTTCGGAGGTGAACAACGCTGCTGTGCCATGCCTGGGGCGAGAATGGGGCTGACCACCTCGCCGGGCTATCGGAACGAACGCTGCGAGATGCAGTGGTGCCTCGAGAGACGTCTCGAGGAGTCCCTGACTCGACTGAAGGAGCAGGGCAAACGTACGCCGGTAGGCTCACCCCGAGCCGAGACAAGCGGGGGCGAAAGTCTGGGATCCAGGAGGGATCCTGTGGCGCGAGTCAGGCGAGGATGCTCGCGCTGCCACGAGGCTGGGAACAACCTGACCCCCGGTCTGGGGGCTACACGAGGCGCATCGTGGTGTGTTTGCCGAGCACGTTCTGGGGTCGCCCAGAGCATCGGCTTCCCTTCCAACTTCGAGGTGAACATGTCCATGATCCAGCAGATGGCCGAGCGCTGGGCGAAGCGCGAGGTCATCCCCGTCGCCGAGCTGCGGCAGGCGCTCCGTGAGGTCACGGAGCTCCCCCGCGTGCCGGAGGATCTCGAACTCGTCCATGCCCACTTCGTGCAGTGGGCGGGGGAGGAGCTCTTCCCCCTCGGGGATGGCGACGTGGAGGCCGCGGCCCTCCACGTCGAGGACCTGGTCTTCAAGCTCATCGCCCGCGAGGCGAGGGGTCTCAGGCTCCCCGCCCCGGTCGAGTCCCTGGCCGCCTGGGGCGGTCGGCAGGCCGAGCTGGAGTTGCTCCAGCTCCTCGAGAGGTTCGCCAGCGTCCCCGAGGACGAGGGTGGGCTCCTCGGGCCCGTCGGCCGCGGGTGAGCACCCCCCAGGGGCTCGCCCCTTTAGCTGAGGCGCTGGAGGCAGTGGATGAAACCCGTGCAGGATCCGGACATAAGGAGGCTGAGGTGAACATGTCTCTCTACGCCAACTTCCCCCTCTTCGTCGTCAACTTCATCACCGCGTCCGCGCCGGTGCCGCCACCCCTTTCCCCGGAGAACGCCCGGGCTGCCATCGACCTCGTCACGTTCCGGCGCATCCTGCGCGCCGTCGACAACCAGAGCTTCGACAGCGGGCGCTTCGACGCCCTGCGCATGGTGTGCGCCGCGCAACCCCGCTTCACCTGCGCGCAGGCGGCGGAGCTCGTTGCCTGCTTCACGTTCGGCGCCGGCCAGACCAACGCGGCGATCCTGCTCCACCGGCACGTCATCGACCCGGTGCGCTTCGAGGACGTCGTCGACGCCCTCGCATTCGAGACCGACAAGCGCACGGTGCGCCGCGCGGTGCAGATCGGCGGTGCTCTGTGAGCGCCGAGTTCGTTGAGGACACCCTCGACGCCGGCGGCATCGTGGTCCGGTTCGGGATCAAGCAGCGGTGGCCCTCCAACGGCCTGGGCCGGAACGAGCACTGCATCGTCCTGTTCGGCAAGTACGGGCAGGAGGTGGAGCGCGTGTTCCCCATCACTGCAGCCACCGGCGCACGGACCAGCGTCGACGAGTTCCGGCGGTCCGCGTTCGCGGCCTTCGGTGCAGTTGACGACCTGGGCACCGTCGAGAAGAACCGCGAGGCCGGCATCAAGCGCTTCACGCGCACGATGCCCTCCGCCGACTTCCTCGGGGACCGGGAGTCGTGAGCAGAGGACAGTCCCCCGCGGGGGACTGTCCGTTTAGCCCAATGCACCTGCGCGTTCGGGCATAAGCCTGCACTCCCCGGAGTCGCCCGTGCAGACCTTCCTCCCCTACCCATCCTTCGACGCGTCCGCGGCCGCGCTCGACCGGCAGCGCCTCGGCAAGCAGCGCGTCGAGGTCCTCCAGCTGCTCAAGGCCCTGGGTCCGGACGGCGCCGGCTGGCGAAACCACCCCGCGGCGCGCATGTGGGCCGGACACCGCCCGGCGCTCTGCTTCTACGGCCTCGTGGTGTGCGAGACCTGGACCGGCCGCGGCTATCAAGACACCTGCGCCGACAAGATCACCGCCGCGCTCGCGGACCTGACCGAGCCGGAAGAACTCCCGCCGTGGGTCGGCGACCCCTCCTTCCACCGCGCGCACCAGTCGAACCTCCGCCGCAAGGACCCCGCGCACTACGGCCTGCTGTGGCCCGACACGCCCCCGGACCTCCCCTACCTGTGGCCCGAGCTCCGCGGCGGCGGGTACGTGCTGCACCCCGGCGAGCACGCAAGAGCCCTCCGGTCCCGCGCATAAGGGCTTCGGAGGTCAACATGTCTTTCCCGTCCCGCCCCCGAACCATCGGGCTCTCCCTGCTCGGCGGCGCCCGCATCCACCTGTCCCCGCGGAGCGTCGCGCTCGTCTTCGACAACAGTCAGTGCTCCCCGCCGCGTCCCACGTGCCTCACGCTGTACCCGGGCTCGGGCGGCATCCCCCTCGTGGCGGGCGGACCCGCGTGCTTCTACCTCGAGGTCGAGGAGACCGCGGCGGAGGTCCTGGAGCTGCTCCGCGAGGACAACCCCGTGCCGAGCCCCGCGCTGGAGCAGGCCGCCCACCTGCGCGCTGTTCGCGAGCGGTTCCCGGCCCTCGCCGAGTACCCGGAGCGCGACGTCGCGCTCATGTTCGAGAACCTGTGGGCCCTGAACGAGACGATCGCGCGCCAGATCCTCGCCGGCGGCTCCCTCCTCGTCCAGTGCATGCGCCAGCGGGACCCGGCCTCCCCGGACGGCCTGTGGATCCCGTCCGACCTGGCGCTCGCCCTGCTGAACGTGGGTGCCACATGACGTTCGAGAAGCTCGTCGCTGGCCACCTCGAGGAGCGCGGCTTGTGGCCCGAGGACGTCCCCGCGGTCATGGTCGAGGTCAAGGAGGTGATGAAGGACACGATGTCGAACCGGTGGGCGGACCCCGTCGCCGACTACCCGCCGATGCTGCAGGCGGCTCTGCTCCTCATGGCACGGAGCGTCGCGCACGCCTGGCTGCTCAAGAACCAGCCGAACGCGTGGTACCTGCCGATGTTCGCGCCGCCCGGCTGAGGCGTCCGGCGGTTCGCGCGCGTGAAGGACCGGGGGAGGGGACTCCCCCGGTCTGTGTCGCAGGCTGCGACATCAGGGACGGGAACCGCCGTTGCGGGCGCCCGTTTAGCTGGACGCAAGAACGGTACTTTTATGGGCATAAGTAGAGTGACGGGAACTACAACCTTCCTCTCGTCACCGGAATCTACGATGTCCACCACCCGGCTCGAGCTGGCCAACAAGCTCATCAACCTGCCCCAGATCACCACCACGATGGAGCAGATGGTCAACGCCATGCTGCAGGCGTTCAAGGGCTTCCCGATGCTGTTCGCGCCGACCGACGCCCAGTGGGACGCCCTCGGCAAGGGCATTCTCGAGGCGATGAAGAGCGATCTCGGCGCGGTGTACGCCGAGGCGATGGACGAGCAGGAGCTGGAGTTCATCATCGCCTTCTACGAGGACCCCATCGGGGTCCGCGTGATGGGGAAGATGTCCTCGATGCTGCCCAAGTTCACCGAGCTCGGCGAGATGCACGGGAACCGCATCGCGCAGCGCATCCTCGACGGGGACTCGGGCGTGTTCGTCAACTGACGAGCGCCCCGAGTGGAACGCACGACCCCGTGAGGGTGCCGTGCGTTTAGCCCGCCCTCAAGAACCCCTCCATTTCGGACATAAGTAGTGTGAGGTGAACATGGCTGCTATCGTCAAGAAGGTTGTAGTCCCGCGCGAGCGCAAGCTCACTCTGACCGCGGCGGAGGCCCGGGCCGCCGGAGCCACGCATCCCGCGCGGTTCGCGGCATCCATCCGCCTCCGCGCGTCGATCGACGTCTGGCGTGCGGAGCAGCGCGCCCCCAGGATCGCCGCCCGTCGGGCCGCCCGTGCCGCGAAGGCCCAGGCTCGGGCGATGGAGGAGGCGCGAGAAGTCGCCGTCCTGCTCCGTGCCGCGGTGGCGTTCCAGGCGGCCGCCTGGAAGGACCTCGACTCCTGGCAGAAGGCCACCGAGGAGAGGAAGTGGCAGGTGGGGTGGGATATCAGCTTCCGTGGCCTTCCGGCTGCGGAGTGCGGGCACACCCCGACCATCTCCGCGCAGTACCAGCGTCGCCTCCGGGCGAAGCTGGAGGCGAAGGGCTGGATGACGGAGGACCTGCGCGAGGTCCTCAACTGGAGCAGCAGCTTCCGGAAGCCGCACCTGCGGCCGCTCCGGGAGATGTTCTCCAGGTCGCCATTCGACTGACGCCACGACAGCCACCCTCCCGCAAGGGGGTGCCTGTTTAGCCCGTTCTCAAGACGACCATTCCCGTACCCGGAAATGTGGTGGAACGTAGGACTGGTGTCGGGAGTAGCAGTTCTGGAGTCGCCCTGAAAGTGCCTGTTTCAAGACGCACCAAACGCGGCCCAGGACTTCAGGTACCTCAGAGTGGGGGTCTTAGTGCTGATTTTAGGTACGAGCAAAATCGTGCTGGGGCCTTGGGTACCTCTGTGTCCCCTTCTTCCACCCAGGTGCGATTCCTCTGGCCCTAAGGACCTACACGCTAAGCTCTACGAGAGTGCTTGTGCGCGTCCTGCAGCGTGCATGAGCGTGTGTGCAAATCTGCGTGAAACGCGTCCATAAGAGTTGAGCAGTGAACTATGGGTTCGACTCCCATCACGCACACCCCCGCAAGGAGGTGGCGTCCCTTGGTGGCGTCATTGTGTTAGCCCGTACATGTGGGTGCGTGTGCAAGAAGTGCGCGCAAACACCGTGTACAAGAACCCTCGTAGGAGTGCGTGTTGTGAACATGACCAAATCCGGCCCGGGCGGTGTTCACCACAGACACAAAGACGCGATTTCGCCCTGCTGACGCACTCTGTGTGCACTCAAGATGGCCCATACGCGTACTGTTCTTACACACAAGAGTGCCTATGCGCATGCTGTTCTTGTATGAATAGCCCTAAGAAGCCCATTCTGCTATTCCTTAGAACGCATAGCTTGCCCTGTTCTTACCTGTATGCGCACTACTCACCCTGCGTGCCCTGATGCGCCGATTTCGTTCCTACGGGAGTGTCCTTGGTACTGTAGTGTGCGTGGTGTGCGTTCCTTCGAGAGCGGTTGGGGCGATTTGTTCCTGGTGCGGTTGATGCGAAACGCGTTGATGCGCGGTCATAAGGAGCTTGAGGTGAATCATGTTTGTTACGTTCTCTGACTACTCCACGCATCCCATCAACGACGACCGCGACCTGCTCCCGCTGATCAACTCGCGTCTGAACTCCCGGCGCTTCTCGAACTTCGACGTCAGCGACGACGTGGGCGAACTCGGTGTAGCGCACTGGACCGTGGACGGCGCCCAGGGCGACTGGTCAACAGACCAGCTGGTCGAGCTGCACATCGCGGGTCACGAGCTGGTGCTGCACTACGCCGGCTGGAAGTGGGTCTGCCACAAGGACGATGAGGGTGAGCTCTGGGGTGCCGTGCCGGCGGTCGCGCCCTCGCGCACCCCCAGCGACATCCTCCTCCTGCCTGAAGAGGAGGCGCTGCTCGTGCTCGACCACGATGCAGATTGCCGGTGGTGGCTCATCCTCGAGAACGGCGAGCTCGAGGACATCTTCGCGCAGCAGGAGGCGCGCCCGGCCGACGCTACAGCTTGTGGTGGTGACTGGTACATGCCCTGGTACAATGTGCGGAACCACGTTCACGGTGGCGACCGCGGTCGACTGTCCTGGGCAGCGCACATGTACGGCACACGTGCGGCCGTACATGCGGTCCACGCGATGGTGCTGAAGCGCGTTCGCGCGGGGGGAAGCTGATGGGCCTGTCCCTGGGGATGTACCAGACGGTACGACTCAAGCAGGATCTCTCCGAGGCCTGTTCTGGGACTGTCTTCCCGGTCGTAGATCGCTACTGGGCGAAAGTGCCTGAAGCGCTTGAGGCCGTGCGGCGGCTTGCGCCTCGGCGCCTGAGGTACGCCGCTGACATGGACATGCTGTACGCGCAGCTGTTCGAGCGTGAAGACCAGGTGCGCTCGTACTATGCCGGTGACGGCAAGCAGCTGCTGGACCTGTACCCGAAGAGACAGCTGATGGAGATGCAGGTCCACGTCTACAAGGCCGCACTCGTCATCTACGTCGCCGAAGGACTCGGGCAGCCGATGGGGTCCTGGGCCGATGTGCGTCGCATGGTGTGGGACTGAGGCGCGAACATCCTCCTCACGGGGGCTCTGTTCATTAGACCTGCCTTGAATCGGTCATAAGGAGCTTGAGGTGAACGTGTCTTCTGTCCCAACACACATCAACCGCGCCAATGACTTTCTCCTCCATCGAGACGGAGACGGGTTGGGGATGACGTTGGCGCGCAACATCGTGCGGTGGCGTCTGGCGAAAGGGTGGACGCAGGCCGAGATGGCCGAAGCATCTGGCATGTCGCGCGCCACGGTGGTCGCCATCGAGTCCGGCACGAGCAATCCGCGATTGAACACGTTGATGGACCTGGCGTGTGCGCTGAACGTGCAGTTTGGCGAACTCGTGCTGTATCCGGAGTAGGGAACGGTAGGTGGGCGGACACACCCAGTGGGTGCTGTTCGTTTAGCCGTAAACGGTCATAAGCATGGTGGAGGTCAAGATGGCTGTTGTGTACAAGTACGTTCTGTCGGCGGTGGACTACCCGTCGGTGGAGATGAAGAAGAACGCGGTGCTCCTGCACACGGCGGTGCAGGGCGGAGTGCTGTGCGTGTGGGCGCGCGTCGACCCCAGTGAGGGAGAGTGCGTTCGGCGCTTCCGCCTCGCAGGCACGGGGCACGAGCTGAAGCCTGGGCACGCTGGCCGGTGCTTCAGCAAGCACAAGCAGGTGTGGTTCACCCCCAACGAGTCCGAAAGGGAGATCTGATGGGTTCGATAGAGCGCAGCGACCAGAAGCCCCGATACGAGCACGACTGCGAGGCGTGCATCTTCCTCGGGCACTACACGCACATGTACGACTTCGACCTGTACGTGTGCCCTCGAGAGACCCTCGGTGTCTGCTGCATCGCCAGGTGGAGCAGCAAGGGACCGGACTACTCCTCCATGTCCCTGGAGTCGAAGATGTGGAACGAGAGCAGGGCGGCCATCGGTGGGCCGCGACAGTCGATGTACCACTGCTACATCCCGGAGCTGTGCGAGGCCTGGGCACGCTGGAAGGCGCGCCAGGACACAGTGGTCTTTCACCCGAACCCCGACGTCGCAGAGGAGGCAATGATGGCTGCAGAGAAGAACCGGAAGATGGTGCAGGTCAGCACCACCACCTACTACAGCTTGGTGCAGCTGGCCGAGAGGGCGGGTGGGGTGGCCGTCGGGGACTACGTCGACGGCATCGTGTCGGTGTTGATGTCGGCGGGGGTAGTCCAGGCCCCACCACCCAAGATGGTGGCTGTCGCGCGCGTGGCGGCACGCAAGAAGGGAGGCCACCAGCGCCTGACCGAGCGTAGCTCAACACCGCCGGACAAGCCCAAGAAGCCCGAGCTCCGTGATCTCGCAGTCAGTGCGGGGGTGGCGAAGTGCAACGACCTCGGCCTCTTTCAGAAGGACCACGAGGAGCTCTATGTGCTGCTCGAGCCTACCTTCCCTGGTATCCGCGAGTGGGACAGCGCCACGGTGGTGTCCCACACGAAGAGCCCCGAGGTGCCGGAGGCCGAGGAGGTTGCGAAGCCGGTCGAGGAGCCTGCTGAGGAGAAGGAGAAACTCGACCCCGACTCACCCGCCACGGTCAAGTACGTGCGTGCCCTGGTGTTCTCGAACAGGGACATGCTCAAGAAGAAGATCGAGGAGCTGCGCTTGGAGATCGACGCGAGGCTCGACATGCTCAGCGTCCAGGTCGAGAGCCTTGCTTTGGCCTTGGAAGAGAGGGAGTGATGCCCACGTACACGCTCGTCGAGGACTCGAACCTGAAGACGTACCTGAAGGAGGAGGGGTACGGCTTCATCGCTCGAGGTGTGGTCCATCACGTGCACGGGGAGAAGAGCGACGTGAAGTTCGGCACGAAGGTCGTGGCCATGAACAAGGGGTGCGACCTGGCGCAGGAAGAGCTCGAGCGCCTGTGGGCCGAGGCGGTGATCACGAAGCACGCACTGAGGAAGGGCTGATGGCCACGATGAAGATCACCTTGACCAAGAGAGAGATCGCTCAGGCGTGCAAGGAGTACATCGTGAGGCACTTCAACATGAGCGTGCTCGATCTCAACACCTCCGTCACACCTGTCCTCGACCAGAGGGACATGCCGACGGGTGAGTACGACCTCGCCGCTACTGCGACCGTGCAGCAGCCCCCCGGCTACACCGGCGACGGCAAGGACTGACGGTTGCAAGGACAACCCGCAGGGGCTCTGTTCTTTAGATCTGCAGGTTTGCGGCCATAAGAACTGCGGAGGTCAACCATGTCCAACGTCCCTGAACCCCACGACCGCATCCGCGGGTGCGCCACGTACGCCGAGTACATCGCGCACGAGCTCGGCAACCTCGGCATCCCGATGCGGAAGACCGACCCGGAGTTGTCGGTGCTGCTGGAGACGGCAGCCGGGCTCTCCCGACTGCTCACCAACACCCTCAACCACATCGTGGCCCTGAAGGACGCCGCTGAGGCCGGTGTGTCGCCAACGAGGCCTCCCCTCCTCAACGGCGACCTGTGGCTCCTGAAGATGGCGGAGGACAGGAAGACGGACTCCGGTGCCTGGGTCACCAGCGGGAAGATCGAGACGATCAAGGCCGTGCGCAGCATCACCGACCTCGGGCTCAAGGAGGCCAAGGACCTGGTCGAGTCTCTGCCCAAGAGCCTCGGCGTGCGCAACCTCGAGTCCCCGGGTGTGCAGCAGCTGCTGGACATCGGCGCCGCCGTGGTGTGGCGCTGATGGACTTCAACACCTTCGAGCGCTTCGTGCGCGTGGTGGCCCGCTTCTCGATCGCGGGCATGGTGGCCCACCTTTCAGGGACCGTGGACAAGGGCTTCGGGCCCGAGCTCGTGCTGCGCATGCTCCACGAGGAGGGGCTGAGTCCTGACCTCGCGCAGACGGCCCAGAGCCGCGCGCTGCTGAACGCCCACGGCAAGGGCGTGTTCGCGGCGACCTGGGCTGCGGAGATCCTCAAGGCAGCCTCGGTGCTGCCGCCCGAGCACCAGGTCGGGGCAGTCGCACACTTCACCGCGGCGCGCGCCTGGCGCCAGCTGATGTACTGACCGTGGCCGTGATCTGGGCAGACCTGCCCGAAGAGGTCCACAAGCGGCTCTGCCCCGACCTCCAGGACCCTCGACGGCCGTACGCCGAGGTGCAGTTCTTCGCCAAGGCCCACATGGCGAAGGAGGACATGGCGGTGGTGCGGGCCAGGAGCACGGCCTGGGACATCGTCTGGGCCGGGTGGCGAGAAGAGGAGCTGAAGAAGCGAGAGGCCCCGTGGCCCGAGAAGAACCCCTGGCGGAGCTGCCACACCCGGAACTACTGGGTGTGGTTCCGCCTCGAACCAACCAAAGAGGTGAACGTGTCTGACGCAATCGAGTTCGATTTCGACGAGTACTACAAGCTGGAGGAGCCTGTGCGCAGCGAGCGCTGGCCGCACACCAAGGTCCGCTTCTCCGGCGAGTCCCTGTGGGCGCGCAAGCTGGGCCCGACGCTGCGGATGCTCGACAACCAGCCGCTGGAGAAGGGCTACCATTGGGCCGACATCGTGAAGGTGGACGGCAACGGGAACATCGTGGAGCTGGTGAAGCACACGTTCCCGCGGCGCTACGGCTTCCGCTACGAGAGCGCCGGAGACGAGACTGCGCGGCTGGCCGTGCGGAAGGGCATCAGCGAGCGCTGGGCGCGCTTCGGCCACGACGTGCACGGCTCCTTCTTCTGGGAGGGCCTGGGCTTCATCCTGGTGCGCGGGAAGGTGTCCACGGAGGACATCGTGGAGGCCATGACCGCCGGCGAGTCACCCGTGCGCGACATGGCGCGCCTCGACGGAGAAGAGGAGGAGCGGGTCTACCTGCACCCCTCGGTCAAGGTCGAGGAGTGATGGACAGGCGCCGCCCTTGGGCGCCTCATTTAGCGGGTACATCCGGGCATAAGTCTCCGAGGTGAACCATGGGTAAGGGAAGAAACGGAAGGCACCGGGCGGCCAAGCTCACAGTGCGGGAAGAGCTCATGAGCTCGAACGCAGAACTCCAGGCCGAACTCCACGAGGCGAACAGCGTGCTTGCAGAGATGCGCGCGCGCCACCGGGCCGACATGGTGGAGCTGAGGCGCCTGCAGCGCTTCGAGACCGAGGGCCTTGACCTCGACAGGCTGGCCCGCGTGCTGAAAGGAGCGCGCGACCGCATCCACCGGCGAGAGGAGATGCTCATGCAGGTCACTCGCGCGTTCGAGTCTGAGCAGGCGCAGGCGACGTACGCACTCGCACGTGTGACCCAGCTCGCGGAGGCCAATGAGCACCTGCGCAGCGAGGTGCGCAACCTCAAGCAGGTAGCCGAAGAGCGCCGCGTAGCGGCAGAGGAGGTCGGGGCGATGCGGGTCATGATGAAACAGCTTGCGCGCGAGCGGGATGAGGCCGAACTCGCGAAGCTCCAGGCACAGGTCGACCTCGAGCGCCTGCGGGCAATGCGGGAGACAACACCGACCATCGGCAAGAAGGAGTGGAGGCTGCTCGCTGGGCTCGTGCACCCCGACGTGCACGTCCCGGAGCGCAGAGAGCGGGCCCACGAGGCCATGCTCCTGCTGAATACCACGCTGCGTCCGAGCTGAGAGGAGGACAAGCCCACGGGGGCCGCTGTCCGTTTAGCTCCGGGTTGTTCCTGTCATAAGGGCCGTGAGGTGAACCATGAAGTATCTCCCACGTTCGCAACAACACCCCGAGATCATGTTCGCGGGCATCTACGGACCCCCGCTCTACGCTGCGCTGCGCGCGCAGTTCGATGAAGGCGAACTGCGCTCCTCTGGTCAGATCCAAGGCCTGCTCGACGGGCTCGGAGACGGCTTCGACACGGCGCAGGGCGCCATGTGCTTCGCCCTCCTGGCGTGGAAGGACAACGGCAGGGCCGTGTACTTCCTCGAGGAGGGGCTGGCCGAGACGCTGACGCACACGGAGATGCCCATGAGCACCTTCGACCTGCCAGCGTGGATCCCAGACAACGGGATGTACGTCACCCTGCCCCCGCTGTTCGACATCGAGAACCCCGACACGAGCCGGCACCTGGTCGAGGGCTTCTACTTGGTGAAGGACCTCATCGCCGTGCCCCGCGGCGAGGATGGCGCACCGAACTTCCACACAGTCGAGCACCTGAAGAACGGGAAGCGCACCGTAGTGAGCACGGATGATGGGTACCAGGCCATCCAAGGCATCACTTGCGTCGGCGTGGGCCGCCCCAAGGGCTTCCGCTGGAACCTGAAGGAGATGCGGGACGACGCGTTGGTGGTGTTCCACCTGTGCCCGGGCATCCCGCTGGGCGAGGGCACGAAGCACGCTTTCGGCGGCATCGCCGAGCTCGAGCGCGTGGTCGTGAACCTGCTGTATGCCATGCAGAACACCACCAGCGTGGTGGCGGAGCGCCGGCAGCCCGAGATGGGCGAGAAGATGGCCAAGCGCAGACCGGCGAAGGCGAAGAAGCTGCTGGAGGAGGGCGGGAAGACCCTCGACGCGTACACCGTGCTCAGCCTGAGCAAGACGGTGCGCAGCGCGCGCCCTGCCGAGGGTCGTGAGGAGGCGGCTGCTCCCGAGCGCAAGCTCAAGCACCCGAAGTACATCTCGGGGCACTTCCATCGCTACTGGGTGAAGGACGCCGCCAAGGAGCGCGTGCTCGAGACGAAGGAGGGGAAGGGTGGCCCACTCTACCTGGTCGAATACCTGCTGGCGCCCTACCTCCAGGGTGCTGACCTCCCCAAACCACCGACGAAGACCGTCATCGTGAGGGCCTGATGGGCGACTACTACTCGTTGAGGTTCACGGCCGCGCTCACACCGCAGGGAGCAGCCCGGGTACGCACGCTCTTGCACTGGGGGTCTTGGGACACCATCCACGACTCCTTCGCAGCCATGCCTCGCGCGCACTTCATCCCTTTCGGGTCCCTGAGCTACGAACCGGATGGCTGGGAACAGGCGCGCGACGTGCAGGACGTGAGCGGGGTGCCGACGTGGCACGTGTGTTGTTCCATCAAGGCGGGGGCCGACGACACCGTGTTGTACTTCTTCCGCCATGTGCTGCCCCCGATGCTCCTCCTTCCAGTGAAGGTCGAGTGGTACAACGAGCTGACCCACAAGACCGAACTCTGGCTGGTGACACCGGACGCCCAGGTCTGCGAGGTTCTCGAAAGTCCGCAACCGCCCACGTCATAAGAGGGGTGAGGTGAACATGTCCCTTCTTCTGAACTGGGCCCGCCAGCAGTCCTGGTGGAACGTCGCAGAGTCCCTCCTCTCCCAGGACGGCATCGGCGTCATCATGCACGTGCCGGAGGTCCTCCCTGAGGGGCTCTCCAAGCTCTCGAACAAGCGCACGGGCTCGTTCGTGAAGTTCCACACCTGCAACTCCTCGAAGTTCCACATCCTGCTGGCCGCGGATGTCAGCGTGGTCGACATGGTGCTGGAGGCCATGGAGAAGCTGCCGGCCGGGGAGGCGCACCACCACGACCCGACCCAGCCCTCCTTCGGGCGGGGCCGAGGCTTCGGCATCGACACGCCGGGCGAGGCGTAGTCGCATCTCTCCACGGGTGGTGGACGGGGCCCGCAGCCCGTCCCTTTAGCTGTCATAAGCGAGCTGCAACCAACTTTGTCAGAGGTGAGCATGGTGAACAGCACTCCCGTACGCGTGGAGATCGGAGACTCGTGGAGTGAGGAAGCCACGGCGCTCGGCGCGCTGGTGGCGTGCATGCTCGACCTCGAGGTGGAGGTCCAGCGGGCAGCGATCGAGGCGACGGCGAAGATCCTCGGGCTCGACATGAAGGCCGTGTGGATCACATACCGCCTCGCAGCGAACATCCTCGACGAGAAGGCCGCGTGCAACCACGATGAGATCGAGTTCGACGGGAACTGCGAGGTGCAGCGGGACACGCTCGTCTTCCACGTGAACTGTCGGAAGTGCGGCCGCTCTGGCAGCTCCACGGTCACGGCCGAAGAGGTGATGTGGTGACGCTCGACCAACTGTTCGAGGCTGCGACGAAACACGGCATGGCCTCGGAATCGGATCACGAGATCGGTGACCTCCAGGATGCACTGTCCGCAGCGTGGGAGCTGATGAGCGACGAGCAACATCTGGAGTTCGGAAACCACCCCCTCGTCGCAGCCATCTTTGCTGCTGCGGCAGACTCAGAGGAGTGACCATGGAGAAGAGACCACGCCTCCGGGACTACCCAGAGGCCATCCGAACCGCCCTGTGCATGCACGAGATGATGCGCAGGCTCAATGTGGCCATGTCCGAGGTCCACACCCAGAGCGACGGGGAGAACACCAGCGTCGTGTACTGCGGCGGCGTCTTCAGCTGCGGTGCCCTCGGGTACGGCGGCGAGGAGTTCGCCCAGCTGTGGGACGCGGCCGCGCAGCACTGGAACGAGAAGGGGCGCCGCATGGACCACGAGCGCGAGGGGCTCTGGCTCGACTTCGTGGAGAGCCTCGTCGACATCGACAGGCTGACAGCGGCCATCCTCAACGCACCAAAGGCAGCCGCATTGGCTGCATACAACCAAGGAGAGTCATGAAACTGGACTTCTGGATCAACACCGAGAAACACGACGAGATCTTCACTGCCGGCACCTTCGGGTGGGTCTGGCAGGAGGGTGACACTCTGCGCGCAGGGCCTGGGCCGCGGTTCGGTAACGACGACGCCGAGGGCAGGGTCGTCGCTCGGTTCCGAGACGGGCTGTGGTGGCCGACCGACTACGTCGGGAACACGCAGGGCTTCACCGACTTCGACGTGCAGCTGGTGCGGGCGTGACGGAACTCGTCCTCCTCGTCGACCTGGACGGCGTCCTCGCCGACTTCGAGAAGCGCCGCTACGACATCCTGACCGAACGAGGTCTGCCGACTGTCCACCCTTCCCGCGTGTGGGACTTCTACGGCACCGGGGCCTACACGAAGGCGCACGGCAAGGAAGCGGCCCGTGCAGCCCGGGCCGTGACGGTCGAGCCGGGCTTCTTCGAGTCCATGGAGCTCATCCCCGGTGGCTTCGCCGGTGTGGAGCACCTGGCGGGCATGCACGACGTGCGCATCTGCTCGAAGCCCCTGGACGAGCACCCCAACTGTACGGCAGAGAAGTTGTACTGGATCCGCAAGAACCTCGGCGACTGGTGGGCCGACCGGGCGCACATCATCAAGAAGAAGTCCCTGGTGAACGCGGACGCGCTCATCGACGACCGACCCGACCTCCGCACCTACACGCTCAAGAGGGGCGAGCCCGAACCCGTGTGGGAGCACGTGCTCTTCGAGCAGCGGTGGAACCGTGACTCGACGTCTCACGACTACGAGATGCGGGACTGGACAGACTTCCGCTGGCTCGAGCGCATGGTCGAGAAAGCGGAGCTTCGGAAGGCCGGCCTGTGAGCACCCCCCTGGTACGAGAGGAGCTCGAGCTCTTGAAGAAGCCGGTGCTGCGCACTCTGCTGGTTGGCGAGAATGCACAGGTCATCGAGGCCTTCACCCTCACAAAGGAGGAGCTGATCCACGAACTGCTCACCAACCATGAGATGTGGCTCTCGAAGGGGGCTACGCGCAGGGAGAAGGCGCGGGAGTACATCGCGAGGCTTCGTGCGCGAGACGAGGCAGCGCGTGTCGGTTTCACAGCGCCCGACATCGAGATCGACGAGGGAGAGCAGCGCCTGGTCGAGGCCGCGCTGACCCTCTACGCCGGCGCCATGCGAGCGGAGCCCATCCTCCCGCACGACCGGAAAGCCGGTGCGGCCGCAGAGGTGCTCATCAACAAGATCCGAAGCAACCTGGAGAAAGCATGAAGATCAGCGTACCCAACTGCCCCAACTGCGGTGAGCCCGCCGAGGGCACAGTAGACGACGTCCCCGGCATCGCGCTCTTCGGCGAGATCGACGAGAACGGTCGCACCGAGTGGGGCGGCGAGACCCGCGTGTGCTGGGACGGGCAGATGCCCCGCACCAATGACGCCGGCGAGATCCTCGTCCAGTGCAGCGAGGCGCACGAGTGGTACACCACCATCGACTATGAGCTGGAGGTGGTGGCGGAATCCGCCCCGAAGAAGTCCCCGATGGACGTCCTGAAGGTGCTGGTGGACACGTACATCAAGAACCGCTCGAACGGGCACCACACGTTCGTCGCGTGCATCACACCTGAGGGCATCCCCGACTACTGGCAGGACGCCATCGACGTGGTCGAGGCGGCGGAGAAGGCCGAGGCCGCGCCTCCTGTTCCGGACGACAGTGCCCTGCTGGTCTCGTTCGAGCCGCAGGCCATCCGCGACCACTTCGAGGACAGCGACGAGTGGGGAGACTTCGTCTCCGCCCTCTCCGACGACGAGCTCCGGGAGATCGGTGCTCGTGCGGTGGAGAACGACCAGACGTGGAAGACGTTCGACGAAACCCTCATCACAGCGCTCGAAGCGCTGGCGGAGAAGCCGGAATGAAAGTGGTACTGAAGCCGGGCGACACTTTTGAGGTGGAGCTCCATGAGACCGACGGGCGCTTCGAGATCAAGTACGACGTGGACCTCGGGCACCTGACGGTCACGAGCGACCTGCCCGACACACAGGGGCGCGAGGGGGTCATCTACGACGAGGTGTTCCTCTCGCCACAGGGGCGGATGATCGACGCGCTGGAGAACGGCGAGGACCCCCACCTGGATCTGGCGGAGAGGGTCTTCGGGTCACGGGAGCCCCAGGACGCGGTGACGCGGCAGCGCACGATGTTCCCCGGGATGAACGGCGCGCCTCCGCCCCGCAAGTTCTACAAGACCAACTACTGGGTCGAGGTCCTGCGCGACGAGCCCATTCCCGAGGAGATGGAGCTCGCCGATGTACTCGCGCTCGACGACGTCTCGGTCGACCTGAAGAGTCAGACCGTCGACATCGTGGGTCCGCAGACGATGCGGAAGCTGCTCATCGACCAGCGGTCGAGCCCCGAGTTCCTCGGCATCGAGAACGGGGACGAGATCGACTTCAAGGACGTGGTGTTCGAGCGAGACGGCGTCCGTGTCACCTGGATGTGGATCGGCGAGGGAGTCGATGGCGAGTTCGACTTCAAGCACGCGAGCGATGGAGACGAGCCCAGGCTGCGCGTGGATGTGGTCGTACTCAAGAGCGAGCACGAGAGCGACACCTTCTCGTACTGCACCCTGGCGCCGACGTGGACCTCCAGAGAGGGCCTGGAGCGCATGACCAACGAACTCGTGCGCCGCCTCTACGCGGACCCACAGAACCCGCGGAACGTCGTGGAGATGTGGACGCACCTGACGCGCCCGGACCCTGCCGAGATGGGCGGAGGCGTCGAGTGAGCGCCGTACGCGTGCACGGCTGCAAGGGCGTGGCCGAGTCAGAGAAGGCGGTGCTCGTCGAGTGCGACGACTTCGACGGGCCCATCTGGGTGCCCAAGTCCCAGATCGACGACGACAGCGACGTGTACGCCAAGGACACTGACGGCACGCTCGTGATCACCGAGTGGTTCGCCACCAAGAAGGGGCTGGGATGATGGCCCACTACCTGCTGTTCCTCGCGAAGTACACCCAGGACTGGGGCGGGTACCACTACGAGAAGGGGACACCACGCGGCATCGCGATGCACGTCAAGCGGGACGACCTCGATCTCGAGGTGTGCCTGCTGATCTGGTTCGGCGCATCGGTGACGGTCTCCGTGGGCGACGACGCCTACCGCTACTGGCGCGAGGCGAATCCCATCTTCGTGCACGAGCGGGACCTGCTCGCAGCTCTGCCTCCGATGCTGCGCCACACGTCGAGCCGCCACGGCATCTGGACCTTCGACGACCGCGCCGTGACCCCTGAACTCCTGGTGGAGCTCGGACAGCGGGTGGTGGAGGGGAAGTCAGCTCGGAGGGACGAGAGCGAACTACCTCCGCCTCCCAAGCCGGAGTACTCGCAGAACATCAAGGACTACTTCGGCCTTCCAGGAGCACGACCCCGATGACCGTCCAGGTTCTACACGAGCGCATGGGGCCGCCGTTCTGGCGCCTGGAGTACACACCATCTCCAGCCCCGCGTGCGAAAGAGAGACTGGCCCGGAGGCTGGAGAAGGCTGAGCGCGCAGGCATAGAGGGTGCGTTCGAGGTCTGTTTGCGGGACTGGGAGGTCAGCGTGGTGTTCCAGGACGTGATCGCCGGGATCACATGGAAGAACCCGAGAACTGGCGCCAAGTTCTGCAGTCACGGCATCTACTACTCAGACAAGGGAGAGGTCCTGCAATCCGAATGGGCAGTGGGATGATCGACACCAACCGCGAGTGCTTGGTTCGCATCACGGACGGCTATGTCCGTGATCTCGGTGACCCGGAGCACCTACCCGACCAGGTATTCATCGCCAGCAGGAAAACCGCCCCACCAAGGCCATGTAGTGTCGTCCTGTACAACCAGGGCTTCACGGCTATCGCTTCTTGGCGCGTGCATGGACGAGAGAAAACATGCTTCGTATCTGTTGTTCCAGCGCATGTGCTGCTGGAAAGGAGAAAGGCGCGATGAAGCTCGAAGTAGGGAAGGTCTACACCTTCGCCGGGCGTGGGGAGTTGCTCATCGAGGAGCTCCCCAACCCGCCCGAGAAGACCACCATCACCGTGCTTGGGCATGGCAACTATCGCGGCTGGATGGGCGTGAACGAGGTCCTGCACGAGACCACGCGGGAAGAGATCCTTCTGCGACATGAGCAGGCCAAGAGCCGGATCGTCGAGTGCCGCGACGAGTCCTGCTGGTGCAGGCGCTTCGATGAACAGCCAACGGAGAACCCGTGAAAGCACACATCCTCACCGTCGTCATCCTCGACCACGACGGCCTCGGCGCCGAGGGAGTTGTCGAGGAGCTGCAGTCCGCCAACTTCGCCAACGACTGCATCCACCCCAAGGTCGGGAAGGTGGAGACCTTCGAGCTCGGGGAGTGGGAGGACAACCATCCCCTCAACCAGGGCGACACGGACCAGCTGAAGTGGCTGCGCGAGAACGCCTACGTCGGCGGGAAGCGCTCGGCAGCCATGTGCGTCTCGATGGTCGCGCCCATGTCGCATCAGCCTCCGGACATTTGTCTACGCTGTGGGTGGGACCATCGTGAAGTTCGAGAAAGGAAGATGGTGGAGGAGATCCGCACCCTCGTGACCCTCAACGACCGCGCGGGCATGCGCCTCGGGTACCACGACGGTGTCAGCAGGCCCCATGACGCCCTCGACGACCTGAAGTTCCTGCTGAAGAGGCTGGACCGCATCGAGGGGCGTGCACCGTGAAGTGGCGCGCTGTGGTCTTCAACCTGCCACGGAGCGTGTCCGGGGTGGACAGTTGGGTTCTCGAAGAACGCGTCAGCGGTCCGGAGACCGAACAGCGTGCGCTCCGGCTCTACAAGAAGGCGAACCCGGGTGTTCCCGTGAGCGTGCAGAGCAGCTACCCCTGCACCGAGGGCGGAAACACCCTGTGAGCCCGGGCTGGTGGGTGTACCTGGTTCATTGCGCAGATGGGCGCCTGTACTGCGGTGTGTCCCCCGACCCCGAGCGCAGGCTCCGCCAGCACAACGGGGAGTTGGTTGGCGGAGCTCGGTTCACCAGCAAACGGCGCCCGGTGGCGCTCGTTTACGTGCACTACATCGGCGACAAGATCCAAGCCCTCCGGGTGGAGTGGCGCCTGAAGCGCGCGCCCGCTGCATGGAAACATGCCCTCATCCGAGGAGAACATGAAGGACTACATCCTGAAGATCTTGCTTCCATTCCAATCGCCCGACGACCCCGCCGCGCGGGCCGTCGTCGACGCCAAGCTCGCTGAGCTGTTCAACCGGCCCGGAGTCGTGGCCGACATCAAGCTCCTCGAGATCTACCCCGACAAACCTGCCCGCCCTGTGCAGCTCACCAAGAAGGACTGAAGACCATGGAACTGAACCTCTCTGTGAACGACCCCGAGGTCGTTGCCTACCTCACGAAGAACAACAGCCTGGACATGCTCCAGCGTGCTCGCCTCGCTCTCCGGATCGGCGTGCTCGCTCTGAGCAACGCCGAGGGTGCGATGGACGTCGAGGCCATGCGCAACGAGGGCGCCCACGTCATCGGCGAGGTGCGCGCGGTCCTCACGGCCCACGCAACGCAGGTGGCGACGACGACCTCGCAGGAGCTCGCGCGCTACCTCGACCCCAGCACGGGGGCGCTCGAGGCCAGCATCGCGAAGCTGCGTGCGGGCAGCATCGCGCACATCGACCTCCTCAACGGAGCCGTGATGGCCCACGTCGGGGAGAGCGGCACCGTCGCGAAGACGCTGCTGCGCTACATCGGCGAGGGCAGCCCCCTGCTCCGCATGCTCGACCCTGGACAGGAGAGCGGCCTGCGGGCGCGCATCGAGAAGCTCCTGCAGGACGGCATCCAGGCACAGCGCACGGCGGTGCTCTCCGAGTTCAGCCTCGACAGGCCAGACTCCGCGCTGTCGCGCTTGCTGCGCGAGGTGTCCGAGAGCAACACGCAGCTCACCACCGAGCTCTCCCTCGACAAGAACGACTCGGCCCTCTCCCGCCTGGTGCAGCGGGTGGACGCCGCCGCGGCGAAGAGCGTCGCGGAACTCACTCTCGACAACGAGGCGAGCGCCCTCACGCGCCTCCGTCTCACGCTCGAGGGGCGCATCACGGAGCTCGGACGCTCGCAACAGGACTTCCAGACCAGCGTGCTCGAGATGCTGGTGCGCTTCGACGAGAAGAAGCGGGTCGGTGCTACGGGCACGCAGCACGGGCAGGTCTTCGAGTTCGCTCTGCTCACGCAGCTGGAGGCCATGGCCGAGAACGCCGGCGAGCTCTTCGACGCCACGGGCAACACCACGGGGCTCGTGCGCAACTGCAAGGTCGGCGACGCGGTCATCACCATCGGCCCGGACCGCCTGGGCGCTGGTCAGAAGATCGTCTATGAGGCCAAGGAGGACCAGTCCTACGGGGACACCAAGGCGCTCGCAGAGATCGATGTCGGGATGAAGAACCGCGACGCGCGCGTCGGCGTCTTCGTGTTCAGCAAGCGCACGGCCCCTGAGGGGATGAAGCCGCTGCGGCGCATCGGGGACTGCGTGCTCGTCGTGTGGGACCAAGACGACGACCGCTCGCTCGTCTACCTCGAGGCGGCGCATGCGTTGGCCACGGCGCTCATCGCCAAGGCCGCGCGCGAGAAGGACGCCGTCGACTTCGACTTCAGCAAGGTCGACACCGAGATCGCCGAGATCGAGAAGATGGTCGAGCGAGTGGCGAACATCGGGAAGAAGTGCGAGACCATCCGCTCTGCGGCGAACAGCATCGAGGAGGAGGTCCGCATCACGAGCGAGAAGATCGGGGGCAGCGTGCGGCGCCTGCGGACGCAGGTCGCGAGCCTCAAGGACGAGCTGGCGTAGCGCGTCGCTGCGGGCCGTCCGGGCTGGGCGCCCCTTCCTCTGGGGAGGGGCGCTCTCTTAGCTCGTCTGCGTCCTTCAGCAGGCGCAGGCGGCTCAGCATGTTCCGGGCGACGATCGTGGTCTCCGGGGTGGTGCGCGACCTCAGGGTCTCGAGGCCGGTCGCAGCTTCTTGGGCCAAGTCCGTCGCACGCGTCACGGAGCCACCCCCTTGATCTGACTCAGCATGTGCGAGACCCCGAGATACTGCAAGAGCGCCAGCACGATGCCCAGGAACAGGAGCTGCACTGCTTGCGATCCCCAGAAGCGTTGCATCCACTGGTCTGATCTGAGCTTTTCGGCGGCTGCGTCTTCCTTCTTCGCGGCCTCCAGCTGGCGCTCGAAGACGAGGCGGTCCTCCTCGGTCTTTGCGATGCGCGTCAGCGCACTGGCCGCCGCCGCCGCGGTCGCGTTGTTGGCCGTGAGCGCAATACCGTGCTGGTCCACCGACTTCTCGGCAGCCTGCACACGCGCGGAGAGCCGCTCGAGCGACGCTGTCATCTCCAGCATCCACTCCGCGATCGGGTCCATGGCTTTGGGCGGAGGGTGATCGTGCGGGTCGGTGCTCATTTACTACGCGCTCCTGCTCGAGCAGGGTAACCGAAGTGCCGTGTCCTCGGCAGGCGCTCGGACGCAGAAGGAAGGCCACTCTGGTCATAAGGACAGTAGCACCAACAACAGGAGGTCAAGATGTCGGCCAGCTACAGGTTCGAGATGCAGGAGCGTGTGAGGGTTCTACCGTCGCGCGGGGGTCACGACCCGGGCGGTGAGGGGCGGATCACCGCCCGGGAGAAGAAGGAGGACAACCGCGGGGAAGTGGTCCTCTACCGCGTCCTCATCGAGGGCCACGAGCAGCAGAAGCGTGTGGCGGATGACAAGGGCCGGGAGAACGCCGGCTTCTGGTATGCGGACGAACTCGTCGTTCCGCTGGAGTAGCAACAACCACTGCAACCGAGGTGAACATGCAGCGAATCAGGACGTTCTCCCCCGAGGGGGATGGCTACAAGTACAAGAAGACGGTCTACCTGCCGGACGCCGACATCACCAAGACGGGTGAGGCGCTCGTCACTGCCCATGGGGTCGAGGTCGGTGACGTCGCGTATTGGGGAGACTTCTTCCTCCGGCTCGACAAGACGGAGGATGGGGTGCTGCGGTGGACGCAGCTTCTTGCGGACCGGCCGGAGCTGCGCGGGCTCTACGCCCAGGCGGTGGAGGCGGAGCAGCCGGTGGGAGATCCCTGGCAGTGAGAAGAGGCGACCACCTGCAGAGGTGGTCGCTCGTTAGCCCGCAAAAGCCTGGATGTTCCTGGGCGGGACGACGAGTAAGCTGAAGTCGGTGTGCGTGGTGGGGGTCAAGCCCTGCCACGCACACCGCGTGCTCTATTTCTTAGCTCGAATCGGCATAAGGAGGATGGAGGTCAAACCATGGTCACTCGCTCCCAGGTCATCTACATCGGCGCGTTCCTCACCACCGAATCCAAGGCGCGCCTGCTCGCCGCAGTTCCGCCCCTGCACGCTGTCCGTCTACGCCGAGCACATCACGTTGAGCTTCAAGCCGAAGGAGGACGACCCTCTCTTCGCACTGCTCGGCAAGGAGGTCGACTACACCATGATCGGGTTCGCCGCTGACGACCGCGGCCAAGCCGCCGCCATCGCCGGTCCGGCCGGGCTGGTGGGGCTGAACGAGGTCCCGCACATCACCATCTCGTGCGCGGAGGGCACGAAGCCCGTCTACAGCAACGAGCTGCTCCGCGAGCCCATGGTGCGCGAGATGCTCCGAGGGGTGCCGGCGATCGGTACGACACTGCGTGCTGTCGTGAAGGCCGTCGTGAAACGCGGCAAGGGCATCGAGCACCTCACCTCCCTGGAGGGGTGAGCGATCGGTGGACAGAGAGCCCGCTCGGGGGTTCTCTTGTTAGGGGAGACCACCCCCCAACCCAGGAGCTGCCGTGCCCCAGTACCGCCCCCTCGTCGCCATCCCCGAGTTCGGCAAGAACGCTGTCTGCGCCGATGACATCCACGACCAGCTGCTGGCATGGAAGGCCGCAGTCGAGGCGAAGGGCGGCAAGCTCGTCGCCAACTCCCTGACGCGCACCTGCGCTCAGCAGCAGCCCCTCCGCGACGCCTACGTCAAGTACCTCAACGACCTGAGCGCCTGGGAGGCCGGGGGCAAGGTCGGGAAGGCTCCCACCGCGGTCGCCGCGGCCAACAAGCCCGGACGCTCCAACCACCAGGGCGGGCGCGCGATCGACGTGTCCACCAAGAACGTCTTCCCCGGTGCGCCGGCCGACAAGCAGATCGACCTGCTCTGGGAGACGGGCAAGCCCTTCGGCTTCACTCCGATCATCTCCAAGCCCGATGAGGAGAAGAGCGAGCGGTGGCACTTCGACTGCTGGAACGACTGGATCGGCGTGAAGACCCGCATCGGGTACGAGACCGCCTGCATGTGCTCCGCTCTCGACGTCGGCCAGGCTGGTGAGTGGCAGTCGAACAACCGCCTCATGCAGGCCCTGCTCCTCCGCGCCGGGTACGACATCGGCGAGCCCGACGGCATCGTCGGGAAGCGTACGGTGGCTGCGACCAAGCTGGCCCTGGGCGCGAACTACGCGTCCAAGTACCCACACGTCGAGATGCTCCTCAGCGCCCTGCGCGCCCTCAAGGCCAACCACGTGTGGGTGAAGGTCTCCGGGTAATCGTCATAAGCACGGTGCAACCAATGATAAAGGAGGCTGCACCATGACGTTGACCCCGGCCTATGGCCGCGACTACGACTCGAAGTCCGCGGTTCTCGCGGACTTCGTCGAGAACAAGGACTTCACGCTCCAACCCGACGAGCGCCTCATCAACAGGCAGCAGGTCGAGGGGGCGGGCAAGCACTCCGTGCTCATCCGCTACCACCGACTGACCCGGGTCGTAGAGCTTGTTCTCCGAAACGGCATCTGGGCGCTGTCGTGAGCAAGGAGTACGACGCCTCGAGCATCGAGGTACTCGAGGGCCTGGACCCGGTGCGCCGGCGTCCGGGCATGTACGTCGGTGGGACGGGGAAGGAGGGCTTCCACCACCTGCTGTGGGAGATCGTCGACAACTCGGTCGACGAGGCGATCGCAGGGCACGCCACCCGTGTTGATGTGGTGGTGTCCAACTCGCCGGTGCCGACGGCCACCGTGTCAGACAACGGCCGCGGCATCCCCTTCGACGCGCACAAGGGAGGCAGGCCCGCGGTCGAGGTGATCCTCACCACGCTGCACGCTGGTGGGAAGTTCGGAGGCGGTGCCTACAAGAACGCGGGCGGCCTGCACGGAGTGGGCAGCTCGGTGGTCAACGCCCTTTCCTCCGACCTGCAAGTCACCATCTGCAGGGGCGAGGAGACCTACAAGCAGGGCTACAGCCGCGGTGTCCCAGGGAAGCCCAAGGTCTCGCGCACGGGCCGCGCCACCCGCAGGGGGACGACCATCACGTTCACCCCCGACGCGCAGATCTTCGGGGCCCAGGAGTTCGACCTGGACCTGGTGCGCGAGCGCATCCGGGTGAAGGCCTACCTGAACCCCGGCGTCCGGTTCCTACTGGGCGAGGAGGAGTTCTGCTACAAGGGCGGGCTCTCGGACATGCTGGCGGCCCTGCTCGTCGACGAGAAGCTCACGCCGGTGACCGAGTTCCCCTTCCTGCTGACGCTGCCGAACCTCCACGTGGCCCTCACGTGGACGACGGACCATCGGCAGATGGACGAGGTGCTGCGGGCGTTCGCCAACGGCATCCCGACCAGAGACGGTGGCACTCACGTCTCTGGCCTGAAGACCACCGTAGCAGCGGTGGTGCGCGACTACATGGAAGAGCACGGGCTCCTCCCGCGCAAGCCTGTCGTCGAGGCGGAGGACGTCCGCGAGGGCCTCATCGGGGCCATCCACGTGCTGGTGGAGAACCCGCAGTTCCAGGGGCAGACGAAGGACCGCCTGAACAACCCCGAGGTGCAGGGGCTCGTCGCCTCCGAGGTTCGGAAGGCGCTCGGAACGTGGTTGAGCGCCAACGGCAAGCAGGCAGAGCGCCTGGCCGCCAGGGTGGTCGACGCTGCGCGTGCCAGAACCGCCGCGCGCGATGCCGTCTACGACGTGCGCCGGAAGAGCGTGGTGCACTCCCTCACCCTCCCTGGCAAGCTGGCGGACTGCTCGTCCTCCGACGTGGCGGAGACGGAGCTCTTCGTCGTCGAGGGGGACTCCGCCGGCGGTTCGGCGAAGCAGGGCAGGGACCGGGACACCCAGGCCATCCTCCCTTTGCGGGGCAAGGTCCTGAACGTGATGGAGGTGTCCCTCCCGAAGATGGAGTCGAATCAGGAGATCTCGAACCTCATCCAGGCGCTGGGATGCAGCATCGGCAACGACTTCGACCTGAAGCGCCTGCGCTACGGCAAGGTCATCATCATGGTCGACGCCGACATCGACGGGCACCACATCGCGACGCTGCTCTTGACCTTCTTCTTCCGGGCGATGCCGCAGCTCATCCGTGCCGGGAAGCTGTTCCTGGCGTGCCCGCCGCTCTACCGCATCAACTCCGGCAACGCGTCGTTCTGGGCGACCAGTGACGAGGAGCGAGACGACTACATCGACTCCCTCCCGAAGAAGATGCGCGCGGACGCACAGGTGTCCTACTTCAAGGGCCTCGGCGAGATGCCTGCGCAGATGCTGTACGCCACGACGATGGACCCGAAGAGTCGGCGGCTGCTGCGGGTCGAGATCCCAGACGGGGAGGAGCTGGCGACAGCTGCGACCCTGCAGGACCTCATGGGCTCCGATGTACGGATGCGGCTGCCCTACATCGAAGAAGCAGGCGAACATCTCGGCGAGTGCCCGATCAACCCCACAGACGGATAGGAAGCAACATGCCGACCAAGGACTTCAGCTACGCCCTGGTCTCGCAGGGCGCGGAGACCGGGACCATCAGGGTCGACGGCCCGGGCGCCCCCGAGATCATGGCCATCGTCGAGAAGGCCGTCCGCGACCACATGAAGGAGGCGGTGGCCACGGGAAGGGAGGTCATCGACTTCCTCACCACGTTCAACGGCGGCCACAGCAACGTCGAGAACTCCGACCAGATCCAGGACTCCACGGGCGGGTGGCTCCTGAAGCTCGACACGGTCTACTCCCTCGCCTCCTTCGGCACGATCAACTGGGAGGACCAGACGCAGCCCCTCGAGGAGGCGCTGCAGGCGTGGAGGCGCGCTCAGGTTCGGGCGGACCCCCGGAGGTCGAGCCCTCGCTACCCGTACACGTACGCCGCCGACGTGATCCGGATGGTGGGCCCGCACGAACGCGTGGAGCGAGAAGGTGACCCACCGATGCGGACCCCGAAGCTGAGTCGCTCGGATGCCTCGGAGCTGCAGGAAGGGCTGGCACCGGTGCTCCGGGTGGAGAGGCATGAGCTCGCGGAGATGCTCGCGGACTACTACCTCGCACACGAGACCGAGCTCCTCGACGCTGCGGTGGCCCGGGTAGGCAGCCTCAAGTGACACGGTGGGGCGGGTACACTTCCTCCTGGGTGCGCCCATCCACCCGCGTGGGGATCTACCTCCGCGACGGACTCTGCTGCGCCTACTGCATGCAGGACTGGTCCGTCGCGGGGCTGACCATCGACCACATCGTCGCTCGTTCTGAAGGCGGCTCGAACGCGCACACCAACCTGATCAGCGCGTGCATGTACTGCAACGGGCTGCGTCGTAACTCGGAGAGTTGGAAGAGCTTCGCGACCTCCTTGCAGATCAGCGAGCACCACCTGCGCAGGCGCCTCGTCGAGCAGGCCCAGCCGCTGACCCTACACCTGCGGCGACGCGCGAACCGCCTGGTGAAGGATCCGCCGGCGTGGTTGAAGGAACTGCGCCGCCTCAACACGAACTGGAGCCCACAGACTCGGCTCTCCTTCCCGCAAGTGGAGGAACCGGAGCCGCAGCTTCCCGACGAAGAAATCCCTTTCTAAGGACCAAATCCATGAAAGCCGAACCCGTGAAGACCCTCGACATCGAGGGTCTCGTCGTCAAGATCTACCAGGACGAGGACGCCCAGAACCCCGAACAGATGACCGATGCCCCGGTCTACCTCTACCACTACCACCGAGACTTCTACCAGTGCTCGAAGGACCTGCCCTTCAAGACGCCCGCGGAGTTCCACGAGTGGTGGAGCGGCATCCTCGCGGAGGGGAAACCGCAGTCCTGGGGCATCTGGCCCCTGCTGAGCTACATCCACGGGGGCGTGGTGCTGGCCATCAAGGGCACGGACGCTGCCTCCAACTTCCCCGATCAGAAGTGGGACGTGAGTCGCTGCGGCTTCATCCTCATCCCCCGCGCGCAGTGGGTCGAGTACTCCGGCACCCCGATGGAGGAGGTCAAGTGGCTCGAGATCGCCGAAGCTCACGTGAAGGAGTGGAACCAGTTCCTCGCCGGCGACGTGTACGGCTACACCATCGAGGGCAGGGACGAGGAGAGCTGCTGGGGCTTCTACGGCATGGAGGCTGTGGAGGAGGACGCGCGCGAGGCGGCCCAGGTTGTCGCACGCGGCCTGGCCACTGAAAAGGCGGAGTTCACGCGGTTCTGCGAAGAAGTCGAGCAGCGTGCGGACCTCGACGACCTCGTGCACGACACGAAGTCCGCGGAGGCGTCCGACATCAACAACGGGGGTCCGGAGGCGCAGGTGCGGTACCTCCTCGAGAGCGGCTGGACCAAGAAGGACCTGCTCCAGCGCTCCAGTGCGGTGCACAAGATGCTCGACGTCTCCACCGCCCACATGCCCTCGACCTCCCCAGACTGGGGCAGCGTGCGCGCGGTGCAGCACGAGACCGGGTGGGTGGCCTTCGTGCCCGGTGTCGACGGCACGCCGTCCGAGGCGCAGATCTCCGGCGAGCCTGCGTGGTTGAGGGAGCTGCTCGAGTACGCCCGTGAGGAGGAATGCCTGGTCATCAACTTCGACCAGGACAGCGGGACCTACGATCACCTTCCGAAGTGGGAGTGGTGATGGCGAAGAAAGAAACGCTGGTCAAGAAGGAGGTCGCGGCTCTCACCGAGCGCTTCCCGGAGCTGTCCTGGATGAAGCCGACGGACTGGCAGTCGGTGGCTTCGTTCGCGGACTGGCGCTCGTGGCTCGACGAGTCTGCGCTCAACGAGGACAACCAGACAGAGAACTGGCCCGACTACGAGGGGATCTTGTCGCGCCTGCTGAAGCACCGCAGCAACCGCGTGGAGATCCGTAAGGACTGCCGCTCCTACTTCGGCGCGGACAACGTCCCCAACATCAACGACCCGGAGGACCCGACATGGGCGTGAACGGACAGTCGAAGTACGGACAGGCGATCTGGAAGCGGAGCACCGACCAGGAGTACGACGTGACGATGACGCGCCCGGACTCGGTGTTCGGGCCCATCACGAACCTGAACTTCGACTCCTCGAAGCGCGGGCACGTGCAGTTCCTCCGGTACGGGGAGGGCTGCACGTTCCTGGAGCTGCCGGCGCGGCTCCCCGACACCGACACCGTGATCAACCACGCCTACGTGCTCGTGCACCGGGTCAACGCAGCAGAGCTCCCGGACGACGGGAAGTTGGAGGTACCTGATGGATCCTGAAGTCTGCGTGCAGCGCATTCTGGACGCCTGCGGCGAGGGCGCCGTGGACATGGAGCCCTTCCTGGAGGCATGCGAGGACCTCGCTGAATGGCTGGGGAAGGGCGGGTTCGTGCCCAAGAGCATCGGTGACATCAACAGCTCGATGGTCCTGCTCCTGCGCCTGCAGGGACGGGACGCCGCGGCCAAGACGATCGCCGAAGCGCAGGAGCGGGCGTGAGCCACCGCGAACTGCCCAAGAAGCGGGCCCTGCTCGGCCACCAGATCCTGGTGCTCTGTCGTGGCGACGAGGTCGTCGCCGGCATGGGCCAGACCGCGGACATCTTCCTGAAGCACGAGATGCCGGGGGAGGGGAACCAGTTGTGGGGCATCCGCATCAAGCGCCTCCTGATGCCGGCCGACATCCCCCTCCTGAAAGAGTGGGAGGAGGGGCTGGTCCTGCGCATCGAGCGCGTCGGGGTGCACCCCGGTGAGGTGGTTGCGGAGGACCTCACGTTCGTCCACGCGGCGTTCGACTTCGAGGTCGACGGACACAACACGGTGATCTACGAGCAGGTCGACTTCCAGACCCGCACGAGGCCCGCCATTCTCGGAGAACTGATCACATGAGAGACTCGAAGAAGGACGTAGGCGCGAAGTTCTACCAGGACTTCGACGAGATGACCCGCGCCGACCTCATCGTGCACCTCGTGGAGTACGAGGGCTGCGACGGCGACCTCGACGCTGAGAGTCTGGAGTACCTGCAGAGGTTCGCGTGGGGCAACTACGCGAACAACCGCTGCGGACTGGACATGCACGAGGGGGTCCTCATGCAGTTCGGCGACGGGGGGTACCCGTACCTGTACACGGTGCCGGCCGATGGCGGGGACACCCTCTGCTTCAAGTGCGCCACGAAGGCGCTGAAGAAGGGCGAGACCGTGGGCTGGATGCACCACATGGAAGGTGACGTCGAGTACTGCGCCGAGTGCAGTGCGGAGGTCAGGCCCTTCCACGAGCCCGAACCGCGGGTGCTCGAGGACGGAGACGATCCGGATGATGAGGAGCCTGTTCAACGCTGGGGCGCGATGCCCCGAAGGGAGTAGAGGATGAAAGACCCGCGTGGAAACGCCTGCGACATCAACATCGACGAGGACGTGGAGGAAGAGGGCGGCGTCGAGACCGAAGAGGTGGTCCTCGAGTGGCTGCGGCACATCGGTGCTCCCGGTATGAACGCGAGCGAGCTCGCGAACAAGGCCGAGATGACGCACCAGCAGGCTCACGACCGTCTCGTCAACCTCTGGGAGAACGACTTCCTCCGCTGTGAGGACGAGGGCGAGAACCGCGGCACTAACGGCCGCTTCTTCCTCCTCGAAGGGCACTCTGACACGGAGCAGCCATGAGCCGGAACCGAACACACGGCCTTTTCGTGCAAGGAGGCGTCCGCCTCGACCACCTCGCGGACGTCATCCTGTCGCGGTACCCGAACGCGCGGCTCACAGAGAACATGGTGCGTCTCGACCTGGGCGTGCCGGTGCCGCAGACGGTCGTCGCTCCGGTGACCGACGCGGAGAGCGCCACGCACTTCCACCTTCCGAAGATGGAGGAGTTCCGCGGTCGTGGTGCCACGCTGGACCGCATCCTCAACGAGCTCGTCAGTCACCCGGAGGTCCTGGCGTTGCACAGCTCCTTCGAGAAGAAGCGCGACGCGAACGTCGCTGCGGGTAGGAAAGCGGCGCAGTTCGAGGACGCCGAGCGTGAGGAGCTGCAGAACCTGCTGGCCACGGACCAGAAGGTGCCTGCCTGGCAGCAGGACGTGCAGAGCGTAGAGTACGACAAGCTGCGTCGTGCCTACGAGCTGGCATGTGATCGCCTGGTGGCGCTCGGTGAACACCCACCGACGGTCGACTGATGGCCTCGGAGAGTCTGGTCAGCTGGTGGAACGAGCAGCTGCCTCACATCATGGAGCAGGTCGCAGTCGACGACGCTGCCGGGAAGAAGGGCAGGTTCGAGTGGGGTCAGATGGTCTGGCAGGAACTCGAGATGTGGGAGAAGCTCGGCGAGCCCGTGGGTCCCGACGAACTCGAGTGGATCGTGAAGCGCCGCGGCTTCAACGCAGTGAAGTCGGCATTCCTGCTGCGCGGACTGCGGCACCTCGGTCTGTGGATGAACGCAAAAGAGTAGGAGCAGCCATTGTTTTCAGTTGACCTTTTCGCGGGCGGGGGCGGCGCGTCCGAGGGGATCTTCCGGGCCACCGGGCGCGCCCCCTACATCGCCATCAACCACAACCTCAACGCCATCCTGATGCACGAGAAGAACCACCCGGAGACGCTGCACTTCCACGACGACGTGTTCAAGGTGAACCCGAAGCGGGCCGTGGGCTCACGTCCCGTGGATCTCCTGTGGGCATCCCCCGACTGCACCCACTTCTCCCGAGCCAAGGGCGGGAAGCCGAAGAGCAAGAAGATCCGTGGGCTCGCGTGGGTCATCGTGAAGTGGGCCGAGCAGGTACGGCCGCGCATGATCTGCATGGAGAACGTGCCGGAGTTCCTCACGTGGGGACCTCTCCACCGCGGCGAGCCCATCAAGGAGAGGGCCGGCGAGACCTTCGCGGACTTCGTCGAGCGCCTCAACAACCGGGGCTACGAGGTGGCGTGGAAGGCCCTCGTCGCCGCGGACTTCGGCGCCCCAACGTCCAGGAAGCGGCTTTTCCTCGTCGCTCGTCGGGACGGACTCCCCATCCGGTGGCCCACGCCCACACACGGCCCGGGGCGGCCACACGCGTACCGCACGGCCGCGGAGTGCATCGACTGGGACATCCCGGTGCCGAGCATCTTCGACCGCTCCAAGCCGTTGGCGGAGGCGACCGAGCGGCGGATCGCGGAGGGGCTGAAGCGGTACTTCTTCGAGTCGAAGGACCCCTTCCTCCTCTCGGTCGACACGGATGGGCGTCTTGCTCCTCTCGTGGCCTCCATCGACCACCGGTCCACGAGCGCTCGCTCGGCGACCTCGAGTGCACGGGATCCCCTCTCGACGGTGACGTCGAAGGCACGACACGTCGTGGCGGTGGCCACGCTCATCCAGACCGGGTACGGCGAGCGGGTGGGGCAGCGGCCGCGCACCCTGAACATCGAGGAGCCCCTGGGTACGGTGGTCGGCGGCGGAGCCAAGCACGCGCTGGTGACCGCCTTCCTCGCCAAGCACTACGGCGGTGTGGTCGGGCTCGACATGCGCAAGCCGACGGGGACCATCACCGGGAAGGACCACCACGCGGTGGTGAGCGCGCACCTCACGAAGTTCTACGGGACCTCGACGGGGAGCGGGCTCGGCAGCCCAGTGCCCACGGTCACGGGCGGAGGCGGGCACATCGGCTTG